TCCCTGTCCGCCCAAGAGACCGGGAGTCAGGAAGCCTCCAGTCATGAGTTCGAAGCTCCAAGTTTGTTCATTCTGAATAGTGAGGAAGGCCTCGTTGATTTTATTCTGGACAAGCCCGAGATTCGAGCCAGGGATCGCACCCAAAATTTCTTCATATAGGTTTTGGAATGGCATATTAGATCACCCCTAATAGGCTAAAATTGAGGAAATCTAAAGCGGCTATAGGCCGCATAATCTCTTTCTCGGAGAGATCATGAAGCACAACGTGCCAAGACACGCTGTTGTACAGCCGCTTGACCAATCTTACCGCATCATTCCACTCACACAGGGAAAGAACACTCTTATGAGTGCCTCTCGATACGAGTTTATCAATCAATGGAATTGGTTCGCTGAATTGGATAAGCGCAGCGGTGACTACTATGCATGTCGCCGCGATTATTCTGCTGGAAGCTGTAGACGTATAACGATGCATAGCATATTGCTTCAAGGCGATTTTGAAAACGTGGATCATTGGAATGGCGATACCCTCGATAATCGAGATGAGAATCTGCGCCCATCCAGCGTCAAAGAAAACTCCAGAAATAGAAAAAGGCCAAAAGATAATACTTCGGGATTTAAAGGCGTATGGTGGAGAAAAGAAAAACAAAAATGGGTTGCAACGATCAGAGTAGATGGTCGGCATATCTATATCGGATCGCACGTCATCCCTACCGAGGCAGCGCGACTCTACGACCGTGCCGCAATTAAATACTTCGGCGAGTTTGCTCGTCTCAACTTCCCACGTTCCGACTACAAATAACATCCTCGCTCCAAACCAAAAACGCCTCTCTCGGAGTTCCCCCCGAAAAGAGGCGTTTGTGTGTCTCCGGGAGAAGACATCATAGGGAGGCGATCAAAACTGTCCGCCGATGCCCCCGATTTGGAAAATCTTTCCGCTTACACCCGCGCCACCAGCATACGGAAGTCCAGTTGACGCCACTATGTAAAATAGCGCCCATGACTGCCGAACCCCGCTTGCCGCTGGTTTCGCAATCGCAATGTAGACACCAGACGTGTCCATGACGCCCCCGAATAAGACGTCGATGTAAAACGGATTCACACTCAACGTAACCGGGTCGCCGGTCGTGGCGTTGTAGCTCGCTGGTCCCGTTCCGGTGCCCACAAAGATCGAGCGCTTGCCGACAAAATCCGGATACAGCCCAGCGATGCTACCCGGCGTATTCAACATCGTGAGTTGCATGAATCCTCCTACTGAAGTTGTTCGATGGTGACGTACAGATCGTAATGATCAAACGTTCCACCAACGGATGCATTGATCGTCACCAGAGCATCTGTAACTCCCGCAAACGTTATAGCGGCTGGCGCGCTTGCTAAGGGCGGAGAACCCTCCGGATTATAGAGGGCTTCATAGCTATCAAATCCAACGGTTCCCACTCCAGCTTGAAGATATCCGCTAACACTGGCGCTGGAGGAAGTGGAAATATAAGCAATTGCAGTAGCACGATACATCCCTGGCTGAGACGGTGTGAATATCGAAGTCTCAGATAAGTCCGCTGTCTGACCCAGCCACGAATTCTGATACACGATATTCGGTACATTCAGGCAGACATTCATGATTCCCTACCAGACTGATAACAGGGCGAGCATTTCTGCCCGCCCCGATTGAGTTAGTCCTGGACCACTGGAGTTTCGAGGAGAATCTTGAACGGAGTGTTTATCAATGGCGATCCGCTCAGGGTATCAAGTACGACGCCGAGATTGTAGACGCTGTACGTGGTTGTCGAAGCTACCATAAGTCCGGCTGGGCTGCTGCTTTGAGCTACGGCATTTTGTCCGGGAGTTTGAGCGGCGGTCGCGGCGGTCAGAACTGTCGCGACACCGAGTTCCTGTACAAATCCGTAATTACCCGGCGTGATCGAATTGAGGAAGATCACGGGCCGAACAGGGCCGATACCAGGAGTGCTTGCTGGTCCCAGCGCCGCAATGTCCGCGCTCGTGACGAGGTTCATCGTGATTCCCAACTCAGCCAAGACCGTTCCTGGCGTTCCACCCGTAACGAGAGTGAAGGTTGGCGGAGAGACATAGCCGAATCCAGCATTGATGACCGAGACACTCGTAACGGCTCCGCTGGCTCCGACCGTAACCGAAATCGATGCGCCCGATCCGCCGCCGCTTCCGGCGTTTGCCTGGACCGTGTAAGAACCCGGTGTCTGTCCCGAACCGGCAGTGAGAACGACGACCGACTTCATGGTCTGGCCCGAACGAACGTAGCCCACGGTGCCGGTCTTGACATTCGCTGCGGTCGCGCCTGAATCAACTTGCACGAAACGATAGCGGCCTGCAAACAGGAGACCATTGGCCTGATACGAACCTGCTGCGGCTTCGTCATTCGTAGCGTCGAAGTAGTCGCCGAGATTCAAGCCGCCCGAAGCGTAGGGTTGGCCCGAGATCGGATCGAACATGTACGTCGGCGAGGTCGAATTCGCGTTGTTCCATCCGGTCCAAGTCGGTAGTATCTGCTGCTGTGGCATTAGAGTTTCTCCTGTTCGCTGCGCCTGCGCGGATCAATTACTAGCGCGTTTGCCGGACTCGGAAGTTCGTAACCTTTTGTCAAAGATTCAATGGAACCTACATCCAATAAGTCCCACTTATCTTCGGTGTCTGCAAGGCGTTGTACCGTAATCTGGTCGTACAGACTGCGATTGCTTGATTTACTGACGTACCCTCGCTTTGAAAACCAGATCGTCGATTTTTTCACTGACGTCGGAACAATGAAGAATCTGTTCTCGTCAATTCCCCAAAGTACGAAGTAATCAGCAACCTCAGAATATGGACGAAGCCCCGTTTTCTTGTATCGCCGTTCCGTTGAAAACCATGCTCCTCGACGAAGATCAAATAAGTAGCCGGGATTATGGCTGATGCCATCCATTCCTCGATTGTTGAGGCGTAAACTCGCGCTCTTCACCTGTAAGCGCAGTCCGTTTAATAGAACAATGTCAACCCCAAGATCAACAGCCGGGAACATAGGAATAATTTCCCTAAGAGCTAACTGCGAAGCGACCGCCCATTCCGCCGCCTTGCACCTCAGCAAGTATTCCTGACCCCGAACTATTGGTTCTTTCTGCATTCAAAAACCTCAAAATTACTTAAGCTTCTCTTATTAGGAAGTGAAGCCAAAGGCATACGCAGAATGTCTTGGCTGGGTGTTGTAGAGGTTCGTTCCCAGCCGCATAAAGATCGCGTCGATGCTGACGTTGTTCGGCATCGGTGCCCGACGAACGCCGAAGTTCCAGCCCTTCTTGTTGGTCGTACGGAGGAAGAAGCTCTCCGGCTCCAGGAAGTAAAGCACCTCGGACGGCTGGATCGAGGAGTTCGACGGAAGACCGGAACCGGTCGGCGAGAAGTTGACTGCTGCGCCGGTCGTCGGATTCGTGAATTGAGGCGTGATGAACGAGGGAGTCGTGGTGTTTGATCCAACACCGTCCACGAGCGTGGTGTTCGATGCTGGTCCGCCGTTCGCGCCAAGCGGAATGTAGTTCTGCGCCTGGGCCGATGGTGCGAGCGGATCGGTGTAGATGTCCACACCATTGAAGCTGAATGCATCCCAGCGGAGATCGTGCTTCGTGAGGTTCACGTCGCGGCGCTGTTGATCGAGCGCTACGCAGATTGCCTTGAAGCCAAAGACGTTGGTGATGCCGAGTGTAGGCTGACCGCCCGTGATCCTGCACTGATCCCAAAGCTGGTGCAACTGCGGCATACCGATCTGACCAGGGCTGCTCACACCGCCGCCTGTGAATACGGTAGGCTGGGTGCCCAGGTACAACGGCGTCGAGTTCAAAGCGATGCCGATGTTTCCGTTGCGCTGCTGTGCGCCGTAGTTCGTATAGCGATTGCCATACACCGAGGGATCGATGCCGTTATTGAGGGCCTCATCCATGCCATTGCTGGCCTTGATGCGGTTATCTTGAACGGTGGAAGACGAACTTTGTCCGTGACGGAACGCATCCATCTCCAGCATCGTGTTGATCTGCATGACGAGGTTTTCCATCCACAACTGGTACTCGTCCACGATGCGGGGGGGACCGGAGTTGATGACGCCGCCCGTCCCCGATCCGTCGTCAAGCTCCCAATCGTCCATCGGGAACCAGGACGCGTATGCCTTCGGCTGGAACTTCACGCCCGTGTTGATCTGCTGGCGAGTGACGGTTACGGTCTGGCCCGGATTTACAGCCGCACCTTGCGCACGACCGTAAAGGATACCTTCCTGCATTGCCGAGCCGCCGAGGAATGGGTCAGCTACACCAACACGACGCAACTTCTCTAAGAAGGGATAGCCCACGAAGAAGTTGTTGAATACGACGTCGATCCTCACAGCCTGTAGGTTTGAGGCGTCGATTTCGTTAAGAAGTGGATCGTTTGGCATTTGCGTCTCCTATTACTTTTGCTGCGCGCAGGCATTAAGCTGCCGGTTGTTCCTGCGTCGCAATACGCTCGGTGATCTGCTTGCGCGTAATCTGGTGCCGCTCGTGATTGCTGAGCTTCAAAGGATCGGGGCGATTGCCCTGCTGGACGGCGCGGTTCACTTCGCGCATCTCGGACGGAACCGTAGTGCGGACGTCCGGATTGTTGCCCGTGCGCTCCGCCCATTCCGTGCGAGCCTTCTCCAAATCGGTCTTGGCTTTGTCTTCCGACGCCTTAAGCTTTTCCCCCCACGTTTTGTCGCTATCGGCGCGTACAGCGGCGTCATGGTCTTCCTGTGCTTTGCGCTGAATCTCGTCACGCTTCCCGGCGAAGTTGTACTTCTTGGAAACATAGTCACGATACGGAAGCTTCATGCCCTCTGCTTCGCGAGCAAGCTGCATCGGGTCATCCGGAAGGAATCCGCCGTGAAGCCTCTGATACTCGCCCATCGCCCAGGTCGTATCGGAAAGCGCTGAGCGCACGTCATCGATCAAGGTCGGACTTCCTGGCGTGCTTCCAGGAACATTGGCGACGTAGCGGCCATTGCTGTCACGCACTCCTGGAGGTGGCGGGGTGGATGCCACTGGCGGGGCTGGAGCGAAAGTGAAAGCAGGAGCATCGGCGGCGATAAACCCATTCGCCTTCGCGCCTTCGGCCTGCTTCTTATAGAACTCCGCTTCCGCCACTGCCCTGATCTTCTCGGATTCGATCTTCTTCCGCGTGTCGTCCCATCCGGTCAACGCGGGAACGATGGACCCTTCATAAAATTCGCGGTTTGATCTCTCGACCAACTCTGCCTTTTCAGCACGCTCCACGGCGATCTTCTGCGCATCGGCGGCTGCTTTCTTCAACTCTTCAGACTTCGCCGTAGCATCGATGGCTACCTTCCGCTCTTGCTCGGCGGCGCTCATCACGCCGGTAAACGCGGTCGTCACTCTCGGATCGACCTTGGCGATCTCTTCGTCGGTAAAACCGGTTTGCTTCAAAATCTCAGCTATGCTCGGCATCTTCGTAATCTCCCGGATTCAAAGTTATTAAGTTGGCTGTTGGTTGACGGGTGTGGGTTGTTGCGGAACCACAAGAGACTGCTGCATCTCATGAACCCCATCGGCAACTTTTTTTGCTCCAGAAGCAAGGCGCGGATCAGACGCAGCCATATCCTGCGCGGCTTTGTACCACTGCGCGAGGAGCATCTGTAGCTGATTCGCTGGAGCTTGAGTAGCCGACTGAGGAGCAGTCGTCGCTTGTCCATCAGGTGGAGTGCCGCCTGGGGCGGCACTCTGGCCTGGATCGGAACCGGGCATAGGGTTCGTAGCCAATGGGATTCTCCGTGAGTCGTCCGTTGGCTAGGCTTACGCCTTGGTGATGGTCTTCTTGCTGTGGTGCTTGCCGCCGTGGCGCTTCTTGTGGCCACCCTTGTGGTGGCTGGCCTTCATCAGGTGGGCTGCAACCTTCTTCGCGCGATGCTTCATGATCGTTTCTCCTTGGTTGATTTTCCGTACAAAGAAAAACGGCAACATCCAGGCCGTCTTTCTCGGCTGGAGTCGCCGCTTTATCCCAAGGAGGGGAGCACGTATCTCGCTCTAATGAACTTAGTGCCGATGTTTTCTTTTTGTCAAGCAATTTTTGCGAAAAACTTAAAATGCGCTACGCGTAGAGCTAGATCATCATCGTGTCGATACCGAGAATCTCGCGAATTTTCTTGTCGAGATCAGACGGAATTTTCGATCTTTGCTTGACGCTAATGCCAAGAACACCACCATTGTTGTACATCCCGATTACTTCGCCAGTGCTCCTGGAAGCGCGAAGCACTTCCTGCACTTCCTTCAAATCCACAGGCGGTTCGAAAGTCACTTCGGTGACGTAGTAATTCGTCTGAGTCTTGATCCTGAGTCCCACATCTCCTCCTAAACACACACGCCGGTCCCCGATCCAGGTGTTATCCGCTTTCGCTCACTACCGTGCGCGGTTCCCCACCCGCCGCGCCCTTCTGCTTGATGCGAGGCCCGCTCTGGCCAGTCGGCTTGCGTCCGGTTTGCCCGCCTCCGCCGCCCTTGCCGCCTTTGCCTCCACCGCCTTGACTATCATCTTGCGGAGGCTGAATGCCAAGCTGCTTCATAAACTGCTGAGCGAGAACAGCCGCTATGATCTTCAGCTTTTGCATTTCAACTTCTTCGTTGAACCACTTTTCTTTCTCTGTGTTACCCGGTGTCTCGCCCCAATTCTGAATATCCAAGTCCTTCATGACCGTGGACCAGGAGATAGGAGCGCCGCCACGTTTCAATTGCAGCATCATGAGTTGACGCTGAATCTGCGTGATCTTTAAGAGAGTATTCGGGACGGAAGTAAGGCGTATGTTCCGCGCGAACCAGCGAGCGCGCTCAAGACGTGGATACATCGAGGATATAGTCGGGAATCCGGTACCAATCATTTCTTCCGGAAGATGACTCGGTACAAGATCGTCTGGATTGAAGTCGAACACTTCCGGCGCGACGGTCGGTCCGATGTACTCCATGATTCTTCGCACATTGAACCACTGGAGGATGAGGAACTTCATGCGGTTGCCGACAGCCTTGTTTGCTTTTTCGATTCTCGCCGCAATCCCTTTCGCGATAGGCCCGATAGACTCGATCATCTTGTCTGCCGTCTCGCTTGTGATATTCATCTTCATGTTTTGCAAGTTACCCAGGTCGAGTAAGCCAAGCTGGGTCTGCTCTGCATTGCGGATGTATTCGAGAAACTTGAAGTGAAGTTCGGTCGGACGCACTTCTTCCGGCAAGACAGATTGCAATGTCTCTTTCGGTTTTCCATCGAGACCGATGCGCACATCTTCTTCAAATATGTCGAAGTGCTCTACCTTCGGACCGCCAGTCTCGGTCATGTTGTAACCAAGCGGCGGATTGAGAGTGACAGTGATTACTTGATCGAGCTTGCGTTCGATTTTGCGCTTCGTCTGCTCAATCGAGCCCACGTCATCGACTAGCGATCTGCCGAGCGGCTCCCACGCCCAATCATCCACGGTGTACTGAATGATCGGCATCTTTGAATCCCAATCGAATGCGGGACCATCATACATCGGCTGTTCGATACCACTCGATGTGATGAGGAGCCGCAAGTTCGGATACACGCGACAATCCTCGCGCGTTGCTTGACGGAAGAACGGAAGACCGCCCTTCATCCCCGCAAAGATCATCTGGCCGACCGAAGGCACTTTGTAAAACCACGAGGTCTCCGGGTCACCCATCGGAAGTTCTTTCCCGGTGATGTTGATCCGCATATCGCGAACGAACGTGTACCGAATCTCGCAGTAGAGATTCCCGAACGAGCGCCCCTGTTCGCCGTAACGGTACATCTCGGCGTAGTCCTGCCGCCGCGCCTGCATCCGGTTCTTGTAGCTCCACCGGCCAACAGTCTGGAGTCGCTGCTGGAAGAGAGGAAATCTACCATGCGCCTCGGCAATCGGCAGATAGTCAAAGACCGAGACCGCGTATGCATCCTGCACGTCGTTGCTGCGCGGAATCTGGACTGGCACCACATCGAGCAGCCCGAGAGGCTCAAAGACGAGCTTGCGCTCGCCGTATCCGTACTCGTCTGCCTTGACCTTCGGCCAGAGATAGCCGATCCCCATGACCGCCGCGTATTGCAGCACCTTCAGAATCTGGAATGGGAAATCTGATTCGAGGTATACAGCTTTCGAGACCTTTGTGAGCATCTCCGCAATGGACTTGTAGGCTGGATGATCGGAGCCATAGCCAGCGATCTCGCGGACCTCCGCAAGGGTCTCGCAAAATTTGCGGATGTCATACTTCAGTTCGTTCGTGAGCAGTGTGGACTTGGTCTTGTCAGCGCGAAGAATCCCGTCGAAGATTCTCAGGTTCTGACTGAGATTTTTATAGCATGTCTGGTTTTCGAGGAAGCCTTCGCCTTCCTGAATCATGTCCTCAACCCAAGAAACTCTGGATTCAGGCGATGACTCAAAGGGAGGACACTGCCAAGAAATCCTCTCTACCTTTGATCTGGCTTCCAGTTGAACTGGCACACTGCTTCCATTTCTCCCCCGGCTCCATCCGAATTCTGGACGGATCTTTCTCAGTCACTCTACAACAAAATCAAGATTTTACCCAAAACTTCTTCTGGCGAAGCATTTCCGTGGTGTATTCGTACATATGACCGCAGCCTGGACAGAAGCAGGAAGAGCCAAGATACCAGCGGAACCGTGTCCCACATCCCCATCGCCAGCGAGCGCCTTCTAGTCGCTCCTTCATTTCCGAGGACGTAAGGAATTCCCGACCGGCGTCGCAGATTCGTTCGAGAAGCAATGGCCCAATTACACTCTTCTCGTCATACAAAGAGCGCACTGGGTTTGGGATTGTCGGCTTGTCATCGTATTCTGGCGTGGGCTGCGATTTCGTTTCCGTTGTTATCCTTCTTCTCCCGCTTCTTTTATTGTGCGCGTGATACTTCCTTCCGCCCTTTCTCATTCTCCCGGACCCCCATGAAATGCTTTTCTCCGTGGCTTGGCTCCGCGCCATAACCATGGCAAGACCGCCCATTCTTTCTCGTGACAGTCCACTCCCAAATACTTTCATCACGCCTATAGGTCGGCTCACCGTCGTATTTCTTTCTACCGATCTCACGAGCGGATGTGACTTCGTTCTCCTGGAGGACGTGACTGTGGAACACGCACTGTGTCACTTTCACAAGTCATCCTGCGCCGGTCGATCCATGGCATACGGGCCGAACTCATCGATCATCCGTTTTACAACGCCCCATCCCTCACGAACGAACCTATCCACTTCATCTTGCGAATAGCCGATGCGAATCCTTTCTTTGCCTGGATCGATAGTATCTCCCGGAGAGCATCTCCCACACTGCATGGAAGGTATTGAGCACCAAACAATCGGGTCGGTTGGTTGGTTCACACGAGCTACCCACAGTCCCGAGTAACCAATATCTGTGAGATCGAGGTTATCCGGAACATATCCCTCCTCCAACGAACAAAGATTATTCGGAGAGATGCCATTTGCTGTGTCTCCTATGTACCACCACCAACCTCGAAAAAACGGCTCTCGCTGCTTCCACGCATGTGAGAGCGTGCCTTGATCGAGATGCGCACCTAACTGTTCGCAAAGAACGAGCGGATACGGAGGGATGTTCGCTTTTGCGGTCGCGACGGCTTCAGCGATGTCGTCTCTCATCTGCTGTACCCATCGAACTTCCGTCTGTTCCGGGAAAAAGGGCATGAACTTCTCCTTAGTGACCTTGCTCGTATCCTTCGTTGTGCAAGAAGCTCTCGCGCTGCGCGGCGGTTGGATCGTTTGGTCCGTCTCCGTACTTCTCCATGTACCGTCTAAGGAATTCGCGGTTCATCGGGTTCCGCGCGTTCGCCATTTGATGGTGGATATTGCCGCGAATCTGGCTCTTGATCGCTTCCTCTTTAGCTCCGCGCGTCTCGGCATATCTCTGATCTTCACTGCGTTCCTGCCGCCTCATTCTGTCGGACATGAACTCAGCTTCGTGCGTTGTTCCACATACAATTTTTTCGTGATGATCGGGAACGGGGTAGTTCTCCGGTAATCCCATCTTCAACTTACCGGTATCAGTGTCTCTCCAGTAGCAGACCTTCTTACTTAGCTGGGCGTTTCTTCTCGCGCCCTTGGGTCGTAAGTCTCCGGCTATGTCGGAAAGTTTCCCTGTAAGCGTTTGGTAGAGATAACTGACTCGGTTGCGCAATCCAGGACCATGCATCGGGAACCATGAGGATGTCATCCAGTCGGTGGGCATCCAATGCGATACGTCCGCAAGGATGTTCTTCGTCTTTAGGAGCCACGTGCCATCGTAGCTGTACCAATTCCCATCGGAGAACCATGCAAGTTTCAATTCGTTCCCCGACCACACGATAGCTCTGTGCGTGCCCGAATCCGGCGTGTGCTTCGAGGCATCTCTCCAGGTTCTTTCCTTTTTCTTCGCAAGATCATGGGCCTTGCGATCCTCTTTCAACGCGGCTAGTTCTGCCTTGAGGAGTGAAATCCTTTCGGTCGTCATCGTTTCCAAGTTCATTTGTATTCTCCGAATTCATCGTGCTTCATTTTTAGTCCCATCCGCCTACGGAAATTTGCCCTGCTTGCCGAATTTTCGGTGAATCACCTTCTTTCGCTGGTCCAGCGTAGCGCTGTTGGGCTCGATCCGCAAGAACATCCAGGTCATGGGCGCAGAAAAATGATTGAGCAGCCGCGCGTACCCGGTCGTCGAACTGTCCACTGCGGTGGACCATCTTCGATTTGCCCGCAGCCTGCCTGCGTTCGAGCGTCTTTAATTCCTCGATCTGCCATTTCGACTTCGGAATATACCATCCCCCGTTGACAGCTTCCACAAACCGAGTCATCAAGATCGGCACGCTCCAGGTGCTCGACCACCAACCTTCTTTGTGCCCGATTTCCTCTTTGATCTTCTTAGAGTCGAATCTCTTCGGCTTGTAGTGATGATGAAATCCCATCATTTTCAATTGATGCTGACATGTTTCGCCGGGTCGTCCGACTTGCTCAATCGCGTACATCACGCCGCGATTATCGGCTACAGCGCGCCCATAGTATGCACCGATGCAAGCAGCGAATGCGACTGCCTGTGCAGCGTTCAACCGGTTGGAGGTAAACTCCGCTACCTGCTCATCGAATCCGCCGTGGTAACGATTCTTGGCGAGCGAGAGCACTGTTCTTTCCTCGTCTTCCTTGCCAAGACCGTCCGCTGTGTCGATGCCGAGAGTGTATTTATTCCAGCGCTCGGGGTGCTCGTATACCAAGAGGCGATCCATGACGTTCTCTTCGCGATCTTCCGGCAGCCAGAGAAGCGGAATCATCTCCCACTGATATTCCCGTCCGCGATGCGAATACCAATTTACTCGCGTGATCGGCTTGTCCTCATCGATCTCTTCTTCCCTCGGATAAAAAGCCTCGTCGATATCATGGCCAGTGATCGCGAATGCCTCGACCGGCGACCGTCTGACTTTTGTTTCTTCACCGGTTTTTCGGCTCACACGGATTTCGTAGATGTTTCGTTCAAGCTCGTCGATGATCTCCGGCGAGAAGATCGAGTCATGCTTGCCGGTGAGAGCCTCGAAGTCATCGGCGGGCATCTGTGCCATCCAGATTTTCTGTGTGTGGTTATTCACCGCTTGCCGATAGTTGAACTCCCAAAACCATTGCTGCTCGATGGGCATTGTCCAACTTCCACCGAACACTCTTTTTAGATAGTCTGTGTTCCGCACGAAGGTTTCGCACCGCAGTACGTGCTTGCGTGTTGCATCGAGACGGTCGGCCATGAAGCTACCGGGGATTGGATACTTTCTGACCCAGTCTTCTTCTGGATAGAGATCGGTCGCTGTGAACCATGGCAGGAAGATGGGCCGGAGCCGATGCTGGCCCTTCGGATAATCTCTCTTCGCGTTGCGCCATGTATCCGCGAGCCAACCTGTGTTTCCGCCGCCCGTTCCTTCAAGCACGAGAAATAGATTACGCGAGGAATGCGTAGCGCGAAGCAAGCCTTCTTCGATGACTTTCTCCGGCTTCGGAATGTCGGCCAACTCGGAGATGTGAATCGCGGTCGGTGTCCATCCCTGGGCGATGCCGGTGGCCTGCATACCAGACTGAATCGAGAGGACGGAACCGTTATCAAACTTGCCCTTGGGCAGACGGCGAGGAATCAGCCACCAGGGCGAATGGCTATAGGTGATGTCAAGGATTCTTCCGATCAGTTCGGACTTATCCGCCTGTACCGAGGCCATAACTGCCTGTGTGTGCGGGACGAACATGAGGCGATGCATGAACTTCAGAGCGGTCTTGGTCGTGATCCCGACTTGGCGACCCTTCATGCAATTGTGAGAAACAAAGCCTTCGGCAATAAAAGTTCTTGCCGTAGTTTGAATATCAATCATGCGCTGTTTTGGTAGAAGTTCTATTTTGATTACATGCGCCCAACCAATGCCGCTCTTCTTTCCTGGGAGGCACTTACCTTCCCACCAGCGTTTGTCGATAAATCTAACTGGTCTCGTCTGACCAATGAGACGAAATACTTCATCCATTCTGCTGATGTGTAACCGCCCAACATCCTTTGATCCCAATTTTCCTTTGCCGTCTTTCGATGACTCTCTTCTGTCCGCAGTTTCGTTGAAGTTATAACCGGCGAGAGTAAGGTACTGATGTGCGGCATCATAAACAACGTTGAATGTTTGAGTGATGCTAATTTCAGCACCATATTTATTTGCATCGAGAGAACCTTCTCCATCAATGATACCGCCAGCCCATGCATCGGCATTTGTCGGCTCAGACCATGGCCGAGTAATATAGCGAACTTGATCGCCAAGTTTAATATCTTCCGTTTTTTGCCATATTGGATCAACGCCACCTCGCTGTCGGCAGAGGAATTGATGCTCTCGGGAGGAAACGAGAGTTCGTCCGTCGTCGAAAGTGATACGAACAGCCTCGCGTTCTGAGTACCATTTCGCTTCAATACGAGCCGTTCGCATCTTCCGCTCTTTTACGGTATGACACTTGGCTCTTCCTCTATGAATTCCTTGACGGTACTCACGTTGACGAGCAGCGAATAGTGCTCGTCTCTCATCGATTGTTCGACCTTCATCTACGGCTACGACTTCTTCGCCAACCTGAAGATCGTCTATGCGCCTCCAGCGTAAATCAGCGGTGAGAACTTTGGTCTCTGGATCGAGACAGAGCATCTCAATCGATACTTGTCTCTCATCGAACTCGGCAACGATTGAGTCGAACACCTCTTGCGACTTGCGATTGTGGAACTTGGAAATGCGGCCTTGCTCGTCGCATACGTACGCATAACGGCTTTCGAAGTATCCGTTGTCTACGGCGCACAGAGCTTGTTCGTTCTCAATCCAGCGCCTGATCTCCTTGCCTAGGCGCTCGCTGAGCGGTCGCTTAAGCTCTACGGTCGCGGTGCGGCTGTTGCTTTCAATATCTACGAGACTCTCGATTGTTGCCTTGAATTCATCGACCTCCGCCACTGTATGAGGAGTCGGCATCCAACCGTGCTTGGCTGCGAATTCATCGAGATTGGAGAGAATAATCCTTTGAGAATAGATCGCTGCCTCCTCAGCCAGCTTTCATCATGAGCAGGTACCAATGAGCGAGCTGGCGCGAGACAGTGCTCTCCTTGATATCCTCACACGCGATTGATCTATTTCGTTTCATTGCTATTTTCCAAAAGCCTTTGCCGGATGGGCACAAGCTTATTTTGCATCGTGGTTGCCGATGGGAAGATGTTATCCAAGTTCTCTTCCATCGCGAAGGTTGGCGCTTTCTCTCCGTCGTTTTCCTCATCGGCAACGGTCGTTGAAGCGCCACCGAAGATTGCTTTGCCGATGAATGTCGGGCCTTTCGGTGAAGGCAGGAATCCAAGCCCCTGGTGGAAGGTGGCGCGATCTCGTTCACCGGCTGGCATGACCGCGTACTTGGCCGTGGCTTTCATCACGCCTGGGTAGTGACTCAGCGCGATGAACTTCACCTGATTCACAGCGGTCGATTGCATCGCGAAGAGAGTTGCTCCCAGGAAGTTGTTCGCGTCGATCTTTGCCGCGATCACAATCGCTTCCCACGGAATCCTCTCGCGATCTCCTTCCGGAATACCATCGTAGACCTTCAGGAATGCCGCGATGGTTTCATCGTCCGACGCGAAGCGCATGGCGCGCAACGCACCTTTGAGACCACCTCGGACACTGGATCGAATGAAGGTTGTGATTGGCGGGCAACTGCTAAGTTGTTCCGGCTTGACTTGCAGCCGTTTCACCGCATCGTTGATCCTATCCCGCTTGTCCGCCTGTGTGGGAACGGGGAGGCTGCTCTGGTTTTTCTTCCGGGTGATCTTTGAGCCACTCTCGTTCTCGGATGCCGACGACTGGCTCATCGTCTTCGTCGAGGTCGGAGGCCCACTGTCGAATTGGCCGCGTATCGGTTGCACCTTGGTCTTCGCGGGCTTTATCGGCTGCGTTAGGAACTCTGGACAGGACCCCGTCGCGCACTGGTCCGGCTTTTTCGGGCCAGACCCGGTTGGAGACCCTTTTGGCTTCTTCATAAATTCCCTTTGCGGCTGTTCCTAGCGAATCCAAGAAGGTCACGACTGCGGTGACGAGTTGTTCGCCCTGTTCTTCGGTCACTGGATCGTCTCCGTTAGAGCTTCTTTCGACCCGGTCCAGGTGGTCAGTTGATGATTGTTCTCCCGGAGCCACTGTTCAATCGGAGCTTCTGGCTGGGCCGCGAGTTTCGCTTTAGCAAGAGTCGGGTCCTTGCAATCGCGATGCTCCAACTCATAATACTCCGCGAGGAAGCCAAACCGCTTGAAGCGCACCTGTTTCCACTTGTGGTGCCTGCCTATGATCTGATGACAAGCGCGACAGACCCGATGAGTCTTTCCCTTGTCGCTTCTCATCCCGATGCGCCCCAACCAGCCTCTAGCCATGCTTACTCTCCGAATGTATCCGATCCAGCCCCGCCGCCCGCCACGCGCGTCTTGCTCGCTCCGTACCTGCGCGGCTGCGCGCCCTTTGTGATGTCGGCTGGCTTATCCCGATCCTTGGACTCAACGTCGGGAGGGTCTTGATCGCTGCGCCTGCGGACAGCCTGCAAATCCGGCTCATGGGCGACCTTAACCTCGGTCTCCATATCGGTGATCTTGGCAACGCCCTCGGTCAATTGCTCCGGCTTCTTGCCGACCGTGAGCCCGGTAAGTTCGACGTCGGCTTGGTCGATTCCATAGCAGTGAATCTTGATGCTCGGAATCTCCGCGCTGTAACCGTTCACGTACGAGTCCGAAGATCGGAGATTGCAATCGCGCCGCAGTTTGAAAGCGATTTGTTCGCAGAGATCAATGATGATTTCCTCGCCGCTTAGGCCGGGAATATCAACAACTTCTTCGGTATCCAATGGCATACTATTCTCCCTTGTGAAATTGACGTGTCGCGTTAGGAAGCGTTGAGGAGTTGAGCTTGTCCGTATCTCTTGAGAAGCGCTTCCCATTTGCGCAATGTCGGCGGCGTCGGTGTGACTTTCCCGGCCTTCATCATTTGAACCGTTCTGCGAGACAGGCCGAGAATGTCGGCCAGCTTGTCGTCGGTGAAGCGGTTGTCAATCATAAACTGCTTCATGATCGCGGCCCGAGCCGCCCGCTCATCGTAATCTTCGGCGGTTGGCTTCCTCCTTGCCATCGCTGTCCCTCCCCATTCTAATCTCGATTTGATTTGGTTTTTCCAGGCGGGGATTCTTCCAAACGTCCTGTGTGTAGGGGCAAAACAAGCTATGCACTCCCGGCGTCAAAAACGTCGCACATGTTCGTCTGCAAGAGGCGTCCTTCTCCGGAGTTCTATTGACCAAACGATTTTCCCTCTGCGCCATAAGATACGCCGATTCTGCGCACTGTCAAGCAAGTTTCGATGCCGCCGCCTTTGCTTTCCTCGCGCGGTCTTGTTGAAGGCGACGGCGAGAATCCAAACAGAACAGGCAGAGCGTGTGCTCCTTGCGAGCGGGATTGTTGCCACAATCCTGACAGAGGCCGATGCTTTTAAGCCTTTTCTTGCGGCGTTTCAAACAGTCAATGATCTGTGCGCGTCGCTCTTCTGAGGTTTGCATGGTTCTCTACCGATAGGTACCCGCCTGTTGCCCTTTCCGATAAACGTTGCGATCTTCAGCTTCGCGAGGCCCTCTTGCATCGTCTTGCTGACGATGACAGGCACTGTGAATTCGTGCGGAACCGCGTTGTACATGTAGATCGCATCGATGGGATGCTCTCGTGCCGTACGCCGTGCTTGCATCATGTCTTGGGCACCGATGACTCGGTACCTATTCACAGATAACGCAAACATAAGACACGAGAGCCGGGATGGATTGTCTTCAATTACGAGTATCAACTTTTTGGGATGCATCTTTTGCCCCCGCTTTCTGGTCCCGGTCCAAAACGCGGACTTCAGCGGCTTGCGGACCTTTCTGACCGGCAACGATGTCGAACTCGACCGCATCGCCTTCGTTGAGGCTTTTGTAGCCTCCACTATTGATCGCCGAGTAGTGGACGAAAACATCGGGACCATCGGACCGTTTGATGAATCCGAAACCTTTTGCGTTGTTGAACCAGCTTACTTCACCTGTGTGCATCGTTGACTATCCTTTCTCGTTCATTTTTTTGGTTCTGAAGATGCCGGAGGATTGACGGTCCACTTACCGGTCGAGATATCGTATCTGGAGTTATCCGGCCAATCATTTTCTTGCTTGACGATGGAAATCAAGCCATCGATCTCGGCCTTTTCCGCGTCCACTTGATGGACCATCGAACCGGCGCTCTGAGTGAATTGCCTTTGCATTTGCCCAAGTAGCGTCGATTTTTGGCTATTCAACTGGTCAATGCGATCCACCAAAGGCTTGAGCTTCTTGTCTTGCATCTCTTTATCGTGAAGCTCTTTCTGCGTCTGTGCGATTTGATCGTTGATCGCCCTCGATTGTTGAACAAACTGAAAGCGTACTTGCTCAACTTCGTTATTCACTACTCTAGTTTCGTCGGTGAATTTTTTCGATAGCTCCTTGAGGCGTCTCGCGGCGGGCGTGTCTTTGGTTGTCATCGAATCTGACTTCGGAGCTAATGACTCATCGCTCTTCACGGCTCCAGAAGCCGGATTGTTGGATGTCATCGAGACAGGAGTCTGCGCCACAGCCGCGCAAATTGCGACCATAAGAGCGACAACGGAAAGAATGCGCGCTACAGAAATCATTGGATACTCTCCTACTTATTCAATGTCGTGCAGTCCAGTTCCTCGGTACTTGGAGATTAACACGATTCATTATCCGGCTCAGCGTATTTCTATGTACGCCCTCACGCGCTGCCGCAGCAGATCGATTGTTACCTGTCCTTGCCAATAAAGCCCTGATCCATTCCTTACGGAATATATCGAGACCCTCATGCAGACTTATGCCATCTAGTTGGCAGGCTGCAATAGCGCGCTCTACAAGTTCCTTTGTAGTTGCATTCGGATATTTGTTCATGGTTCTACCTCCAGTTTGCCCTCCGCTTCCGCGATGGCCGCGTGGGCGTCGATGATTTCTTTCATATCGCGACCATCCTCCGATCCCGGAGGGCAACACGCGTTGAGAAGATTTTTGAGCGCCACCAGCAGATGTGGAGACGCCGCAATCAGCCTTCCGTTTGCAATGAGGGCTGTCGGCATCCCCCACTTCAGGACCTTGGCGATGGGAATCCTCGTCTCTGTGCAGACTTGCTGGTTTTTCAATTCGAAGAACCACGGTGGCGGACTAGGAGAAGACATGTGCTGCGAGTCCCTTTCTCTGTCTTATTCGACGTACCGTTCATTTGCCTGAGCTTTTGCGGGCTCAGCAGGTTTGCGCTTCATACGCACGAGCATTCCATACATCCGGATAAACTCAACCGAAAGCGTGCGCGCTTCGTCTGGTAGAACTCCTTCCCAAGCGAATTCAAACTCCTCATCACCATCGCTCGCGAGTTGAAATACGCAGATCATCGGCAAGTCATGCTCATTGCATATCGCGGTGATCTGTTTGACGAGAGGAGCGATCTTCTCGTCGTACATTTGCTCGCGGTTATAGGCTGGGAGTCTCATTCGGTCCCTCTGCGTCTGTCGCTGGCCGTAATTCGGAAAGGCTTGCAAGAGCCCGGACATACCAGATGCCCTGGATATCAGCATCCGTGATCTGCTTCAAATCATCTGGAGTCTGAAGTACGTTCCACCATGATTCGAGGCCCCATACGACACGATTCAAATCCGGGACCCACAATCCCGGATTCCTCCGCTGCATGATAATCAGCTTGTTTGTCTTCGTATCGAAATATGGTGCAGCTTCGATCAGAAGGTCGCCGAGATAGACGCCAAGATAGGTGTTGGTATCGCTCGCCGGTCGCACGGAGCACCACTTTCCAACTCCACGATCTCCGGCGACAACATGTGTCGATCCGATGCCCTCTATCGTCAGCGGAAATTCCATTTCGTCAACACTGCGATAGCGGTTCTCCGCTTCTTCGACTGCCTGTACGAGTTGTGTCAGTGGTGATTCCATTTGTCGTTCCTTTCGTCAAACTTCCGTGGGTGGCTGCGGCATGGGCAACCAGTGAGTAATCTGGTGGACCGGAAGGAGCACGAACTCCGCCGTGTCGAAAGCGCCTTTCTTGCGTCTATCGGCGTGCGAAAAACGCGCTTTGACCCAGCGTTGATCGCCGCCGAGCACCTTCGGCCAAAATGCGAGAACTTCCTGGTCATGCGATGGCAAGGCTGTTTGAACGGAAATGGGAACCGGAATGGTGTGCTGGAGAACTTTGATCGCGGCAAGCACGTCCACCTCGCTGTGTTGGCACTTCAAAGCGAGGCATACCCGGTTGAAGAACTTGAACCACTCATGCAAGCTGCGTTCGTCTGCTTCAGATATGTGTTCCATTACTTCTCCGGTATTTCTCTCCACACAGTAGACGACACTTCCAATCCACTCGCCTTATGAAGATCGGGATCGTCGGAAGTGTCCCATTGCACTACCATCCAAACTTGACCCTTACGATCTGTGACAGGACCAGCCAACAAGTCGCCTTCTTTCCCAGCATCCATCCATCCAGCTTTGATCCTCACTCTTGAGCCATCACTCATGTCGAACCTGCTCTTAATTCGGTTTCTGAATCCGATATTCGGTCTCACTGAAGTCTTCTACTTCCCCTTCGAATCCACACCGGCATCGGATTACATCCGTCGTTTCGAAAAAAGGAATGACTCTGCGGCATCTCGGGCATTTATAAGGGACCCTCTCGCCTTTTTCGAGATAGATGCTGCCATCTTCCAAAGTCTTCATGTTATGTCCCTGATGGTGCATCAACAGAACGAAAGTGGGTATATCCGAGAGCGACGTATGCTTCGTACGTTGGTTTCGGCCCATCATCACTGACGCAGCAGATGAACCGTTGTTTATGCTGAACCGGACCGAGCATCTCGTCACCTGTTCTCGGGAGAACACCGGGCTCGATCAACTGCCATGCGGTGCGAAGCTGCAATTGGGCGAGAGCGCCGCACATATTGTCGAGCGCGTGATTGAGTTCGTCCACCCGGCTATAAAGCGTTTGGAATAATGCGCGATCTTGTGTGGCGCGGTCGATGAGCAGCTTACACATATCGATGACCTTGATCTTGCCTTCGAAAACCGGATCGACCATGATCGCGTGCATCTCGGCGAGAAATTCACCGATTCCAATCGCATGTCTTTCGAACTTTGCATCCGTTTCGCCAAGACGCTCGATCAGTTCGATGATACGAGAGGGACCAAGACCAACCCAATCATGGGCAATAGCTTCTTGTGCCTTCTCGTACATATCCTGGAACTCTGGTGGAATTGGTTTGTTAGCCATCGATCGTCTCCTCGGGATAACCAGGGCGCATAGCGCTGGCTCCGGATCGAATGTGTGCGTGCCAGTTACGGAGCGCGGCGGCGGTTGAAACACAGTGATGCTTCGCCTTTGTCATGTTGCCGTTGTCGTGCGATCCGTACGCTTTGGCTGCGAGAAACACAACTAATCCCAGCCAATCGGACGGTTTTTTTCCGGCATCTGATTCCACACCCCACCGATTCACTTGATGCGCGGCTTCGAGCGGCACGGCTTTGTCAAAGTCCTCGATCTCCGGCGTATTGAGAAGCGCTTCGAGCATCGCTACCTTTGCTTCGGCCTGTGTGGCACGATTCTCCCACTCCTCGCAGTAAGAAGCAACTCTGGAATTGCGCGCGGCGATCTCGACGATGTTCCCGCTGTCACAAAGGAATGCGGCTGACTGAAGCTTCTTACATTCGTCGAAAAGTTCGCACGCAACGATGCCCTGCTCTTTCGCAGCATTCGCAAGTTTGGCCACGGAAATAGCCAGTGAGCCCGCGATGTTTTCAGTACCGCCGCCCTCGCGCATACGCACGTGGAATTTCTCCGGGATCAGATCGAGAGTCGCCTGGATATTCAACTCCGCTCGGCTGGCGCGCTGAATGAGTTCGCGGAGTTTGCCGAGCACTCTGCGATTCTCGCTCGCGCTCTCGTCGTAAGCTGGCGCGTTGAGAGCTTTGGTCACTAATGCGAAGTCCTCTTGCAGATCGTCAGCTACCTTGTTCGCATCTTCTGGCTTCACGGTGATGATTTCGTCGCTCATCGAATCTCCTGTTCTTTTTCTGCTTTCAATTCGGCCCAAATTTTGTCTACGTCGATGCGCTCTCTCCCCGGCCACCAGGAGACGGGGCCTTCGGCCTTCAGCACCACATTGAGGGCATCGATGGCGGCTCCTACCTCGTCCGATAGCTCGCCTTCATCGGGAAGATCGTCTGACCATTCGTCGCCGTCGAGAGGATGGAGGTACCGCTCTTTGCAAATCACAAGTTGCACTTCCGTACCTTCTTCGAGATCAGCCATCCAATCGAGAAGCGATTCTCCATCGAAAAAGAATTTGTCTGTGTTGAAGTCGCAAACAGGAGTCTTCCCATCCCATTCCACCATCGGCAGCGCGTAATATTCTGTGGAGTCCATCGTCCCTTGACAGGATCGGCAGCGGAGCCTTCCTTTGTCGATGACGGCACCACAGCCGCACTTCATGTGCGTGCATCCGCTCCAGCGAGCCCCGTGTTCACTCGATAGGTTGTCACCGTAAAACAAGCCGGTACGCGACACCCAGCCTTTGATGTCTGTGCGGTAGGTCGCAGCTTCCGGGCTATCAAACATCACGATTTTCTCGGGCATCGATTTATCCTTTCGAGTCTGCGACTGTGTAGCACAAAATGCTTTTGTAATGCTTCCGGTTTCGAGGCGGTATCCAGATCACTTTTCGGTTCCAGATCGCGCCCAGGACACGCTCAGGCCCTCCAAGAACTTCCACCGCTGTCCGGCATGTATCGCTGCATGTCAAGAGAAGCGGTAGCCCGTCATCTTCCATCAGAAACGATCCCCATGACTGCCACCCCAGTCCCCACGCTTGTTGCTTGTGACAGATCGAGCATTCATGTGTCCTGATGGTCCGGTTCGCGGCTGGTGCTGCGTAGGTGCGCATTGAGGTCTGCCAATTGTGCCGCGATTTCTTGCAGCATTTTGATTTTGAAGTGCTCCCAATCCCTCTCTGATACATGGTGGTTCAACTTGGAGGAATGCGGAATTAGTTTGCAACGAATCTGATCCCCGGTCATTGATGCCCTACTTTCTGTCAAACGCTCGATTCCGAATCGGTATAGAGATGAGGACGAAGCTTCTCATCGAGCTTGCGTGCTGGGCAGTCGATTTCGTGCTCCGTCCCTTCCAAATCGCCATCGCATCCGTTGTATGCGACACATAGCCTCTGATTCTCATGAAACGCATAGCGCTGTTCTAGCTGTTCCACCCGCTGGCGTGCTTTGTCGCGTTCCTTCTCGGCTTTCGATTTCGCATCCCATACGCGTTTCAGAAGACCGCTTTCTTCTTTCATCAAGACATTGAGAAGCATTGCGTCGCCTTCGGCTTCCTGGGCGGTCGTCTTCCAACACAGCGCTGAGCGAGGCTCGATCTCTATAGATGCACTGGCTTGATAAAGTGCTTGTCTCAGTCCCGCCATTACTAAATCGATGTGTGGACCGTCATAAACATCCCCACCCGTCCGCGCCGATTCGAACGCGATGAGGCTATCGATTTTCGGTATGAGCATATCGAGAAGTCCAAGAAGCTCTTCCGTCTTCTCCGCGACGTCTTCGAGTAGCTTCGGCTTGGAGTGACTGTATTTCATAACCCCGCGAACTCCGTCCAACTCACATTCGGGTTGTCCCGCACCTCTTTGCGCTGCTTCTCGCTCACCATCCATTCTTTGAACGTCAATCCGCAATCGGCATCGAGCCATTCACGGTAGCGTACTTGGCTGCGACTCAGCTTCGGCGGCGCTGGACTCTCCCGCTGCATCGCGTCAATGCCTGCCTTGGTCACAGAGCAGTTGAAGTAGGGCAGCATCTCGGTCGTCTTGTGCTGTTGCATGTAGCCGAGTTCGACCAAACCCCGGCAGTCCACTTCGTCGCGGCCACCGGCACAGAAATGATTGCGGTGATAGGGAAAGAAGTCGGGATGCGCGGGCACATAGCGATGTGCCGTCTTTCCGTACTGATCGCAGCCAAGGGCGTGCTGAATGATTTCAAGCTGGCGGTTCGTCATGTGGCATCTCACTTACTTTGAAAATCATTTTGTTCCAGCGAATAGCAAAGCGCTCTTTGGTCATCGTAACCATCTCGGCAAAATTGAAATCGCCTTGAGCGATGTAAACGCTCGTGCAGCCACTGCGCGTGTCCACACTGCTATCCCAAAAGGCGAGCGCGGTCCAGCCGTCTTTGTGATGGATGATCGCTAAACCCTGCGCCGCACACGTTCCGCGATAACATCGCTCCCCACGCTCCGGCCTTCCGCAAGTGTGGGGCTGAAGACCGCCATCCAACTGGCCTAGCGTCCATGGGATCGATTTTTCGCCGCGATAGAGTATGTACCCTTTGTTATCGTGGAGGAAGTGTCCAGGGGCATCCCACGGTCCGAAGTAGTACATCTTGACTACACTCATGCCGACTCCTTCTCCGCTTGCGGCGGTTCATTCAATGCGCTCTTGATCGCGGTGACGATGCGCTTCAAATAGGTAAAATGCCCTACCGTGTGCTTTTGGAACTGAGCACCCTGAAGCCGGTTGGTAATGTAATCAACATCGACGTAAGAGAAGAAGCTCTTGATCGTGTCTTTCTCCATCGCTCCCCAATAGGCAGTCCACGCCTCTCCATAGCAAGTGATCGTGACGCGTCCACGCCCATCTCCGTAATCTTCCCAATACACGCTGATTGGATCGAGTGCGGGGATGCCGGAAATTTCGATGCTTTCCACATTGAGAACTTTTATCATCCATTCACCTCGGCAATCGGCGCTTCCACCGGTTTCTTCTCCGCTTGGGCAATCGCTGTATCCATCAACTGCATCGCATGGTCAATGCGCGCCTGATCGGCATTGGTCATATGCCGTGAGACCGAAGTCGTAATGCAGAAGGATTGGTCTTCTTTTGCTTCGTCGTGGTCGTATTGAAACAGCGCAGTGATTGCCTTGAGCGCCTCCAACATTTTCGGCGCGGCGCAGATGAGGTTGGCATTGGCTTCTTCTTCTGGAGCACCAAGACCGCCGATGACGATGCACAGTCCACCTGGAGCGTGTGGAGCGCGCACGAAGAATTGCGCGCCTGTGTAGTCGTTAAGCTTTTCCGCGAATTTGAGAACTTCCCACGGCTGTTCTGTGTGTACGCTCATTGGTCTCCTTCTTTGTTTCGTTTTCGCAGTTGGTGCAGATGGTTCCCTCGGGGCAGCGTGTCCACGATACTTTGATCCCAAGAACTTTTCCGAGGCCAACCAGCTTATTACAGTGGTAGTCGCACGCGGCGACATCTTGCCCTGGCCAGTGAACGATCCAGAGTGCTAGTTTCATACAGTCTCCCCGGCTGCTGCGAGCGCAGCGCGTGATATCTTGCACCCATAGTTTGTGCATTCCGCAAAGGTTCCATGACAATACGACGTGTTGTGCGCGTGCGCCGTCATGGCCGCTATCTTCAGCGCTTCCACTAACTGTGCGCGGACCGCATCGACGCACTTGTTCCAGGTCTCGATGGCGGCATATTCAGACGGGCAGATGAAGGTATAGGGATGAACCTTGCAGCCGTTGTTCGAGCACCCGATCTGGTATGGAATGTCCGATCTCCCCCTAAAGGGAGTCTTATCAGACCACGTCGCATCGCCGCCACAAAAGGGACATGGCTCCAATTGATCGTTCATATTTCACCTGCATCCTTGAGCGCTTTATTCACCTACTGTACGATGGTCGGATTCATTTTCGGCCTTTTTCTGCGGATCGCCTACCTGCATGTCTATCGGCTCCCACCAATATCTCCATACTTTTCCGCCATACTCATCTCTCCCGTATGTGGCAGAGCGGATGTAAACAATTCCGTCGTCCCCGAGAGCGTAAAGAGAATCATCACCCTCTGCGCTTGTGGCGACTGCAATCTGCGTAAATTTCATCTCACTCCCCTACGTCCTTCAGCGCCTTCCGTGCATTGACCAATGCTGCTCTCAGTGCCTGACCGTTTGGATACTGCCCTTCCAGATGCTGGGTGATCTTGTGTTCACATACGGGCGGGATACAGGACCAGAGTGCCAGCCCGCTCACGATCATCCAAATGAGATTGAGAACGTACCTTCTGTTGTGGCTCATAGTCTTCTCCCTTTCCGCTTTGCGCCCTGGCGTTTTGTCAGAAACTCGACAAGCTCACCCGCAACCCATCCGCCGAAGCACGCGCACACCACATTGAAGAGCAGCGACCAGCCGTGGTGTGTCATCGTTCCTCGACCTCCGGATGAAGAACCTTGCGGCAGTTCTTGCACCAGTAGCCATCCACGCGCCAGAATCCCGAATGTCCCTGTCGGGTGCAGAGCGGTGCCTTCGGCGCGCCGAGACTTGCGGCGGAAGTAACTCCCGGAATTTTTTTGGCAAGCTCGGTCACTTTTTGATCGATGGCTTGAGGAGCTTGTCCACCTTGCGCATCACCGAGAGGAGCAGCGCCGCCGAGTTCATGTCCTCCGCGTCGAGATTTTTGATGAGCTTGGTTGCCGCCCTTACGCCTTTGTTGTACCCCTGGCGGCGATGCCTTTTCTTGTCGAGATGGTAAGACGGAGGTTTCGAGAACTGGCTCATCGGCATTCTCCTTCACCGGGTACACGGAACCGGGCGCAGTGGGCGTGGGCCGGTATGGTTTTTCGTTAACGGCTTCGCCGAGCAGACCGGATGGCGCTTCCAGTTGAGGTTTTTCGCCGAACCCATCCCACGGCCATTTATCGGGAGGCGTGAACTGCGGAGCTTTGACAAGGCTCGATCCGGAATCGACGACGATGGCATGAAGCGGGAACCGCCGCCGTGCTTCTTCGAGCGACATTTCCTGGGTCAAGATCATTCCTGGTTTGCTTGGGTCGATGGTCTCGGGGTTGACAGGGAACTCGTTGGGATCGGTTGTCGAGCCGGGAAAGCCGTAGACTTCCATCTCGATCCTCGGTAGATCGGTCTTGAAGGGCAGATCGGCCTTGTAGAGAATGTCTCCCACTTCGAGCCGGAGATCGACGGCATCGGAGATCGGGAGCGGCGGCGGCACAGCACCGGAATTTTTTTGAGTCATCTCCTGAATCCTGCTAAGTATTTCGAAAGCCGCTTCCGGGACCTCGGGGATTGGCATGTTTGCCATCTCTTTTCGAACCTCGGCGGCAACGCGGTGCCCTGTGCATTCGGTGTAAAAGAAACCAGCAGTGGTCGCGTCTGAATACGCGTGCTTTTTGCAGGCGATGCAATCGGGACACTCGCTCGGCGGCATGGCCAGAATTTTTTGAGCATCACTGAAAGACGTGTGCAGGCGGATCGCGAGCCGTTCGGCGAGCAGTCCTCCGGCCCTGGCAGCGGTCGCCATCCCCGCCGCCAGCGCCCGGTCGTCCTGTGCGCCTTCACCGGTCGGTGTTTCGACGTAGATCGCCGCTTGATCGCACCACACACAAAGTCCTGGCCCACCGCAGTAAAACCGTTCACCGTTGGTGGCCATGAGCATGTGTGGGCCGCGCGGTCTCCCCACCGAATTTTTTTCTGCCACAGCACGGTCAAGCTCTCTGTGTTCCTCCTCGGTCGAGCCGGGTGGGTAGAGGGGCATCCGGAAGAGGACGTCGCGGAGTCTGCGCTGGCGGTCGGTGAGTCCGTCTTCCCGCTCTTCGATCCTCTGCGCGTTGGGGTTCTCGATCTGCGCGTCGAGCGCGGTGTCGAATTCCGCCAGATCGGCGACGTCCTCAAGCTCGGCGGCGGTGAACTCGGGAAACGCTTGGGCCGCGCGGTCTTTTTGCGCCTGCCGAACCACGTCGAGCAGGGGAGCGGCGCGCGGAACTCCCGAATTTTTTGGCTCGGAAACCTTGACACCGTGGCTCCATGGACCCCCACGCGGGCCTTGCGCCTTCCCCGCCGAGCCGGGAAGGGTCTCGCCAGCATCTGCCTCCGCCGTTCCTGGACCCAGCGGCGTGCCGCCGCGCGCGGGCGGAACCTCTCGCGATTTTTTTTCTCCCAGTCCAGCTTCCGTGGCATCCTCAGCAGAAGAAGGTAAACCCATCACCGCATCCACATGCTCCCGCGCATACTTCAATCGGTCCCGCGTCGAACCCTCCGCCAACCACCGTCCCAAAATCTGAGAACGGCTCCGCTCCTCACGCCCCGCAATCAATCCCGCGAGAATCAGCGTCTGCTCGTCAATCCAAAGCGACATCAGCTTCTTTGCCATATCATGTTGCAACATACCATATTGTGTTGTAAAAAGGTGGACAGAATGCGGAAGATTATGTTCCACGTGGAAACTCTGCGCTCCCTTTATACCACCAAACTCTGCGCTCTATTTTTTTTTGGAGAAGGAAAGACAGGAGCGTAAAGCCGTCACTGCCTTCGAGAGGGGGTGGGGTGCCGGACAACGTTTTGCGTCCGGACACGGTCCGGAAAACGGGACTGGACACAGGGAGTCCGGATCGATGCGCTCCGCGTTGCCGATTCCGTAGAATGGGCGGCGCGGGCGCGTTTCACCCATCCGGAACCGGTCAAACACGGGCACGGGCGCGGGCGGACGCGGTCTAATCCCACAGACACGGCGGCGCGCTGGGCGCAAACTCTGCGCCCGGTTCCGTTGATAGCACTTCATTGATAACAGACGGCGGGGGAACACTTTACCCCATTGCCATCATTCGGCGTCTGGCAGTGCGGAGGAATGACACACGGGGGGAGTTTATGGGAGTTTAGGGGAGTTCGTGGGAGGAATGGGGTAGACGGCGGGCGGCGCGCTGGGCAGGGTAGACGGCGGGCGCAGGGCGGCGCGGCGGGAGATGGGAGACGGCGGCGCAGGGCGGCGCGTGTTGTGTGACGGGTGCCTGTGAGGTGAGTCTGTGTTAGGGGATTGTTCGCTGGGCGGGCGGGGGAGTCTAACGGGAATCGAACATCTATATATGTTACGTGTGTTCGGCGAACGTTCGGAGGTAGGGAGAGCAACTGCAAAAGCTTCCCTCTTCCTTTCCTGTTTGCCCAGTGCATGGGCAAAGGGAGAGAGATGGTCTGTCACGATAACGTGGAAGACCGTCTGCAAGGCACCCGTTTTCGAGATGCCCGCCCGGACGGCCGGGGAGTCCAGCGCGCTAGCGTCCGAACCTTGGACACGCGCAACACAGTGGGAGTGGTCCCCACGTGTCGAAATGTTCGCCGAACGTTCGTTTTCTCCGAAAATGCCGTTTTCCCCGTGGCGCGGTCCAAACACGGTCCCCCATAGGGTAGCCTAGTTTTTGACCATCGGGCGCAGGGCGGGGCATTACGGGCGCGGCGCGGTCCTGTGAACAAACCTGTGGAAAACCTCTGTTTTGATGCCAAGCGCTTCCCCTGTTTCCACTGTCTTTGACGCACTCTAAAAGTTAAAGTGTTGAATAGATGTGGCTTGCGAGTGCCATACCATACGGGGGTATGGAGATGATACCCCCCCGTGGTAGTTTGGCTACGCTTTATGTTCGCTTAAATAGACGATTGCCGCGCGAAGTCTTTCCGGGTTGTCGCGGGCGAATCCGAGCATAAGATTGCAAGGTTGGCAAACCATCCCGCGAACTTTTCCCGTCACGTGGCAATGGTCTCTCACGAGTCCGAATCCGTCTACACATCCCGGCAGTGGACACTCGCTCGCATGATCGCCACAAATCGCGCAACGGTTCCCTTGTGCTTTAGAAAGTAAGTATCGTTTGGTAGGAACGAAACACCCGATACAAACCCGCTCGCGGCGGCGCGGGCGCGGCGCGGCGGTCATATAGGGAATACGGCAAACCCGGCAGGTAATCTGTATCTCTTCCATGCTGGCAGTATTTCACCATAGCCCATTGAACGCGCCGCGCGCCGCAAGGTCTTTCATGCGGGCATTAAAGTGTCTTCCCCGTGCGCCGCAAGAGTACCGGTTCCGCTGTTCGAGATGCACCATTTCATGAAACAAGGTGAATGCCCAGTGGCGGCGCGAGTCGCGTAACCGCTCATTGATCCGGATGCCGAACGTGTCCGCCGAACTTCGGCGCGGGGGATGCGCGCGCCGCGCGCGGAACGTGTATCCCAGTCCTACAAGGCGGGCGAATCGCAATTCGCTCACGGCGGGCAATCGCCCGCCGAAATACCGGGCAGAACTCTTCAAGGTCTGTGTCTTCCCAGCGTCGCAAGGTCCCCGTTTTCATGCGGTCGATTGTATCTGGAAGAGTCCGAACTCCGGACGGTCTCCCCCGTTCGTGTCACGTTACTACGGTAAAAGAACTCTTGACATGAGACGAAATAGCGCAAAGTATTGGTGTAAGGGGGAAAACCCGAAGAAAACGGAGGACACTGACAATGAACACAAGTAAACTCATTCAGACTGTATCGGAACTCGAAACATCAGAGGCAACCAGCCTCATGGAGATCAAAATGACACTCTCTGAGATCGTCACCGCTTACGAAGCAAAAGCTATTAACTCCGATGTGCTCATTGAGACGCTCTCTATCCAGAGCAGCCGTAATGGGCGCTTTAAAGTTATCGACTTGCAAGATGTCAATTGGATGGAGAGCCGGTATCGCAACGACTGCTATGCCAATCCGATGGCGGCCCTGACGCACGCGCTCCTGACCTCCGGCGCTCTCACCGTCATTGACCGCTCCAACAACTCCGTTTACGAGTGCGCGACGGTGGCGGACTGGATGCAGTATCGCTACGAGCCAATCGTCACCACCTCTGCCTACCACAAGCTTAATCAGGCTGTGGACGCGATGCTGACCGCGATCAGCGAGGGCCATGACCGCGCCGTAACAGGATATGCCCGTTACGCCGCTCATCAAGCATTGGCGATTTTAGGCTAAGCTCCGCCGCGCCGCATCCACGGTAAGTGGAGCGTCTCGGCAAGCCAGTGAAGTAACAGCCCGCTTTTGATAGCGACCAACTTGATAGCGAACAGATATTTTGAAACATCAGAGGCAACCAGCCTCATGGGAGACATACAATGCAGATTCAACTTGCAATGGGCGCAAAAATTCACACAATCGAAGTAGAAGCCCACCACCGCAAAGGCGAAGGTTTTACGACTGTTCGCGCAGTGTCCGGCAAGGGCACATGCGAAGATTTCAATGCGCTTTTCTGCTGCATGATTGCTCTCGATGCGAACGCGGAATTTGCGCCGCTCAGGATGAATATCACTAACAATTTTACGCAGCCGGGATTCACAGGGGTTTGGCTTGAGCGCAAATTCCGCTCCCGAAAGGCCGCTCAGCAATTTGTTGAGGCCACACAAGAGCGCATAGATTGCTATCGGCGTCGCGTTGCCGGGGCGTCTCAAATCACCGTACATGAACTGCTTGAGCGCCAATCCGCGTACCCTGCTGCATAAGCTCCGCCGCGCCGCATCCACGGTAAGTGGAGCGTCTCGGCAAGCCAGTGAAGTAACAGCCCGCTTTTGATAGCGACCAACTTGATAGCGAACAGATATTTTGAAACATCAGAGGCAACCAGCCTCATGGGAGACATACAATGCAGATTCAACTTGCAATGGGCGCAAAAATTCACACAATCGAAGTAGAAGCCCACCACCGCAAAGGCGAAGGTTTTACGACTGTTCGCGCAAGTCTCACGCAACACTTGACGGCGGACGAATGGCAGGATATCGGCGTCAATTACGACCGCGCCATGATTGACTTCGACCGCTAAACCGCAACGCACCATAACCGAATCGGAGGAAACTAAAATGCACGTCACACCCGCACAATTGACGGAACTGCTAACCAAGATGATTACGAAACGTCACCCCTTGCTCATTACTGGAAAACCGGGAGCGGGAAAAACGGATATCGCGCGCCACGTGGCGGAGAACCTTTGCAAAAATGATTTTATTGTCACTCACCCCGTAGTGGAAGACCCTACAGACCGCAAGGGAATCCCGTGGCCAGACGCGAAGACCCTTTCATGCTTGTGGCTAACAGATGACGTCACGAAGCAACTTTGCACGGCAACGCGTCCCACCACGTGGCTTATCGATGACTTAGGGCAGGCATCGCCCGCCGTGCAAGCGGTCCACATGCAATGGTTGCTTAATCGCGGAGTGAATGGGCATAAGCTAAGTGACTTCGTGACCGTTCTCGCCGCAACTAATCGCCGCGCGGATCGTGCGGGAGTCTCCGGGATTCTCGAACCGGTAAAATCGCGGTTCGTCTCCATAGTGGAACTTGAACCGGTAATCAATGACTGGTGCGCATGGGCTATTGACCACGATATTCCCGCTATGCTGATAGCTTTCTTGCGGTACCGTCCGGAATTACTCTGCAAATTCGAAGCGAGCGCAGATTTAACAAACTCGCCCGTCCCGCGCACATGGGCGAATCTCGCCAAACTAGAAGAGTTGAATCTCTCCCCCGCCGTGGAAACAATCGCATTCGCGGGCGCAGTGGGAGAAGCGGCGGCGGGCGAGTACCTTGCATTCCGACAGATGGCGAACTCGATTGTTAACGTGGATGCGATTATTTTGACTCCGGACACGGTCAAGATTCCCACGAAACCAAACGAACTGTATGCCACAGTTACAGCACTCGCGGGACGCGCCACAAACCAGAACTTCGCGCGCGTAGGAACGTACGCAACACGTCTTGCAGTTGAGGCAAGGCGCGGCGAGTTTGCCGTGCTGCTTCTCCGCGATGCAATTCGCCGCAACGAAAAACTCACTTACAACGAAACATTTACTAAGCTGTCTTGCGGTCCAATCGGCGAACTTATGGCGGGGAACTAATCCAAGGTCTGGATACATTGTCCGCCCGGAGCGAACCGGGCAAGTCACGAATCGGAGGGTAGGAAAATGACAGCATCTGAAATGCATTCGCGGGCGATACTCGTTAGTTTGCGCATCTCCGCTTGGAGTGCTCGCAAGTATGACCGCAAGGTCACGAACGAAACGAATCAAGCACACGGCGCGGACGCGGACGCGGGACGCTATAACAAAAACCTGCTACCGGGCGATGCGCCCAGCTACAAGGCACTCACACAGCACATTACCGCGATGCGCGCACAGCATACGGCACAAACCCTTGCGTGGTCCGATGACGGATGGAGACTGCTACCCGTGCGGAACTTCCAAAAGTACATGGACATGGTACGGCAAGGTCAACACACGTTTGACCGTCTTTTAGAGGAATTCTGGAGAGACTACCCCACACTTCGGGCGCAGGCAAAAGATAGATTGAACGGCATGTATCTGGATGCCGATTATCCGCGCGATATCCGCGACCGTTTTTCTTTTGCGATGGAACCCGCGCCCGTCCCCGCCGCTACCGATTACCGCGTTGCGCTCACACAGGACGAAATAAACACAATCGCGACACGCACAGAGGAAAGAGTCAAGCAAGCATTCGCGGACGCGCAGAAAGACGCCGTCCAGCGTCTTTACAAGTGTGTGAGCCATATCCACGAACGGTTGACCGCTGTACGCGTCACAAAGGACCGTGCGACTAAAGCGCGCACACTGAAGAAGGATCATTATGACAAGGTCACAGGCGAATTGATTCCAGCGGGGACCGTGATACCAGGACGCGCCATTGCGGGCGGCCAAGTAAAAAATGCAACCTTCCGCGATACCCTGGTAGACAACGCGCGAGAACTCTGTGAGATTCTCCGCTATATCAACCTTGCGGATGACCCGAAGTTAGAAGAATTCCGCCGTCAAACGGAACTTATAGCGGGCAGCACTGAAGCGGAAACACTCCGCGACAGCGACGCCGTACGGAAAGACACTGCGAACCGCGCACAATCCATCTTGGACGCAATGGCAGCTACCTACGGCGCGGCGGTGCAAGCATGAACAGCGCAGAACATAAAATGATGGCGGCGCGCACGTCTCTTGTATTGGAACAGCCTTTTTGGGGTTCGCTCATTCTTTCACTAGAATTCCGCGCGGACCTTACTTGTAAAACTGCATGGGTAGACGGGCGAACACTCGGATACAATCCCGCGTTTATCGAATCACTCACCCATGACCGCATTGTCGCGTTGCAAGCACATGAGGTAAGCCACTGTGCATTGGGGCATCCATGGCGGCGCGATGCGCGGGACCTTTATCACTGGAATCTCGCGTGTGACAAGGCAATCAACACAGATTTACGCGCGTCCGGATTCACTCTCCCGGAGAACGTCTTTTATGCGGAAGGGGAGGAAATAGGAAAATCGGCGGAGTGGATTTTCGCCCGCCTTGACAGAGGGAACGGGGACGCGCCGCAAGAGGACAGCGCGCAAGAGGGAGAGCAAGACGCGCAGGACGGGGACGGCGGCGCGGGTGATCCGCTGGGCGAAGTGAGAGACGCGCCGAAAACTCCGGATGCGGATGGAGACGCCCCGCCCAGCGAACAAGATTGGAAACAACGCACCATTGCGGCGGCGCAACAAGCGAAAATGCAAGGCAAGCTACCGGGGGGAATGGCGCGTCTAGTGTCGCAGGCAATGAAACCAAAAATAGACGTTCGATCTCTTTTGTTGCGCTTTTTCTCCGAACGTTCCACGGGCGATTATTCGTGGACTCGCCCGAACACACGGTACCTTTCACAAGGTCTCTACTTGCCCGCATTGGAATCGCGCGCGCTGGGCGAAGTGGCAATCATGATAGACACGTCTGGAAGCGTGGATGACGTCGCGCTGGGCTATGCGCGCAATATCGTGCAAGACGTCTTAGACGAATGCAACCCCACGGGGACCACGCTTGTATTCGCGGATGCGGACGTCAAGCACACGGAACGGGTGGAACAAGGCGCGCCGCTCACGTGGGAACCGCAAGGCGGAGGTGGTACGGATTTTTGTCCCGCACTGGAGTACATAGACAAAGATGGTCAATTCGCCTGTGTCGTATGCATCTCTGATTTGGCGGGGACCTTTCCGGACGCGCCGCCCGCCTTGCCTATCCTGTGGCTGTCTACTGAAGAAAATGCAATCGCACCATTCGGGGAAACGGTCTTCATAGACCACTAGACACGGCGGCGCGCGCGTCCAGTGGCACTAGGACGCGCGCGCGCTGGGCGGGCGGGGGGAATCCCCCCGCCGTAACCGTCCGAAGTCTGGACGCATGAGAAGAGGGAGACACTATGCAGCTACCGGATTATCTTTCACCCGTGATTGTCATATCGCTTGCAGTGGGATTCGCCTTGCTTGCACTCGCGGTACATCTCATCTTGCGCGCCGAACGGCGGGCGCGCGGATGGCAGGCACTCGCCCGGTACCTTGACGCGCGCCCGTCCGCGAGCGCACCACTCACACCGGAAGAGATTGCAGAGTTGAATGCAGCACGCTGGGATTGACGCGCGTGCATTGATAGGGAACGGCGAGCAAGCCAACCGAAAATAAGCGGCGCGTGAATCCATCGCGCGCAAGATTGGAGAATACGTTATGAGTAAAAGACGCGCATCTTTCGAAACCAGGCTAGCAGGGTACCCCATTTCGCTGGTCCAAACCGGTTTCGACCGCTTCACAGTCCAATACGGGCAGCAACGGATGGACAATCTGGATTACTGCCGCGCGGCTGCAAAGCTGGGCGAATCCATCATGCACGCCATAGCGTGCGAGGGGAAGCTAGACAATCGTACGAAGACGGAGGCGCGCGAACAAGGGGATACGCGCCCGGTATTCGACTTGATAGGGAACGACTGAGCTAGCACACGAAAGAGAAAGGGATATACCGATGGCGCGCAAAGGATATAAATATCACCTCACAGTTGCGGATGTGGCCAAGATTTTCGATTGCTTCCCGGATGCCGTCCTGACCCGCTCCGATCGGAGGGAAACACAATGGAAAAGCTTATGAAACGTCTGCACTGGTACCAACTCGCTTTCGTAGTAGTGACGGTCACAATCGCCGCCATGGCTTCGCACACCACCCGCAAGATCACGAAGCCGGTCACCGTCTACCTGCCCGACGCGAACCAAGCCACAGCGACTCTGTGTGTGTCGAATCGCACGCACACAACCGTCATCATCCCGCACGGCGTAGCCATCAAGGCGGGCCACGCCGTGAACGCGTCCGTGGTTCGTGACTTCCAGTGGGAGTTCGGCACGCCATACCCGGCCACAGATCGCGCGGACGTTGACTGTTTCGTGGTCTCGCAATAGACCCGATTGATAGCGACCAACTTGATAGCGAGCGACAAACCGCCTGGAGGAAATATGCCTAAGACGAAGGAACAGGTACAAGGGCTCATTGCAGCCCTGCATGATGCAGGATACGAACCGCGCAGCTACAGCGGGCGCGGCATGAACGGCAAGCAATGCGTAGGTGTCTCGGCTACCAGCGCATTCGGCATCGGGGCGGCGCTTGAGGACATCACCGCGCCGGAGCCGTGCCAAGATCAACTCGGCAAGCGATACATTTTCTATTGGCCTGCGTATGAATGGCCTGGAGTCTACGACGGCCCATGTGCGGCAGATGGTCTTTTGAGCTATCGCTACCCTTCCGCGTATGGCGGATGGATCATGATCGGCGCGCTCGACAAGGCACAAGCTTTGAGCGAAGCACGCCGCTCCACTGACAGCGAAGTGTCTCTGGCAAAGCTCGAAACTTGGAGCGAGACCGACAAGCAGTATGTGGCCGTCACTTCTACAGACAAGTAATCACACACGAAGCACTCGGAGGGAAAACGATGAAAACGAAACTCGTCTATAGCGCAGCGCTGCTCCTCCTCACGTTCGCATCCGCGACCGCGACAAGCCGCGCACCCGAACCAAAAACCAAGCTGCAAGTCATCTATCGCGAAGACCCGCAGCAAGGTCAATGGAACGTCTACATTTTTGGAACGGTGTGCGAGGAGGGCAAGCTCACTCTTCATCAGCCAGCGGAGCCGCGCGTTGAACCGCTCCGCATTGAATGTGTCGAACCTCGCTAACCGTCCGAAGCCTGGACAGAAATACGGAGAGAACACCATGAGCAATATCCACGAGAACTACGACAACCTAACGGAAGAGGAACGCGAGAGACTTGACGTGGCGTTCAAGGCGCTCACCAACTCACTGCGCCGAGACGGCATACTTTTCGACGGCGGAGATCAGATCGAGCGCAGCGTGGACGCCGTCGCACTCGCCATCATCAGCGCGCGGGCGCTTCAGGAGTTTGTCCGTATGGACATCGCAGTCCGCAACGCCACCGAACGTGACATGATTGTGGCCATCCCATCCTTGACCGCTGGGCTCGTCTACCGCGTTGTCGAGCCTGGGAGCCCGCTGCCACCGCCGCCCATGGTCATCATGCAACACCACAAGACCGACTACACGAACGAACAGATCAGAGCCGTCACCAACGCCGCCACGCAAATGCACCAATGGTGGACTCTCATCAGCGAGAAGGAGCGGCAAGAAATCGTAAAGGGCATCAAGGGCTGCCATAACTATGGAGCCACCATCATGCTCCAAGCGATGCCGCAAGAGGGTAAGGATGCCGTCCGCATCGCATACGCAAACCACTTGCAGCATGTTCTAGAACTCGAAGCGGCACATCCAGAACACAAGGGGTGAACCATGGCAACGATGCGCGTAACCAACATTCGCGGTACCGCAAACTTCGTCATCACTCGCGACGACGGCCACCAATTGAGCATGGCCGAAGATAACGAGGTGATCCACTTCTCCGGACTCGTCCCCGCCGAGGATCACGGGCGCGTCTTCAACGTACAGAAGTTCCTTGCGATTGCTCTCCAGTTCGTCGCTATGGAAGAAGAGTGAGGTTGATAATAGACGACGACAACCGCATCGCCCAATTCCTGCGCAAGCGTGGCTGGCAGTATGCCTACACAGTCAAGCTGGGAATGTACAAGAGAGTCATGTGGCGCTCTCCGCGCGAAGACGAACTCTACGGCCAGGGGATCGCCTACAACCTGGAGCGCGAGAACGACCGGATCGCCAAGCTCCGCGACAACGCACAACGGTTCATCGAGAAGGGACATTGACCATGAAAATAACAGCAGCAAGTAACCCCCGTGAGGTACTCGACATTCAGCAGGCAGCCGAGTACCTTGGCATCGCAGCAGACACACTCTACAAGTACGCTGCGGAAGGTTCCCTCCCAGCTTTCAAGCTGGGCAACCGGTGGCGCTTTCGCCTCACCCACATCAATGAGTGGATAGATCGCAAGGCATACGAGCACACCGTGTACGAATCGGAGCTTCGTTCATCGACGGAGCCGAAGCGCGAAGCTTTGATAAAGACCAATGCGAATGGTCGCGCCAAGTCCTAGGGAGGCCACCGATGAGATTCCTGCATATTATCGACCACGTCCTCGGTGTCATCTTCGCTGTCTATTTCTTCGTCGTGGCCGTGATCTTTGCGGGCATGGTTCTCACGCCGACAGAAGGCTCACGCGAGGCTGACAAGGACATCCACGACAAACACATCCATTGTATGAGCGACAGGTTTGTTCTTCTCAACATCAAGCTTTATATCTCGCTGATATGTCCTATCCTCTACGTCGAACATCTTTGGAAGGATCGGGGGAAATAGCTATGTTCGCAACCTACATGAGAGCACTGGAGAAACGCGCGGGCTGGGCACGCTGGGCAGAGGAATATGTCACCAAGCGCATGGATCACTCGAAGACGCCGAACTATGACCACGTGATGCTTTTCTATAAAGCAAGCTTGATGCACGGGGACACGCTGTACATGAACAAGGAATTTTGCGCCCTGGTCGATCACGCCCGCGCAACGGCCCCCGACGATCTTGTCTTTGAGGATAGCTGGATGCAGACCCCGTCCGGATTCATGTGGCTGGAGATTCCGTTCCGAGTTCCCCGGCCCGCAGAGTTTGATGACACCAGACTCCTCGACCAAGGTATAGACGTCGATCCGCACCTTCACGCTGTATCGTGGTTCAAACAGGATGGCGGCTATGTGTTTCTTACCTATCAAGACTGGCATGATGTCCATCCGAACGCCGAAGGGTTCGGATGCTGGAGCCATTTCATCATGCGCCCCGGCGACGTCTTGGCCGAACGCATGAAGCGCTTCGAGACGACCGCGTTCGATCCGGATGCACCTGGGCATGGCGTCTATGCCAGAAGCGCTTTGAATAACAGCCTGCATGAGATGCGCTGGGTATTCACAGCAATGCACCTCATGGCGCAACGTCTCTCTATGACAGTCGAGCACCGTGCAAGCTCCATGGCTCGCGACTCAGCACGCCGCAAGAAGCTGGCCATCACTCCGTTTCTCAAGGTAGTCACTCTCCGCAGGATGGAAGCAGAGCGGCCCGCAGGCGGAGAGCACAAGCAGCATGACTGGCAATGGAAGTGGGTAGTCCTCGGTCACTGGCGTAACCAGTGGTATGAGACCGACAAGACACACAAGCGTATCTTCATCGAGAGCTACATGAAGGGTCCGGATGACAAGCCACTCAAGATGCCCGGTCATACTCTCTTCAAAGTTCTGAGATGAACTCACTAGCGTAAAGATTTTCTTGACATGAACACGACAGATAGCGCAGACTAAGAAACGATCCGGGGGATGACGCATGACAAGAGTTTTATCTATTGACTGGGATTACTTCTGCGAGGAAGACCCGCTGCTTGATATAAACCACCGTGAGTGCGATCTATTTCTCGAACAGATGTGGGCAATCCGTAAATTTCACGCCAAGATGGAAAAGGGAAAGTTCGTCCTGGTAGACGGCGTGCCAGAAATAGTCGAGAGAGACTTTACCAAGATGCTTCCCTTTCGTGGGAGCGAACGTCAAGTCCTGGACTTGCCTTGCCTGCAATCTAACTACCAGATCGGCATCGCCGAAAGCCACGTCGCCATCCTCGAAATGCTCGGGGATAAACGCGGGCTCGACATCGTGAACATCGATGCCCATCATGACCTTGGCTATGCCGAGGCTGATGACGATTACCACTTCGAGATGCATAACGCCGATTGTGGCAATTGGGGCGCTTACTTGATCGTTTCCAGGCGCGTGAACTCCTTCACGCAGATATACCCCGCGTGGCGCAAGAAGTTCCGCGAGCATGGTTCCAGAAACACCGGGATCGGCTGGGCCAGGAAGAAGCTCAAAACCAAGATGCGCGTCTCCAATCTCCCGCCATGCGAGGTGGTCTCGTGGGATGAGTTGGATTATGTGTTCTTGTGCCGGTCCGGATGTTGGACACCGCCTGACTATGACGAGCGCTTCAACACGTTTTGCCGGATGCTGGGCAGCGAGGCAACGTTGCCAGTCCGTGACATTTCGGCCAATCCGGAGGTAAAGATCGCATGAGTGAAGCTAAAGCTCGTCTACAGGCTATGTGCCGCCGTCTCGCCCTCGCGCCAGTTCGCGTGTGTAAATCACTCCATCAGTGTGTGTTTTGTGGCCACCCGATCACTGTCGGCAATTCCTACAGAGATCGTGGCTATGGAGAGCGCGCGCACGTCATTTGCTTTGAAGCCGTCAACCGTGAAGTCAATAAGGTCCGCAAGTGACCTGCATGACATGCAACGGTGACAAGTGGCTGCGCCGCGAGGTTCCGCACAAGTACATGCGAGAAGTCACCGTCACAACTGCGCGCATCTGCCCGCAGTGCAAGGGGACCGGAGTTATGCCGAAGATCGCACCGCCCGATCCGAGACAGTTTGAAGCAGAGGCTATAGAAAGCTAGGGGGTATCTATGAGCGTGATTGGAATTATTGGCGAATTCTACAAGGACTCGGGGAATAGACTCAAGCTGAATTCCTTGACGGTTATCACCGAGACCTTGAAAGCGTACGACGGAAAGGTTCATCGCGGACGCGACGGATACGATGTCGAGTGGTCACGACACTATGGATACATGTTCCACAACAGCAGCGGAGGAGGAGCCAAGACCGTTGAAGTGAGTGGAATCTATTTCATGAGCGGAGACGTGACGGTAGAGGAATTTCCTTGCCAGTTCGTCGATCATCGTGATAGGTCGCCGTTCAACGGCAAGCGAACGAAAGCCGTCCGCAAACGCAATCGCACGCGCCGCCTGCCTGTGCTTCCGAAGGCGTTCGATATGGACGGTTGCGCGAATCTTCTGGAGTGGCTAGAACAGCACGCCATCCAAAGCGACGCGGTCTACTGCTCTGTTTGTCGCGATTACTACCCAACCAGCGATGAATGGAATATGTGTGAGCACATCTGGTGGTGTGAAAAAACGGGATGGTGGTCTACTCCCAGCGAACGGTGCAAATGCAAGACGCGTGAACTATGCCAAGGAGAAGAGTAGCCACATGCCGAAGATTACGAGAGATGACTTGATTTGGGCCGCTGGGCTATTCGATGGAGAGGGGTGTATCAGTCTCAGTAAAAGGAGTCCTCAAGTGCTTAACAATGCAGTGAGCCATAACTATGTTCTCATCGCCAAAGTTACGATGTGTCACGAATCTACGGTCTTACGCCTCCATGATATTTTCGGCGTCGGCACTGTTCATAAACAACGCCGACAAAAGAAGCACTTCTCTCGATCTTGGGTCTGGTTCTGCAATCGTGCTGATGCTGAATTTGTGATACTCCAGATGAAGCCATGGTTATTCACTAAAGCCAGCGAAGCAGATTTGGCGGTTGAGTTTTTCTCTCTTCCACTCATGGAAAAGGGTGGAAGGTGGGGAAGTCGCCCGGTGACACCGCAGCTTGAAACAAAGCGCCATCAACTCTTCGTGAAGCTGCGCAACTGCAAATCTCGGAATGCCGCAATAGAAAGGAGAGCTAAGAATGAAAATAAAATATCAAGACATAAAACTGGGCGCTCGATCACTGGAATTGATTAAAATCTGCAACACGATTGTTGCCGATTATCAACGTCAGGGTTACATACTGACACTTCGGCAGCTTTTTTATCAGCTTGTCAGCCGTGATGTGATCCCGAACAGACAAAGCGAGTACAAACGCGTCGGTTCGGTCGTCAATGACGGCAGGCTCGCCGGGTTAATCGACTGGAGCGCTTTAGAAGACCGCACACGCAACGTCAAGTCTGTGGGCCACTGGGACTCGCCGGAGGAGATCGTCGAGGCCATCTCCCGCCAGTACGCCATCGACAAGTGGGAAGGGCAACCCACGCGCCCCGAGGTGTGGATCGAGAAAGACGCCCTTGTTGGCGTTATTGAACGAACATGCAGAGATATTGACGTGTCTTACTTCTCTTGCCGTGGCTACACTTCGCAGTCGGAGATGTGGGGAGCCGCGCAGCGGTTCATCCAGAATGCGAAGCAGAAACAAGTGACACACGTCATTCACCTGGGAGATCACGACCCTTCCGGGATCGACATGAGCCGCGACATCGAAGACCGCATCCGCATGTTCATGTCGCACCATGGCTACGGTGCCAGCTTGTTTGAATTCTCGCGCATCGCGCTCAACCGCGACCAGATCGACCAGTACAATCCACCACCGAACCCAGCGAAGTCAACGGATAGCCGCTTCCAGGGATACAGCGACGAGCACGGTGACGAGTCCTGGGAGTTGGATGCCTTGGAGCCCGCTGTCTTGGACGGTTTGATACGGGACAAAATTGCTGAGTTTCGCGACGACGACCTGTATGCCGAGAGGCAGGATCAGGAAGACCGCGAAAAGAGCCAGCTTGCCAAGGTCAGCGACAAGTGGGAAACGGTTGTCGAGTTCATCGAAAACGAAGACGAATAATCGGAGGGTTTATGAGCGAATCGAAAATGGGGGCCATCGTCCAGTATTGCGGGCACGATGGATGGTTCATCGCCGATATCCATCGAGTGGAAAACGTGAATGTCATCTACGCTTCACGGCCTGTCACGATGGAGAATCTCAACCGTCCAGCGGAGGACTGCACGCACCACATCACAGACTTCCCGGTTGGTGGCTTCTGGAAGCCGCAGAAGGGTATCTTCGTGATCCCTGAAGCGCAGTGCAAGGCATTGTCTGGCAATGGCGCGCCCAAGCAGGGGAAGGAGTTTGTTGCATCGATCCTCCCCGAAGTGGTATGCAGCGACGAAGTCAATGGTTGGATGATCCTCGCCGCTCCGGGTGCTAAATGCGCCTTGCTATCTGGAGCAAAAACTGAAGTGGCCGCATGGAACAGAGCCGCTCGAATGCTCGGCTGTACCGCTTATTAAGGAGGGCCTATGCCAGCGCTAGGATCAGAGTGGATCAAAGTACGACCGGAACTCGCCGCAGGCGGAGAGCATTTCACGTTTAAGACGGAGATCAGCGTGGACCGTGGGGGAATGTTCACGTTCACGATCCCGGAAGAATTGGAAGATACCGCCAGGGCGAACGCGAAGGGTAAGGTCGATGTATCGGTCGGCAAGATGCGCGTGAATTACTACATTATGACGCGGACGAAAGACCAAGGTATGGAATTCCTTCGCTCGGTCGCGCAAGATTACATCAACTGCGACGTCACTCGTGAGACAGTGATTCTCTACACGACACGTGCGAACGTAAGCTATTGGAAGAAACAAGACGGTGCCATCGTTCCGAACGGAGCCTACGATCCAAACTACAGCAAGATGGACATGGCACGGTAAGACTTCGAACGAATGGAGGTTTGATAGGGATATAACTTATTCGGTGGGCTTGATGGCTCATGCGTATATCAAGGTCACGGCACACCGCAAGTCCGGGGATCAGATTGGATGGGAACGCGCCGGGGAGAACTGCCACTCGGAGCCAGACAACTACCTGGACAAGCTCAACTCCTTCATCGGCGGTCTTTCCATAAGTGACATGGGAGAGTACCAGGAGATTCCGTACACCGAAGAAGCGGCCAAGTTCTTCTATGAGGCTATCCTCTCGATCTGCAAGCTCTCGGATCGAATCGAATCCTTCTTCGGTAATCCGGGGAACGTACAGAAAGCCATTGAGAGCCGCGCAAGCTTCATGCTCGGGGCTGGGAAGGAAAAATCATGACTACTCGCTTGAAGGGGTTCACGGTCGTACTCGACCATGACATCCGCGATGACGACGCCGAGACAATCAAGCAAGCGATCCTCGCGCTTCGCCACGTACAAGACGTTCAACCGGTGCCGGTGGACGTCGCAGACTTTATCATCCGCGCTCGCGTCCGGCGTGAACTATTGGAAAAAGTTCTCAAGGTCATTGAGGAGAACTAAGCCGGATTCAACCGTCCGAACTCTGGACGGGTAACCACAACCATCAACCAAAGGGAGAAGAACATCATGAGTGATATAAGAGCAGCAGTCAAAGAAGTCGAGGGGCAGATTGAGACGCGTATGCGTTTCCTCCAGGCTCTTGCGTTTCTCGAATCGCTGGGCAAGACCATCGGGATACATCTTGTGGCACAAGACATCTCGGGGCGAAAGGTCAAGTCTGCGAAGGTGAGCCATCACAAGAAGGCAGCCCAACCAGCCAAGCGCAAGCTGAGCACAGCGGGCCGCAAGGCAATCGCAGCAGCAGCAAAGAAGCGCTGGGCAAAGGTCCACGCCGCACAGCGGGCAGCAAAGAAGAAGAAGGCCGCGAAGTAAGCGGCCCTTCCTGGACTCCCTCCCCCTCACCCTCTCACACACAGAAAGGTATTCGAGCGATGGCAAAGACGAAGGTACCCACGATCACGACCACTGTAGAAGCATTCGTAGCAGCGCTAAAGAACACGGTCACGGAAAGAGGCTCTGTCACCATACCCATCCTTGGCTACGCGCGCGTACAAAACGCGACAGTGATCGGCACGACTCTCGATGTGTTCACTATCGTGAAGTTCGAGGGCAAGGGGCAGGGAGACTTCCTCATCCACCCACGTCGCGCTATCGATGTATTGAGCGGAGAAAAAGGTCCGCTTGTGATCGAATTTCACGACACAAACGAACCGAGGGGCGAGCGCAAGGTAAAGCTCAAGGTGGGCACGCTTGAGTTCACGCTTCCGACGCTGGCGGTCGAGAACTTCCCTCACATGCCGGAGCCGATAAAGACGACTCTCGCCATAGATGGTGCCGCGCTCAAGACGATGATCGACCGCACCCGCATCGCAGTCTCAGCAGACGAATCGCGCTACACGATCAACGGCACACTCCTATCAACTGAAAATGGAACTGTCACGATGGTAGCGACAGATGGGCACCGCATGAGTGTCGTAACCGCACCTGGAGAAGGAGAGCTTGAGAATGTCATTCTCTCGAAGAGCACAACGGAGTGGCTTCGCAACAACTGCCGGGGCAAGGTACAGATCGGCAGAGATACCAGTGGTAACATCATCTCCACGGATACGGGAATTGTGATATCGAAGACGCTGAGCGGCCAATTCCCGAACTATCAGGCTGTGATCCCAACAAAGTCTTCAGTCTCCGTACGCTTCTCTTCCTCCAAAACAGCCGCCGCCTTCTTGAAGCGCGCTTGCAAATGCGCGAGCCGAGAGAGCGGCACGATCAAGCTGTTTCTCGAAAAAGGAAAGCAAGAGGTAGTGATTTTGGCTGAATCGTTGGAGCGCGGATCGGCGCGTGTTCCAGTCCCCGCAGCTATTGAAAACATGCAGACTACGGGAATGACGATTGGATTCTGCGGAGAGTTCATTCTCGATTTTCTTGCCGTGCTCCCCGACCAGGAATTCACCCTCTCTCTCACCAAGGCAGACATGGCCGGAATGTTCGAGGTGGAGAACTTCAAGTACATTGTCATGCCGATGCGCCTCTGACAATAACCTCACTTGTGTACGATTATTCTTGACACCGAATAAAAAGGAGCGCAGAGTAACAAAGAACCGCTCATGCGGGCAATCAATCTCCGGGAGGAATAACGCTATGGCAGTTGAATGGGCATCGGAAGATATAAAGCGGGCGGGGGCACTTTACGTTGCATTCCCGGAAGACATCACCATTGTCGAGGAACTCAACGGACGGCATGATCCGACCGACATCGAGGCTCTTGCCGCTGACATCGAAGCCAACGATCAGCACACGCCGGTTGGCCTTCGCAAGAATGACGACGGGCAACCAGTGCTTGTGTACGGTCACCGCCGCTGGGAAGCGGTCGCGTTGCTCAACAAGAAGTACCCGCATAGCAAGCGCAAGCTTGTCGGCACCTATCTGAGCGTGGATGAGAACGGCGCGTTCATCGCCGCGATCAGCGAGAACCGTTTCCGCAAGGACGTATCCCCCATAGACGACTGTGCGAATATCAACACGCTGCGCAAGCGGCTGAAGTTCGCAGATGAGGACATCGCTAAGGTCTATTTCCCCGAAGCCAAGAGCAAGGAAGAACTCGCAGCGGCTCTCCGCTTCGTGAAGCAACGCGGATCGCTCATTGAACTCGCGCCCGAGGCAGCTACCGCCGTCCGCGAGGGCAAGGTCAAGGTAACCGCTGCCGTCAGGCTCGCGAAGCTCTCCAAGAACTTGCAGCGCGAGAAGCTGAAAGAGCAGCCAGCCAAGATGAAGGCAAAGGACGTGCCCGCGCCGAAGCCGAAGCGTGAGAGCATTCCCGCGACCATGCTTCCCCTGGTGAAGAAGGCAATCAAGGACTTGCTGTTGAAAGACCTCGAAAACACGCAGTATCCCTACGTCGAGGTCAAGCGGGAGCCTATGCTTGCTCTCTACCGTCTCATCAACCCTAGCTAGTCCGAGCTTCGGATAGGTCAAGGAGATATCGATGAAGCTGAGCTATGCTGAACGCCATCGCTTCGACAAGGCCGCTCCATTCAAGATCGATGGTGTTTACTGTAAGCTGATTCCTTTGACGAAGGGGCAGTACGCAATCGTGTGGGAATCCGATTACGAATGGTTAATGTTTTGGAACTGGTGCGCTAGATGGAACGGCCATCCCAAGACGTACTATGCCGTTCGTGGCGTACAAAAAGACGATAGACAGCAACTGATTTATATGCACCGCTTTATCAAAGGGCTTGCCCCCGGTGATTTACTCCAATGCGATCATAAAAGTCCTGGGAGCGGCTTGGATTGCCGACGCTCTAATTTACGCATTGCCTCTAACGCGCAGAATCACTGGAATCAAGGTGTACGCAAGAATAACAAAAGTGGCTATAAAGGCGTATATCTTCGGAAAGATACAGGGAAATGGACGGCACAGATTACAGTGAACGGACGATGCAAGACACTCGGTTCATTTCGCAGTAGACGCGTAGCTTTTCTCGCGTATTGTAAGGCAGCAGAACTTTACCATGGCGAATTCGCACGAGTCGCTTAAGATAAGGAAAATTGCATGAGTGTCAAAATCAAAGGGCATCGCCTTCTTCCCGCTGATCCACAACAACCGCGCAGAGCCACATGTGGATGTGGCGCATGGTGTAACTTAATCACCGGAGTCGGGTCCGCGCTTATTCTCAAGGCAAGGTCCGATTGGCACCTGGAGCATAAGCTCAACGTCCTCCACAGCCAGGGTAAGCTCGACGAAGAGGAGGATAAACCGATATGGGCGGACATGCGATAGGTGCTGTGATCTTTGGGATATTTTTCCTTTCGGCTATCAGCGTTGCATTGATCGGTCTTATTCGGCTTGACGATAAGAGCGGGCGGAGTGTTGACTGGCACAGACGCAATGGACGCTGGCGTGTACAGTATCCAAACGGCGGTGTCTCGCAACCATTTACGCGCTCCGTGGCTAAGGATTACGCGAAGTTGTTCGGCGGTGTTGTCGTTCGAAAGGAGAAGGAACCAAATGAATCTGGACAAAGCGAACTGGAGGAAGGGTCTTCATCCGGAAGACATTGAAGCGGACGGTCAGCGCTATGGCCCAGCATTCGTGTTTGGCACACGCATGTACCATTCGCATAAACCTATCAACTACACGGCAATTTTTGTCGTCTTCTTTTTCATCTCTTTCGTTCTCTCGTTTCTTGGATTCCGACTCGGCTGGTGGTAATGAGGTGCTGCTGTGAGCATTAAAGAAATCGTAATTCACACGTACAGTTGCCGGTGCGATTTACCAGAATGTCCGGGGAAGGGAAAGCCTTGGATCGCAACAAAAGGAGTACCGAAGCGATGCCGGTACTGCAAGAGACTGGCCTGGAACGGCAAAGGTCGGGAGGTACGAAAGAACGCACTCCCCATCAAGTACGACGACATGACCGACGAAGAGCGTCGTGAATACAACCGCAAGAAGAAAACTGAGTCGAGAGCCAGGATAAAAAAAGAGGCTGGGGATGACGACTAACAAAAAGACGCTGCCTCTCCGAATCCTTGAGGCTCTAGCCGCGTTCGAAGATGGGCGCGCCGCGTACGTCCATCTCATGTGGAAGGTGTGGCCACCGAAGGATTACCCACGAGCTTATCGGCACTCAGGCAAGGGTGGTCCTCCGGGAGTGTCACGAGTTTTCAGTGGGGCTCTCAACCGGATGCGGCAACAGGGGTTGATTGCACGTACGCGATATTCCATTGGATACGAGCAGCGATATGGACAGCCAGATGTAATCATTCTCTCCACCGGAAGAAAGGCGCTCAAAGATGATCTTCAAGCGTGAACGCAGAACCTATCCAACTGTACATTGGCAGGGCGGACGCCTGCCAGGAAGTATCCGTACGTTCTGCGGACCTCTCATCACCGACAAGACGGCGCATTCGCCCGACAAAGCAAAGGTGAACTGCAAGCGGTGTCTCCAGTGCATGAGGCGGCACGGGCATCTTCCGACAGAATAAGGAGGTCATGGGATGGAATTCCCCGATCTTGAAAAATTGGACGACATAGCGCTCATGAAAGAAGTCGTTGCTGAGAACGGCGATGCGCTCGCGGTATTATTTGACCGTTACCACAACAGGGTTCTTAGTGTAGGGCTCAGAATTCTCAAGAATCGCGAAGAAGCTGAAGAAGTAATGCAGCAGGTATTTTTAGAAGTTTGGCGTGTAGGAGCAAAGTTCGATCCCGCAAAGGGAAAGTTCTACACGTGGTTGATGCAATACGCTTATCATCGAAGTCTTAATCGGAGGCAGAGCCTTATCTCTCGACGTTTCTGGAGTCATTGCGGCTTCGACATATTCGCCGGGATGCGTGCAGGGAGCGACGATAAGGTTAATCGGCGATTCCGCGATGGCACCTTTGAGCCGCCCGAGGAGTTAATGTTGCGGCCTCAAGGTGAGTGCAACCGGCTCGTGGAGGAAGTGCTGAAGGCATTGAATGAAGAACAGCGACATGCAATTCGCCTTGTCCACTACGAAGGCATGAGTTTGAAAGAGGCTGCTGAAGTAGCTAACACGCCTTTTCACAATATGCGTCACCATTATTACCGGGGTTTGCAAAAGATGAAAAAGCATCTTTCTATACTTGCTCAAAAAAACAAAAACTTGGACACTCTCGGAGGAAAATCGTGAGCGAATTTATGACCGTGGACCATCCGCGAGCTTTCGAGGGTATGACTCTCGATCCTCACAAAGAGTTGCGGATCAAGCACTATCCGGAAGAGACGCATCTATGCCCGCTCTGCAAGGGCTACGGCGGATGGCATCTCCAGTTCGACGCCTACGGTCCAGGCAAGCACTTTGACTCTAGTTGCTTCCAGTGCAACGGGTGGGGATACGTCTCGGCAAAGGATGCAGATCACATACATAAGTACGGTCCAGGCACTACGGTAGGGCACTGCCTGAATAACTATACCTGTGAGATTTGCAATCAAGTACGCACTGTCGATTCGAGCGACTGAAATGAAGCGGCGGGTCGTCATCGAAGTGTGGGAGTGTGAGTGCTCGCAGTGCGGGCATCCGCGAGACCGATACAAGCCTTGGTACAGTCTCGCGAAGCGTCCTCCGCAAGAATGCCCTGGTTGTGGATCGCGTGAATGGGACGGCAAGAAGATCAAGCACAAACCGGGGGCGAAGCCGAAGATCGAATTACCAAAACCAGTTCGAGTGAGAGCTACCGAGGGGGACGAATGCTAAAGAGTGTTTTCTTGATGCTTCTATTGGTCGTTGGATGTGAAGTGACGGACGAATCCAAGGCCATTCACGTGATCGGAACAATAACAGCCGTGGAAAATGACGGCTCCTTCGATCTGGAGAATAGCCAGTCCAAAATTATCCATTTCGATAGGTGCTGGGAACAGATCGGCCACTTTGATGTATGGAAAAATGAGCGCGTCGATCTCAATCTGCAAATCAAGGTAATGAATGGAGGACAGTGCGCCTTTATTGTTTCCTCTACTGATCTGCACTGAAAGTGAGGATAGCTATGATTAAAAGCTGGAAGCAAGACCACGGTATAAGCAACGGCCCTGGAATCATCCTTGTCAATTCCAAGTACGTCCACAACGTCGCGGCGGCGATCCGCGCGGCGTCTTGCTTTGACGTGACTCGGCTTGTGTGGACGGGCAGCCGCGTCAATCCCGATCTACTCGACCGCCTGCCTCGCGAAGAGAGGATGAAGGGCTACAAAGACATCCTGTGGACACACGACGTCAAGGACCGGCCCTTTGATTTATTCTCGCCTCGCGTCGTTCCGGTGTGCGTGGAGTTGCTCGAAAACTCCGAACCGCTCACAACCTTCGAACACCCTGATAACGCTGTGTACGTGTTCGGACCTGAAGATGGGGGAGTGCCGCAAGTGCTGCGCCGCTTCTGCCATCGCTTCGTTCACATTCAATCGAACCACTGCCTCAATCTTTCGGCAGCGGTGAATGTGGTTCTTCATGACAGAAAGTCTAAACGGCAGATCGCGGGCCTTGAGCCCATCTTGCCAACCGGCGAAATGCTCAATGAACACAGAGGCCCGATGGAGATTGCCATAGCGGGATGGGATGGGTACTGAATGCTGACCAAATTCTGGACGGTATGCAAACCATGCAACGGACGCGGTGAAGTCAATCCAAACTCTCCACATGCGCGCAAGCCGCCGAAGATGACCGGAGAGATTACGGATCGCACCACGAGCGTTTGTAAGAAGTGCTCCGGGTGCGGGATGCAGTGGAATATGACGAGGGGGAAATGATGAGAACTTGGTGGATTGCTCCTGGTGACAATGAAAAAGTGATGCGCGGTGACGAGGTGATCGCTACCATCACAACAATGAAAAGCGGGAACTATCGCTGGGACGGAATGAATATGTATCGTGAAAACTTCTTAATGAAGGACCATATCTTGGAGGACGTCAAGTATTTTTACCGCTACCCGCACCGTCGCAAAACTGTCATCACATTTAAGAGCGGCAGAAAGGTCGTGCTCTGATGAGCGACCGCTGGTATAAGAATCACCGCCTGGAGTGGATCGCCGAGATGCTCCGCATTTATGGCTTCATCAACCGCGAGCACGTGATGCGGAAGTTTGGCATCTCGACACCGCAAGCTTCGAAAGACCTGAACGACTTTCAGAAGAAGAATCCGAACGCGGTGAGTTACGATCTTAGCGTTAAGAAATTTATTGCTCGGGATGGACGGAAGATATGACTGCATCGAATGAATCCGAAGTTTACCGCGCGGTCTGTTACATGCGCTGCTCAGGCGATGGCCAGATTCTCGGAGACACCTGGGAACGCCAGCGCGAGGTGATCTTCAAACACGCCTTGGCGAACGACTTTGACGTGGTTGAGGAGTTCCGAGACGAGGGTGTCACCGGCAAGATGGAACTGGAGAATCGCGCAGGGCTGTCCGCTTGTATGCAGTTCATCCAGGCGAACAGCATCAAGTTGGTCTTGGTCGAGTCCAGCGACCGGCTCGCCCGCGACATGATCGTGGCTGAGGTCATCGTGCGCGAGTTCCAGAAGATCGGCGTCAAGGTGATCGCGGCCTCGGGGGGTGTGGACCTCACCGCAGGCGACGATCTGAATCCAACCGCCAAGCTGATCCGGCAAATCCTCGCCGCAATCGCCGAGTTCGACCGCTGTGTCACCGTGCTCAAGCTGCGCGGCGCGCGCGAGCGCATCCGAAGCAAGAACGGGAAGTGTGAAGGCCAGCACGCCTTCGGCGAGAAGCCCGAAGAGCATGAGACCATGGAAGCGATTAGAAATTTCCGCGCCATCGGATGGACCTGTAAGACGATTGCCGACACCCTCAATGAGCGTTCTTTCCGGACCCGCTCCGGACGGCCTTGGCACCGATCCACGGTCGCGAAGATTCTCGCGCGTAAAGCTACCACCAACTAATCTTCAGATTGCTTACCAGGATCGACCAAGGCGCGCCAGCCGGTAGACTTCCCAATTGCACCTGGACGTACACGCCCGGAGTCCAGTTGCTGGCCGTGGCGGGCATGTTGCCCAGCGACGTCGGAACCTGGGACACCATCTTGTCGCACTCGTAGCTCACCACAGAGCAAGTCTTCGCTGTGAGGTTGAACGAGTACGCCCACTTCACTTTGTGCTGCACGTTCGGCTTGAGCGCACCCAAGAGCAGCCCGGTCGAGGTCCAGTTCCCGATGTCGATCTGGCCGGTCGCCACGTGGCGCTGGCCGCTCAGGTTGTACTTCATCCCACCCGTGACAATCAGGAGATCGGTCTCGATCACGTTCGCGTTGGTCGGGGTACCGGCGTCGATATCCAGGCCGTACGACAGAGACACATTGCCGGTGTTGACAGGAATCTGCCGAGGCTCGGCCACGCCGTTGAGCACACCGGCCTGCGCCGGGTAAAACTCGACGGCAGGGTACGACCCAGGCTGGCTGTTTCCCGAGGTCCAGCAGAGCAGGGTGGTTTTCTTGGCGGGCACTAGACGGGACCCGTAGGCGAGAGGGGGAACGCCCCCTATCGGGGTCGCCGCAGTGTTGACATGGACACCCCACAAAGTGGTCGGATCGAGCCGGTCGATGAGCATAAAGTCTCCTGGACTTTATGATGCACCCAAATCGATCCAAAAACACCCTAAAAGCGACCGTGGAGCGGCACATGAACTGCGCTTACTCTGCGCTTTTCGACCCCGTTTCGCCGAAGAGACGTGTATGTCACCTGTAAAGCTATCTACGTGTAATTTCTATCGCTTCACTCCGGGAACAGGCCGTACTTTGGCTCTGTGGAAAGCAGCCCGCTCGACGCTTTTCGCAACTCTTCAGTCGGAACGTCGAAAAAGCTCTGCTTTCCGGCCCACGGGATGGGGTTTCTGAGCTTGATTGGATCGCGCAGAACAAACGCATAGCGGAGCTTTCTGTCGTCTCCATATTGCCGGTAGTCGCCCCACACGATCTGCCATGGTTCCCTCGCCGGAGCGACGTCGCAAGCGGGCTGGCAACGCACGAGATCGACGGTGCCGATGATGCACCCAAAGGGTAGCTGAGACCACTTCATACCCAGCATCGTGAGCTTCGGCTCGTAGAACGCGCGAGTGCTTTTGTCCTGGTGCTTGGCCGCGTGGATCGCGATCCGGCCCCGGACGGCGGTCGGCCAGCCGCGCGTTTCGTCCGGCTTTACCATCCGGCCCTGGTCGTCTTTCTCGAAGATGACGGACGCCCACGGCTGCCATAAGCTGAGGCACTTCATATCAGGCTCCTCACGTTTTCCGACTCCACCGCTGGATGGGATTGATTAGCTCGATGTCGTCCGGAATTCTTTTGCCGAGGTAGAGCGCTTCGTCTGTGCGCGCATAATCCGTAATGGGGATCGGCGTACAGTGTGGAAAGGTGCCAACCGCCGCGATGATCTTAAAGTGGTTTTTGAGCGTCTCTCGCGCCTTCTCTGAAATCTGGAACCAGTCATCAACCATAACCTCTTGACCGCATCCTCGGAGGCTGTGAAGCTCCTCACTCCCGACGAAGTCAAGGCGGGCGAACTGATGGGGGCGTCCTTCGCGGAGACGGCGGCGGGCAGCTTCGGCGATGATGTTCTCTTTGTGCGGAGAGATGATCGTGATGTGGCTCTGCGTTTGACTTGCGACCTCTTCCGCGCTATCGAACAAGGCGGTGGTCTTTCCACTGCGGCGCTCGCAGTGCAGAACTGTTCCCTGCCGAAACGCGTCACGCATCATGCCGGTGCGTATTGTCACAAGCTCAGGCGAGGGGCTTGTGCAAGATCGCATGTGATCGTCCAGCCTGTCGATGATATTGTGCGCGTACGTATGGAACCGCCGTGCATACTCCACGAACATCTCGCGCGCAACTTCGACCGGGATCGCGTCACATCTATGCTGCGCTTGCTCCTCGTAACTGTTGAGCATCCGGTTAAAGTGTTCTTCATCTGGATCGCGGCGTCGCGAAAGAGGAAGCATCGCTGGCTCAAATTTCTCGAACGGGCTTATTGAAAAATACTCCATTTGCAATTATGGAACTATCGAGGTCGCCGATTTTCAAGCAGTCCTCTTGTTTATGCCCCGCGCGAAACAGTGAGAGAATCAATTTCGCCGAATAGTTCATATATATCATCCCAGTCTGGTGGATCGTAATCTTCTTTCTCCTCGTTCCATTTACCGCAAAACGGATTCACGCTCACTGATGTGCAGTGCAAACCAATCCCCGGTACATCCGGATTCGACAAGAAAAGCTCTCGCAGCGCTGGCCAGTGATTGACATTATCCGATGGAATCGAAAAGTCTTCGAGAAATACCTTGATCGCGTCGGCCATGCGCGGGTAGTCCTTCTTCGCGACATAAGCACGATCAAAGGTAAGCATGAAAACGGCTTTGTGCTCCGTTTTTACGCGCGGGTCTTTCCAGAGATTCCACAAGGTGTCCCCGAGTTGCATGTAGCCCTTGTTCGGGTGGTCATAAGACCTCGTTACGCTCAGATAGCGAGCGGCCATCAGTTCCCAAATTATCGGAGCCGACCCCCAGCTATTGCCGTATTCATCCAGCACGTCCACCCTATCTCCTGGATAAACTGCTATAACATCCGTCTGGCTCATGTCGTCATCTCCCCGAGCTTCTCCTTCGTCTCGTTGAACTGCTTTCTGTTGTAGAGCAGCAGACAAGCTATAAGCTCTCCGGTTACGAGGCTGCCAACCACATCCCCGGCAATGCCCATCGTGACCTGGGTGCCCAAGCGGCACTTCGTCGCTTGCACAACGTCTACGCCAAGGCGGATGTCCAGATTATCGTCGGCCATCTTTTTCAGTACATCGAAACTGTTCACTGGCATCCTATTCCTCCGTCAGAGCCCGAGCGTCTTCCCAGCGTACGGCTCTTTCTTGTCTTCTGACTCTTCATCGTTCACGTGAATATCTTCAAAATACGTGGCCACGCACTTGATGATTCCAATGACCAAACAGAGCGTGAAAATCGCGGCTGGGAATAACAGTTCCCAAGCGATCCGAACCTCGATATATTCACGCCAAGTGATTGCGTGATCCACTCAGACTCCTGGGCGGTGGTCGTAGCCCCGCTTTACGTTCGTCGCGAAATCTTTGTTGCTTTTGCCGCTCACACTCTCTACATCTACGTGATCCTTTTCGCGAGTCGATTATTAGATTCTCTCCCTCATAGGGATGACCGCGTGGACAGTGAGTTTTTCTGCTCTCTTTATTGTTTGTCACTAGGTCAGCATTAAGAGCCTGCTCCCGAGGAGTTGCCCACCGACAGTTTTCAGCGGTGTAATCTCCATTATTGTTTTCACGATCTAATGTCTTCCCTGGTGGTCGTTCGCCCATGTCTGCATAAAAATTCGCGAAACTGTTCTGCCAGCGTTCACAAATCTTTATCCCACGTCCGCCATAGCGCGGGTATTTGTGGGATTTTGAATTGAGGCATCGTTCTTTCATTGCGCGCCACGAACGATACGTCCGCGTTTCTCCCTGCTTTCGCGTGCTGTGCCCATGTTTCTTCATATTGCCGACATCGGATCATCAAGTGTATGCTGCTGAGCGCGTTTCCAAAAGTCATGCTCATCTGCCCTGATAGCCAATAAGTCCGCCAACACTTGGTCTGATGGCGGATATACGCCCACGTGGGTGCCTTGATACCAGCCGAGACAATGGGAACACAAGGCTGCGAGAAAATGGAAATAGACCTTGTCCGCTTTTTTCTCCGGCTTCAGCGCGAGAGTGGGAAGGCCCTTGCGCAGGCAGTACATCACGCCAGAGCGCTTGCTCTTCTCCAGAAAGGCCCCGGCGAGAATGTAGCTGTCATGCTGCACTTCGTTGAGACGCCGGAGCAGTGCGCCCATGGCCTTCCACTCCGCAACGGGCTTTACCGCTCCGGCTTGGCAGATCATCGAAGTGATGTACATGTCGAGACGTTCGTTTGTGGTCACGAACTTCTCCACGATTGCGCCCTTCGAATGCTTCGCCACCGCGATTGTTTTTGGCCGCGTCGTCCAGACATTCACGACCATAGGCGAGTCGTCCTGCTCATCGACGTCCGAGGTGGAGCACACGCGCACTTCAGGAACGCCATTCATCGAGACAGGCACATCGTGACCGTGCTTGTCGGCAAGCGGGCAGCCCTTCGCAAGAACGATCTTGCGATCCTGGTCGAAGATGCTCACGATGGGCACGCCGTGGTGCCAGCCGCGCGCTTTGCAGAGTTCATGCACGCCGGATCGGAGAGATTCCCAGGTGAGTTCTCCCTTGATGGGCAGTAGGTCTGTGGCCATACTATCCTCCACTTCGCGGCGCAATCGCCACCGTTCGTCCAGATTCCGGACTCACTCTCCCATACGATGCCCTACGTGGCAGCCCCTTCGGCCTGCCACGGCCTTTCTTGCGAGGCACTGTCTCCACGGCTTCATCGGGAGTTTCCTGTGTGTCCAGGCGAATCATGAGCTTGTTCGTCACCGGATCGTAGCCCAACACCCTGTACGTGTGAGTCACATCGCCGATTTCCCTTTCGAGAAAGACGGCGGACCCGGACTTGATGAGATCGCCGACGAGCTTGGCAGCTTGCTTGCGGCCATCCTCGTTCGTTGTGTCGATCTCTGAGTTGTCATCGCCGGAAAAGCTATTGAGGATTTGGATATTCATATGACCACCTCTGAGTACAACACCCGTTCTATCGCGCTCGGTCCATGTGCCGTGATGGCCACAGGCACACGTAGGTTCGCCGCCATCGAGTAGAGAAAATCAACTTCCGACTCACCGATACGTGGCAGGTAGTCTAGGTGGCTCACTGCGAGGTAATCGACACCGCCGATGATTCGGAGAGCCCGCCGCGCCATGTTGAAATCGAACTGCCCCACCCGAAACTTTCCCTGAAGCGAGCTATCGGAGTTGTGTAGCTCTGGCAAATCGAGCGCTGGGTCTTCGCTCGGGAACGGACCGGCACCGTGGCGCGTGTAATAGCTGCGCAGGCAGCCGACGCGGGTACGCTCTTTGACTTTCGCTTCATCGAGAAGTGTATTCGCATTTTCGAAGGTAGTGTTCGTCCAGGTGTTGTGCGGCGCGGTGCCGTACGTCTCATCGAGCATCACGCCCTGTGCGCCCTCAAAGACCATGCATTCTTCCGGCTTGAAGTGATCGACGATCTTGGCTGGCCAACTCTCGAAGTCGGCCATGGTCCGGCTGAGAACTGCTATGTCTTTGCTGCGATGAATGACGATGCCCAGTTCTTCCCGAAGCTTCACGATCTCATCGAGAAGCATATCCGAGATAAATGTGAGCTTACGGCGGAGCGTGACCAGATTCTGCGTGTCACCAGCGTAGGGAACATAGAGCGGGTGCTTTATCTGCATCTCTCGCGCCACACCGATGCCCATTCCGCAGCTTCCATGTCTTGCATCGCCGCGCGCCATCTCGCGAAGTTGATTGAGATGCTTATGAAACGGCGTGACCAGGAGCGCTCTCTGATCGACTGTGGTGCGGTCCCATACGTCTCCCGCCAGATTTGAAAGCTCTTCTGCCTCTCGCATCATCGACACCGGATCGATAACCATGTAGCGCGAGAGAAATGTCTTCACGTGCGGGTTCGCCAGTGTTCCCGCTCCAAACTGCGCGAAGGTGTGGTGGTCTCCCTCTGGAGTAACCACGTTGTGCGCCGCCTGAGAGCCGCCGTTATAGCGCACCACTAGATCGACCGGATATTCACGACATAATTTATCGACACATGCCCCCTTGCCTTCGTCTCCGAAGGCAAGTCCTGCCACAAGAAATGCTTTCATTTATTCCCCCAGGTTCTTTATACACACCGTAAATGCAGTGAGCGGGCGGTTCGGCCTCCCGTCCGGGCGAAGCGGATGCGTGTCGCTGATCTGACGGTAGAAGGTCATAGCCTGCGCCCCATCGTCGAATCGCTTCGCCTCGGCGAGGTTGAAGGTCGTAGTGAGATCGCCATGGCCGTCGTGACCGTTAGGGTCGTACGTTTTCACATACGACCCCTCCAGTTCGGACGGCAATGACTCAAGCCCGCCAAGCCGTTCGATTTGGATAACGGCGCTCACAGACGTGCGGCCTTGCCTGCTCCGGACGTCGTCAGCGCAGCCGCCGCGTGCGCGCTGTGCTTCACCAGGGCATGTGCTTCGTGATCGCTCACGCCGACCGCAACCAGATCGTCAACGACCGAGTCTGCCGACTTCTCTTCACAGAGAGCGACGGTAGAGGCGATGAGTTCGCAAATCAGGTTCGCGTGCTGCAACACAAGAACAGACTCTTCTCCGAAAAGCTTCTTGTATTGCTCAAACGAGTGCTGATAGGAACCGTGCGGCCAGATCACGAAAATGGTAAAGTTGCGGCGTGCTTCTTCGATGATCTCTGCGATGGGGATGTCGGCCTGGATGGTATCGCCGAACACAGCGTGGACATGCTTTTTCCCCACTTGATCGAAGATCGGCTCGTCTGCGAACATGAAGAAGTATCCCTTCTTGTCACGCTTCTCCAGGCAATCGAGGCTGACCTTGCGCGCCGCCGCATAAAGCAGCAGATCGTAAGACTCGCCGTGATTAGAGCCGCCTTGGCCGACAAGCCAGATGTTCCGGATGTGCTCATCCACGCGGATATCGCTCTCGAAGTCCGAAATCTGGATGCAGTTCTTGCCGACAGAAAAGAAGTCGTCGTTCGCGGCAACGGCAACTTGCGGGTCCGGCAAATACTTATTCAAGAGGTCCATGAGGTTCGGGAGCTTCTTCTGCGCATCGACGGCGCGGTCGTAGTTCGAACCGGTTACGTCGAACGCGACCAGCACTGCATTCGATGTCGGATGCTCAGCGGAATCCCGCGATTCAAGCTTGCCGACAGGCTTTGTGTTAATACGCATCGGGTCCAGGTTCGCATGAACCGAACTCGCGGTTGTTGTGTAGGCAAAGTCTGGCGTGCCTGAAGCACGACGACTTGAAGTTGTACTGTGATATGTACCTGAGTCCCAGCGGCCACCGCCCATGATTTCCTCCGCTTACGTCGGCAAGTTGAATGCGATCCACTTCGGAGAGCCGTACTCCTTAGCAGCCGCCTCTTTCCAGTCCTGCAAAACATCTCCAGCTTTCTGGTAGCGTTTCTTATAGTCAGAATCGAGGCACTTCACAAGAATTTTTCCCAAGGCGGGCATCCACAACGATCCGCAAAGATACACCATCAACTTCGCGGCCATGTAGATGTCCGAAGCAGGGCCGATGTACTTCTTAGACAGAAGCTCTGGCGCATAATGGTCCTGCCACGCCGGAATCCAGGATGACAGTCTTGTCCGCTCTTCGTAATTGACTGAATAGCACCAGTCGATCATCCGGATGGAGTGCTTGCGTGGATCGACACCGGAGCCTCCGTCGTTATCTGGATAGAACATAACGTGTGGCGGAAGGATCGCCCCATGCACCAGCCGGAAGTGATGTGTCCATGTCAGTACAGCCAAAATCCTCTTAAACATCCAGACGCCGGTTCGCGTGTCAACATTCTCGATCTTCACGTGAACTTGCTGCGCGGTCACGAATCCTGAGAAATTCGTGATGACGTTCGCCTCGCGCTTCATCGTTGCCTCGATCCAGAAGTTGTCGATTAGCACAGGTACGCCTTCGCGGATCGGCCCGTCAATCTTGCTCAACGCTTTGAGTGCGACGATCTCCGCCCTAAGAAGGTCGTTGTCATCGTGATTTCTCGCAACCTTGATGAGTTCCTTGCCGCCTTCCGTTGTGTAGAGATCGGCGATGTCGCCGATGCGTGGGTGCGGCTTGGCGTTGTACTTACCGATCTTCAGAGGAACGCAGTGGGGGAGCGGAAGACGCTTGCCCCAATTGCCTTTCCTTACTCGAATATCGGCCTCATTCTTCAACGCGGAGAGTTGCTGGAACACTTTCGCAGCGAGCGGCTCTGTCGGATGAAAGTCGGGGTGACAAGACCGCGCGAGCTTCCTGAAGACCACAGACGGATCATCTCCCGATCCGAATACATCCTCCGGACAGCACGCGCTCTCCAGCTTATCGTGCATCAATTGCAATTCGCTCATGCAGCTTCGTCCATGAACTTGCGCCGGGGCAAGATCGGTCCACTTGGCTTCACGCCTAAAGGATTTTCCGTGTAGCCCTCATACCACGGTGCGGTTGAAGGAAGCGATAGGCGAATGAACTGGCGATCCACGTCGCCAAGCTGGCGGGTCGATTCATGCACACACATCCCGTCCACCCAATAGACCATGCCTGGAGCGAAGATGGTGCCCGGAGAGCGTAGCTCGCCCCGCAGATGCTCGCAGCTTCCCTCTTCTCCCACTTCACCGTGGAATTGCTGCGCCCAGGCGCAACAGCCCGCGTGCGAAGACACAGTGAGCATCCCAGTCGCTCTGCTCGCCCAAGGCGCACCTCCACCCCATCCGCGACCCTCCCCGCCATCTACGTGCAGTCCTGCGCGCCGATGCGTTCGTCCGAGGGCAACCGTCTTCTCATCGATGGTGAGGTAGCCGACTTTCCCCAAATGCTTCGCGTCCATCATCCGGAAAAGGCACCACGCCACATCCCAGTAATGTAAAACAAAATCGGGAAAGGTCGATACGCCCCCGAGAATAATCGGAAGCATCATGACCCGTGTGCCCGAGAACGGCGGTAATTTAACTTCGCCGACTTCGCGAAAAGTGCTTGTAAACATACCCTTCCCCCTTTTACTCATACACGAACTAGAAGCTACCGCTATCGCCTCCGAAGCTACCGCTATCCCCGCCTCCGAAGTCCGATGAAGATGACGAGTCGCTGAAGCTGCTACTGCTGCTGTCGTCAAAGCCGCTCGATGACGATGAATCGCTAAAACTACTGCTACTGCTGTCATCGAAGCTGCTCGATGACGACGAGTCATTCCAACTGCTGCTCGATTCCTCTCGAACCGCGACCGGCTCCGGCTCTGGAACGAAGACGGGCTCGATGATGGGAACAATGACCGGGCTGGGGCCATAATAACCATCGTCGATGTACGCTGGCCGAGCAGGGGCCTTATTGATGATCGTCGTATTCGTCACAGACGGAGACGCTGCCGGAGCGGCCTGCGGAGGGGTTGGAGGTGTAGGGCCGGGTTTCGGAACGTCGGGATCAGGATTGCCCGCAGGAGCGGTAGAGTGGCCGTCGCCGGAATGCCTCGAAGCACTACGATCAAACCGGAACTTGCGCGAAGCTTGAGCTACTTCCGCATCGACTTTGTCGGCAATCCACTTATAGCGCTTCCCGATCTCCTCGTACTCCTCGATGTCGAGACCTTTCGTATCCGGATTGAAGGTCTCGCTCTGGTTCAACCGGGAGAACTCCTCCGACAATGCGTAGTTAGTGCTGTTGATGATCTTCCCCGCCGCCTCGTTCCGCCATAGCACCGCTTGTTGCTGCGCCAGGAGACGCTTGCGCCGGAAGTTAAACAGGGCGAGAATACCGATCACGCAACAACCGAGAAGGATCGCGCCAAGCAACCAATCCAGCCATCTCCAAAGTCCGGACATGTCTGTTGCTTGCTTGGTAATAACGGTGGTGGCCGGATGTAGAGCCGCCGTTTGAAATGCTTCGATCTGCACTGCGGCTTGAGACATACCGGCAATCATGCCCCGTGTCCAGTCGCCGTCTCGGAAGGCGGGAGCCATGAACTGCGTGCGGATCACAGACGTATTGAGTGCCCGTCCGAACTCGTTCCCCACAAACAACCCCGCCGCGTGCCGCTTCGGGAACACGAGGAACACGATCAGGTTGTTCTTCACTCCTCCGCTGGCCGATTGCCACGATGGACACTCCTTCTGTAGTGTGGCGACGTACTGCTCGGGCGTGGTCTTGGAGGTGTCATCCAAGATCACGCGCGGGTCGGCACCCTTCGCCGCGAGCATAGAAGCAGAATGAACAAGCGCATCACCCTGACCGCTCCTGAGAAGCGATGACGGGTCCGCGAAAACTGGCGAGTCGCACGAATGCGAAAACACTTGACTCCAGCCCATGGAGGCCAGAGCCACAAATATGCAGGCGATCAAAACTCGTCTCATGGAACTTCCTTTCACATCGAGCATTCGAGGGAGGGTTTCCGTGTGGTCGTTTATTTCAGTGACGCGAGAAGGGCATCCACTTCAGGGCTGTTCGCGTTCGATGGTTGAGGCGTTGTGGTGAGTGCCCGGTCAAACTCAGCGCTGGCTACATCGTTGTGGCGGCGCATTCTTTGCTCCACATCATCGACGGATTGATTGCCATCAAAGCCAAGTGCGGCATTCGCTTGGGTCAACGCGGAAGCGGCCTGATGCTTTGCCTTCGTGTCCATATCCAGGCGTTCGAGTTCACGCACGCGAGCAACCATCAACTGATGCTTCGCGTTCAACAAATCGGCGGACTCCTTCAGCTTGGCCACCACGGTCTGTTGGTCGGTGATGTCGGTACCCATCTTCGTGAAGTGCGTCGTCTCTTCGACGATGTTTGCGGCCTTCATCCGCGCTGCCTGAGAATTGGGATCGGCAATGAGAATGGCCTTGACTTCCTTCTTCTGTGATTCAATTTGATTGCCGAGGTCCTGGTATTCGCGGGTGAGCGTACGCAGTCCGCCATCCTGCGCAGCGATTTCGGTATTCATCTTGCCCATCGCGTCTTCGAGATCACGGCAATACTGACGCACGGCAGATGGTGAGTTCGCGTCAATCTCTTTATCCAGCAGATCATGTGCTGCACCCAGCGTGACGACGCGAAGCTTTTGCAGAAAACCAGTCATAAACTCTTCTCCTGGAGCGCCACGCAGTGGCCGGTTGCTGTTACAGTGCCGCTGCTAATTCGTAATCTTCCGCCAGTAGATCACTCTGAGAGCACGCCCACGGTACGACGGTTCCCTGATAAGTCATCATGTCTACGTGCGACTGATACTGAATCTCCGTCCCTTCGGGATAGATACCCAAAAGCGGAAGTCGGTTCACCTGGAACTTAGAGCCCGGAACCAGGAACAGATACATTCCCTTCCCGTTCCAGCCAGCCCGACATACCCGCTCGCCGCTTTGCAACTGTTCGAGTGCCCATCCTAATCCTTGCTTCTCCATTGATTTTTCCTTCCGCCACAACTGTGGCTGGTTATGCTGCTAGTCGAGTGCGATTTGCTATTTCAAGAAATTTCTTCTCATCGGTGCGCAGCATCAAAAGCTGCGATACCATGTTATCCGCATCCGGCATCCACTCCGACGGATGCGCACACAACCGCAAGATCGGTTTGCCCTTCTCGATCTGCTCGATGTTTTGCGACCGCTCCTTCTTGATCCGGTAGATGCGCTCGTTCACATGGGTCTCGAAATAGCCATGGTCTCGATACTGCCGAACCTGTTCTGGCTTGAGGATCGTAAACATCAACTGCTCGGCGCGCGCCTCCGCGATCTTTCGCTTTTCGGCTGCCTCGAAACGTGCCGCTTTCTCTTCGGCTGACTCGGGCGGTTGGCATCCAAGCCCAAGAATGGAAATCATTTGGTTATGATTGTTATTCATCATCTGGCTGTACATCATCTGGCTGTACCAGATATTGGCGTTCGAGACGGTTACATAAGACATAGATGTGCCTGTCCCCCCACCTATTGCATAGGCAGAGTCCGCACTCTTCGACGCGCCCCCGAGCAGCTTTGACCAGTTATTGCTCATTTGATCCACCATCGCTTGCGCGCCATAGGCAGTCCTCGCGCCCTTCACATCCGATCCGTTCAACGCTTTTGAAATCCACGACTCCGATTTATATGGCATTGTCGCTCGCCTTCATCATTCTTTTTGCTTTGTCGAGGAAGGTTTGCTCATCCTTCTTGGGAGGCCATCCGTTGGGATCGGACGGTACGAACATCTCCTGGGCCACGACAACCTGCTTGCTAGTTTGTATGCCAAGACATGTGATCTTCCGCACGAAGACGCGCCTCAGACCGCCCATCTCCTTCAACTCCTGCTCGTTGTAGAAGACGTGAAATCCGGGAGCATACGGCTTCGAGTCTAATGCGGTGATTTTTTTCCCTGGAGTGTGTTCGTCTGTGGCGGTGATCCATTTATCCAGCGGCACGTCTGCCGATTTGGCGATGGTGAACTGCTGGAAGGTCGGCTTCCTCGCGGTGCCGCCGAATTCCTTCCAGGCATCCATGATGAGGCCCGAAGGATTATCGTATGTCTCTTTGACTATGGAGAGGCACATAGCTCAACTAACCCCCGATCATGCGCGCATGAAGAATTATGCGTTCGGCGGTCGGATCGAACGCATTGAGAACCTCACCCTGGTCGCCTTTTTTGCTGACCGAGTAAGCGAGGTAGCCTTTGGCTTTTAGCTCATTGAAACGCGCTTCCGCCTTGGAAACTTCGGCTGGGTTGTTGCGATCCCATTGCATCCGGGTATCGCCTGTGTCATCGAGTATGTTGAGTTCTCCCCCGTGGGCGCGGTCAATGATTTCTAGTTCCATTGTCTGTCTTCTCCCGAAGATTGAACGATTTACCTATAGCTTCCCAATAGTCTGCGCTATCCGGGATGGGCTGTCAAGAAAAATTGCGCCCATGATGCGGATGCTAGATCGCCGTCGAAATATCCTCTGGCGGTGCGATTCTACGGCTCCCTTGCAAACTATTACAAAAAGGGCAGATGGCATAATTATGTGGCTTTCCGTCCACAACGATGCGGTCGTCTCTGCTGCCCCCGCCCATGCCACGCGATGACTCGTGCCCGAAGACCACTTCATCGAACGGCCATTGGCCTTGACGCTTCTTGCATTCGTCTGAAATCTGGAGAGCACAGCGCTTGCCCTGCTGATCCCACCGCGTCCGCTTGCGGCTGATATATTCGTCCATGCCCTTCTTGCTGTCGAGCTTGCAGACCTCGCGGCCATCGGGATAGCGAAAGACGCCGTCTTCGCATAGGAACTTTGGCACGTGCTTCACTTGAGATGGTCTCCCGAATGCCTGTGCTTCTCTTTTCACGCCGCGAGGCTCGGGGCGTTTAGGACGCAGCGGAGTCTTTCGGCGGAGTGGCGTTCGTTTCATTAGTCTGCGAGTGTTGCAAGAACTTCATCGGGAATACTTGAATGACTGAAGCCCACACGTTCGAGCACTATGTCTTCCCGCCCGTCGTCCGGCTTGGGAGTCCACATCGCCCTCATCCCCTGCCACCATAGTCTATCGCCAACCTTCATTTCTTTGGTGTCTCTGATCCGGATTGCACATGTCTGATCTGCATACGTCGTATCCAAACATTGGACCCCAGGTACTCTCCGTAAGCTTCACGATGTTAATGACTACGCCGCCGACCATTATGTGACCTTTCCTCTTGTTAAGTGCCGACCTTCGGCCCATCCGTTCCGTTCATCTCATACCATACAAATTCGCCGTCTTCCCCGATAGGGAAGTGGTCACGGCATGTAGAGCAGAAAGTTCCCTGGTAAAAATATGGATCGCGCGCGTACGTTTCCGCAATTGCGCGACTCATGATCGTGATCCTCCCGCAACCCATACCTCGCTTGTTCAATTGCTCCTGTGTCCAGAAACGACCGACGGTATTACTGCCCTTGTATGACTCCGGGTAGGACTCAAACTTCACATACCCATAGTCGCTATAGCGTTGCCGCTCCTCTTCCGTCAGATCACGCACGGAGAACTGAGGCCCAGGTGGTCCGATGTGCTTGTAAGCATCGCGGTACGGTCTCACAAAGCCCTTGGCGCGTTCCTCAACGGTCAGGACTACATATCCCTTCTGCTGCCCATCGTCGCGCAGTTGAGTGTGGCTCCGGTCTTCAGGAACCGGAGCGCCACTGGCAAGAACCTGAGCGCTGCGATCCACTGGAGGTACATTCTTCAATCTCTCAGCTTCTCGCTTGGCCGCTAATTCCTCGTAAGCTTCGTGCGCTTTTCCCGATAATAAGCGGGCAAAATTGTGCGCCTGCTCAACGGAGAAGACGATGTGCCCGACGCCGTTCTCGTCTGGTTTTAAATCTGAATGGACAACGACAACCTCGCCTTCCCCGTTCGTGCCAATCTCCAACGTTCCCGCTACCTTATCTGTCATGCCGATAGCCCTCCCTCTTTGCGTAACAACGCCATGCTTTCAGCCTCACTCAAAAGGCGCAACTCTATGCCTTTCGTATCGTCGAAGCGTACCGTGATGTTCTTCCCCTCAAGGCCCATAATCTCTTCCGGCGAAATGATGACATGATTTGTTCCCATCTTCGCCATGAGAAGAGCCGCGATCTTGTGCCAGTGGTCATGGGCTGCCTTGGTGGCAGGATGATTTGGGTTAGCTTCCATCGATTCCTCCGCGCATCGCCAAAGTACGGCAGGCTTCATTGATTCCCTGCGAGATGATGTGATAGTACGTCTTTTCGATATAGCGCAGCATCAAATTCAGTTTCTCAATGCCATGGCAAGGAGCGTATGCCCTGCGCACGTATTCCTCAGCGGCGTGCGCAAGCTGGTCGTCGCTGAGAAACACATGGCTCACGCGCTTCTCTCTTCTTCCGTCTCACCACAGCAAAGATCGATCTGCTTCTGAATTCCTATCACGTAATTCGCAACGTAGAGCTTCAGTTGGGCGAGGTCATCGGATGTCTTGATCTGCTCGACTAGATCAGAACGTGATTGCAGTAGGAAGCCGACCAAGGTCGGGCGTGAGTGGATTTCGGCGAGCATGGTCTCCAGCGCAAACACGTCGTCCTCGATTCCGTGCTCTTCTTTCCATGAGGCGAGAGCGAGTTCGATCACCTTCCTCTGCTCGACGCGCATGAGCCACTTCACCTGGACCCAGTGTTCGCGCTTCGGCCTGCCGTCCCGATGCGCACCACGGGTTGTCATCTCATCGTCGAATTTTTCCGCTGTCATCTCCGCTGCGAGTTGAAGCACGGTGGGATCGAGACGAATCTCTGGCGGCTCGATGCTGAGGCGCTCCGCGTTCTCCATGCTCATTGCGACGTACACTTCGCGGTCGATTGTGAGGAACTTCGAAGCCACACCGACAACCCGGTACCAGTTCGATCTACCGATCCCCTCCGCAATCCGGAAGTCGTGCTGGTTGTGAAAACCAAGGAACGTCCACGATCCACGCTCGGCAAGACTGTCGATCACCGCACCGTCATAGCCGATGGCCATAGCCGCCTTGCGAAGGGTCACTTTGTTGTTGCGGATGCGGCCCGCGCATCCCAATACAACCGCTTGCAGGCTCTCATCCAGGGCGTGCGCCGGTACCATTTCGATGATGTTGCTCATAATTCCTCCTCTGTCTTCTCCCGGAGGGTTAAATGTACTTGTCTTTGATGTCGCGCAGATAGAACAATTGTTTGACCGAGACGGAAGTCGCATCATTCATGCGCGTGATGAAGTTGAATTCGCTGGGTGTGAAAGTACCTAACGTTTCTTCATTCAGAATCTTCAGAATGCGCCCCGCTTCCGCAATCCGCTCGTCATCGGTCAATGTGCATTCAGATAGATCGTGATAGCTCATGGAAGCTCCGTTCCTTTCGGAAAAAATAGCTGTGGTGCATCCGTGTACGCTTCGCGGACCGGATGCACCGGATTCCCTGCTTTTGAACGACGGATGCAGTAGAGATCGCGATAGTTCAACATGTTCACCACGTCTCTATCCCGCGAAGTCATCCACTGCGAAAACGCATCCACATTATCACCCCACGCACACACAACGCTATGGGCCATCTTGGCTTCACGGTCGAGATGGGCTGTATTGTCTTCACCAATCGCAAGGCGGAATCCGCCTTCACGCATAAGAAGCGTCTTCAGGTCTTTGGGATTGGTCGCGCGATAGGCGAAAAGATTGGTCACGACCAAACCGCAATAGCCCCACCGTTTCGCAAACCCCACACAGCGGCGGATTGTAGGATCGTCCGTCACATCGTCGGCAGTTGACGGATTGAGCATGATGAAGTTCACAACCCCGCCGTTGCCCATCCAGCTACGACGCAGTGTGTACCGGTGCTCGTTCACTTTTTTGACTCCTGGCCGCGCCGAAATGCTTCGCGAAGCCGTTCATTGAGCACCTCCGGCTTGAAAAAGCCGCTCTCGATATCAGGAAGGATCAAGTCTTTGATCTCCTCCGACACTTCCGGTTTCGGCGCGTCGTATCGCTCGTAGAGTCGATTTCCGCAGAAGATCAGGATATCGACGAAACTTATGTCGCTTAATTCGCTCCATTGCGCCGTAAATTTATTCCACTCTTTGAGTGAGCGGGTATACCACGGTTCAGGCATCCGCTCCGCGTTTGGCGCGGTGCTCCAATTCTCTTTCTGCCAGCGCAAAGCATCGTAAAGAGCGCTTTCCGCAATCATCTTGTCGTGAAAATTATCCCTCACTTCAGACAAGACCGCTCTCAACATTCCTTGGGGAACATAGACGTTTGGTTTTTTTGATTCACTCATGCCACATCCTCCTCGTCGTCATTGCTCTGATAGGAAAGGTGCCCCTGGTAGTCTGGCGTCGGCTTCGCCCCGGAGCACCATAGCGCAGTTTTTGGGTCCTTCCAAAGAGCCACATTGCAGGGCACACCGAAACGCTGTTTGGGAATGATCCCCGCGCCTTCATCGGTGAAATGACCTTGCTCCTCGTCGTACTTCAAATGCAGCAGGAGAACAGTCGCGGCGTCGTTCTCGATCTGGCCACTCTCGCGAAGCCGGTCCATCGTCGGCAAGGTGCTCATACCACCAGACCGGCTCAACTGCGACAGGATGACATTGCGGCACTTCGTGCCCTTGACGAGATCGGCGTTGCTTGTGCTCACACGTCCGATCTTCAGACGTGTGTCATCGTTCTTGTCCGCGTTCTTTACCTTCATGCGTTGGAGGTAGTCAATCGCGCTCAACTCAATTCCATGGCGGTGCATCGCTAGCCGTTGATGCGCCAGTTGCTCGTCGAGCGTCATGTTGCTGTTGTCGTAGATGAAAAGGTCCCACTCGGCCACTTGGTACTCCGCCCAGGTCAACTGATCTCGCTCGGCCTTTGTGGCCAGCCACGGCTTGATCGCTGCGGTATAGCGCACGTTGCCGACAATCGACCACAGACGGCGCAGAAAATCATGCCGTGTTGGCTCAATCAAAAACAAAGCTGTGGGGTGACCCTTCGGACAGTTAGCGGCGACGATCTGTGCCAAGATGGTGGTCTTACCGACGCCTGAAAAACACCCGATAACAACTTGCTCGCCCTCTTGAATTCCACCTGTGGCATCGTCGATGGCAGGCACGCCGTAGCTGAATCCAGGAGATTGCGTCAATTGCGCTTGAGCGAGGAAACGGTCCATCACCTCTTGCGAAAGCTCGGCGGCAGAGACAAGGCCGCGTTGAATGCCGCCCGCGATGATCCTCTCAAGCTCGGCGGCGTGCCACGTAGCCACGGAGAGCGCCGTCTCGGATTGATCCGCAGCTTTGGCGATAGTTAAACTCGAAAGACCCATGATCTGGCGCGCGAGGCTCTTGTCTTTCACGATGCGGATGTATTCCTCAATCACCGGGCGGCGCGGCATCCCTTCTGTGAGGGATGCAAGATAAGCGACTCCTCCAATCGCCTCAATCTCCTTGTTGACCCGAAGCTCGTTAGCGAGCGTCACAATGTCAACCGCGTGATTGGCATCCATCAGGTCTTTCATGCGAAGAAAAATACGCCGATGTGAATCCAATGAAAAGTCATCGGCTTTGAGTTTCTCGGATGCTTCGAGATATGCTTCATTGTCGAGTAAGATCGCACCGAGAATTGTTGTTTCCGCCTCAATGTTTGCGGGGAGCCCAACTTCAAGTGTGAGATCAGGTATGGAGTTGGAGTAATTCTCCCGCTTCTCTTCACGCGGCGGCTCCGGAGCTTTATCTGGAACCCGATAGTTGTTAACGTCTTCCACTTCATCTCCCCCGTTACTTGTTTACAAATTTCATTTTTTCCAAAGGATCGGCTTTCTTTTTCTTTTTTTCTTTAGGCAAGTAACGCTGATCGGTGATCCAAAAACGGTTGATCGTCTCGCCGTCTTGCTTCGCCTGCTTCGCGGCCTGGAGAATGAAATCTGCGGCCATCTTGAGATCGCCGCCTTCTTTCGCCAGCGCGCGGAATGCTTGTGCTGTGACGTCGCGTGTCCCGAAATCGGCGGGCACCCCGAGTTCTTCGTAGAACCACGTGGCAAGTGCTATCTCTACGCCAGAGTCGGGATTGACTGGTTGAGTGGGGGGAGCGCTGCCGTTGTTCCCCTCTGCATCTGCTCTCTGCTTTCTGCCTCTGCTATGCGTAACGTTCGGGGGTACCGTTACGCCGTTACGCCGAACATCATCTTCTTTCCTTCGCTCCCGGAGCTTGCGCATCCGGTCGGCTGCGCCATGATCGTAATCGCGGAAGCGCATGTAGTTCAACACAATGTAGCCACCATTCACGCGAGCCATACGTCGCCCGTCGTACTCCTGGCTCCGGCTCTCCGATTCCGGCTCCCCAAGCTGTCTGAGCGCCTTCAGACCCGCGTCTGGCTCGACCATGGCCCGCCGCACAATCCCCGGCCCCGAGGCCGGGACGAACCCGTACCAGCCTGGAGGAACCATAAAACCGGTCTCCTTCAAAGCATCCACTTCAAGCTGCGGAATAGGCGCATCAAACTCCTCCGGCTTCGCCATCAAGAGCGCCGTGATGAAAATATCCCGTTGGTCTTTTTGCAGCCAAAGGGTCGAGTCGAGAATTCCAGTATCCAACTTAACGAAGGCCATTAACCGCCTCAAAAAAGACACACTTCTCCTGTCAGCGCAAGAGCCTTAAATTGCGTAGGAAGAATGCCGTTGATGATCCAAGCCTGAAGCTCGCGGGGCGGCTTTGGGACCGCCCCGGACCTTTTCAACGGCGAGGAATCGAGGAGCTACCCCGACACTGGCAATGATAGCGGCCTTGAAATCGAAGTCAAGCGGTTTTCCACAAAAAGTGGGTGTGGAGAATCAGGAAAACTACTACCGTTGTCTGCAAAACAAAAGCCCGATCATCGGGGGAGAGATCGGGCCTTCGTTGGGGGCGCACTCCCTCGGAGGAAAGAACGCGCAACCCGGCGCTGCACCGCGCCATTCGACTATTGAAGAATAAACCGCGCTCTCTGTCAAGCGGAAACTATGGCCGGTCGAACAACCCCTCCGGGTCCGAAGGAATAGAACCGTCACTCTCTGCTTCTTTCGGTCCGAAGTTCTTGAGCAGAGTGTCGAGGATGAGTTGAAATTGGTCCTGCCGGATATGAGGCCGATGCTGAATCTCGAACTCACGGTCGAGCATATCTTTCACTTTCTGATCTCCCTCAGCGCCCTTCAATCCGAGCTTCTCTTCGATTCCCTTCATCTGAAGAAACTCGTTGAACGAGATGTGAATCTTGGGATCATGTCCCTCGTAGTTATCCCAAATCTCACGCGTCTTCTTCTTCCCTCCAGGTTTATTTTTTGGATTCAGCTTACAGTCGTCAGTGTGGCCGTTCGTCTTGCGACACTCCGCGCAGATCGTGGATTCATTCTGCTGCGTGCCTTCCTTGCCGTGGCCGCGATTGGGCTCGCTCGACGTCTTCATGGTGCCGAGTTCACGCTTGGTCTTGTCCTGCTTCGGCGGCTCCGCTTGCGGAGGCAGATACTGTGGACTGTCGGCGTGCTGCATCTCCTCATCGACATAGATGCCGCCAAGCTCTTCTGGCCAGCCCTTGCGCAAGGCGAGCGCCTCGGCGCACTTTGTCAACTGGTTGACCGGCATCTTCTCCCACATTGAATTGGGAACTGGCTTATTGCTCTCGTCTTTACGTGTTTGCACAAACTCGCGGTAGTAAGCTGTTGCCGAAAATTCATGCCACGTGTTCGAAAGCAAGTGAAACTTCTTCACGTGCATCGTGATGCGCATCGTCTCCGATCCAGCGCCCTCAATGATTGCCGGTTTATCGGATGGCATGTACACGCCGGTACGATTCGCGATGGAGCGATAACCGTCGATCCCCGTCTGAATCGTCATCTTCTCTTCGTAGCCGCCCTTGCCGCCATTCAAAGATGAATTCCACGACCGACGCTTCACCGCGTGAATCTGGCGCTGCAATGGGTCCAGATGTCGGACGCGCGCGACATAGCAGAAGAGTTGAAACTCTTCCGCGTTTAGGCCCGGAGCCACGGTTTTGGCGACGAGATCGAGTGAGTCTTCCCAGGCGTTCCTCGGGATGATCGCAGCCGGTTGCTGCGGTATGACTGCAAGGTTTGATTCAGGCATTATTCCCCTCCGTGTGTTATGCGTCCAGCGGCATATCTGGAACTTGCTTGCCGAATTGTTCCTGGTAGACACGCATGGCGCGTGCGTGGGCTCGGGCGGTTTCCACAATAGCCTCGGAAGCCCCCGACGCTTCCGCTAAAGCCGCCCAAGCTTCCACCGCTGCCGGAGCAGCGATGTCCTTACCTCGAATCAAGAACACCGGTTCATCAGCCGGGATTATGCCTTCCGGGTCTTGGATGCGTTCGTAGTCTTTACGCGCGTGCTTCATAACCTCTCCATTTCTCGTTCGATGATTCTCGAACCTTCAATTTCTTCGTGCGTAATCATACAGCCGAGGTCTCGGAAAATTGAGTTGCAACACCTGAATAAGATCGCCCGCGCTTCCAAATTCGACCCCGCCTCTACACGGTCCATGTCTATGTCGAACTGCTTCTTGATGTAGACACACGCATTGTGCAGCATACCCAAAGCTACCAATTGACCGGGCGAAGCCGACGCAGACAAATCATTCATAGCGATTCTCACTGTTACGGGACGGGCACTTGCGCTGTGATCTGCACCAGCTTCGGTTTCTTCGAGTACGGGCAGATGTCGAACCAGCCGCACCACTTCTGCGAGCATCCCCACCAACTCTGGTTCGCAGGAACAAATACCCCGGTCTTCATTGCGTGAATCAGATTGGTGAAGCGATTGAGAAACACATTCACGTCGTCCAAATCCCGGTGAGTTGCCGTGGGGACATACTTCACGGTCGGCTTCGCCGCATTCGTGCGTATGAGGTAATCGAGAACCAGCTTGTCGGGGAGCTTACCGTCAACAACGTAGCTGGCAGTCGCATAGGCCGTGAGTTGTTCCGACTCGTCGGCGGCTCCAGCCCTCGTGCCACCGTCCATAAACGAAGGGGTAGGAGATTTCGAGGAAGTCTTTGTGTCGCGGATCACCAGAGTCTGGCCGATGATCTCTTGAATATCTTGCTCTCCCACGAAGTCGATGCCGGTGCGCGCCACTGCGTTCAATGCGGTCGCTTGGCCATGCAGGAGCTTCGTGCTGAATTTATCTCCGGACTCATCTCCGGCCTTGTGAAGCTCCTTGGCCCTGCCGCGCAGGAATGCATCCATGTTGATCGAGAACTTGCGGCGTGTACGCACAGCCTGGATGTTCGGGGCAGCCTCGTCATGGTGAAGACCGGAGAGGCAGACAGCCTTGTCTTTGGCGTCGCCGAGAACGTCCTTCAGAGACTTGCCCTCGGCCTTTTCGTCAGCATCGAGTTCGATAGGCTCGTTCTTCTGCTCTTCCTCGAACTTGGTTGCTGAAATATCGAGCACATCTTTGCGAGCCAAAAGCTCGCCAGTCTCGATCTTGTGGTCGAGATCGCGAGTCACAGATTCATCGGTGGACTTGCCGACCAGGAGAAAAGCGTTCGGTGGGCGTTTGATGCCCAGCAGGTACCGGAAAATATAGCGCTGACCGCAATCGTTGGCCATATTGACACCGGAAACGTGAATCTGTTGACGCTGTTTGCTCTTGGAGATGAGGTCCCGCATATCAGGGACGATGGGATCGTGCGGCATTGGTGGGGCTCCATTTGGCACTGGACTAGCAGCGACTTTCCGCCTATCATACGCTCATGAAGGCCGCAAATAAAGCAGCAAAACCAGCAGAAAAACTGACGAAGGCTGATCCGGATTTTTACCGCAAAATTGCCAAGATCGCTGGCCGTAAACTTAAACGCAAAAGAGGTAACAAGTATTTCTCGGAACTAGCCAAAAAGAGCCATCCACGAAAGGTCTACAACGGCGGTCGCCCCAAAAAGAAATCTGCTAGTAAGACGAAGCCTTAATCAATCGTCATTGCCAACTTTTGTACGGACATATCCATCGATCCAAAACTAGCTCTGCGCGCCAAAAAGTTGATAACTGCTTTGGTCTTTTTCTCTAGGTTGCCCTCAGTCGAATCGATGACCTTCTTCAACTCTTCCTTCGCTAACCAGAATCCAGGAAGGAACCAGATTTCCCAAAATCTCCCATCTGTGCCGCGCTTAGATCGTAGACAGTGAAACCCCCACCTTGTCAATTTTTCCGCTTCACTCTTGTATCTGAGCGGGGTATAGTCATAGCCGCACAAGTGCTGGATAGATATGCTCGGCTCATGCCAATTCGGTAAAGGCTCGAAATCATCGAGCTTGAGTGCGGTTTGCGCTTCCTGATGTTTACGCCAGAACGGCTCCATGCCCTCGTCTGTTACCGGAGGTGGAGGTGTAAGTTTATTCGATTTAACCAGCCGTCCATTTTGGCTTACAGTCACCCATCCTGTTCCGTTCGAGGCGGACTCCATCATGGTGACCTCGGCTGGCGTCAAGCCAGTGAACTCCGCTTTGCCAGCCCCATAGCTAGATAGTCTGACACGCTCTTCTTTTTTGTCTTCCAGGCTCATTCTGTCTCCCCGACACGAACACTTAGCAAATAAACACACTGCAAATTTTGAGCACTTCCTTGTCACTTCTCTGGCTGGATTCTGAATTTCACTCCACGGTCATGAAGCTCTTTCTTCGACAGGTAATCGCATACATCGTTCTCGTCACGAGGTACCCAGGTGAGTTGCGCCCTGTGCTTGAGCTTAGCCCACAGCGTTCGCGCCTTCTCGTAAAACGGTAGATATAGGCCACCGTTCACGTTCCATGTGCCGTTTATCTGGTTGATGACGAGCTTCGAGTCCCCGCGTATGATCGCTACACCTGGATGCTTGAGTATCTCCGTCGCCACGGCGATGAAAGCTGAGTATTCGCTGACGTTATTTGAGATATGCTTACCGTGACCGATGTACCCACCTTTCTCAAAAACCGTTACGCCATCTACGCGAACGACTCCTCCCCATGCGCCATGCCCCCCTGGATTGACCGGCTCCGCGACGCCATCGAACCAAGCTTCAATCATGATCCTTTTGACCTCCGATCTCTTCGGCAACTGTGATGCAATGGTCTTCCTTGTTCGTATCGGCTCCCCAGGCCCCATCTCGAATTCTTTGCTCGATGCCTCGCTCCGCTCCGGTGAACCCGAACAGGCCAGCGATAGCACTCACGGCTATCGGGTTCGGATAGAGCGTTTCAGACGGAATCGAAATGGAAAGGTGCCGAACGAGTTTGTCCGGGTACTCCTTCACTTTTGTGAACGTGAACACGCAGCGATAGGTATTTAACTGGGTGACGAAGTTTGGGTTGCCGCCAGGGATGGGATCGCCAGTATCCGGTTCGTAAATGTGACCTTGTGCATATTCCAACACCTTCTCAACTTTCGCAACCGCCTCATCGTCAATTACTAAAACTCTCGCCATACTGCCTCACTTTGTCTCGATGCTCGCCTTGAGTTTGTCGTACCGTTCTCTCCACGATAGATCGGCATCCACTTCCGAATAGATCACGGTGGGGAGGAACGGCTCAACACCGGAGGCGCGCTCAACTATCGCTTCCGCCGCCTTGCCGACGCTGATCTCACCATCCGCGAGCAGTGTCATGATGTCGCGAAACTTCTCGTGTTTCAAGTCCTGGAAGACGTCGGAAGCGCAAACGTGTTTCCAGTTTTCGGACTCGCGCTGATAGAGCTTGCGAGCGTATTCGTCACGCTCCGTCTTCAGATTCGCAGCCATATCGGCAAATTTGGACGCAAACAACTTCGGCAAATATTGGCCGAGACTCTCCCGGTGACCATCTGGATGTTGGACCTGGGTTGTATCGAAGAAACAGACTACGTCGTCGTAGCTCATCAGATATGGAGCCTTCGGCTTGTCGCTCATGGCTTCTGTTCCTCCGGTTTTCCGACGTTCGTCATCACCACGCCAGACGGCGGTTTCACTTCCACAAGACGCCTGCGCCAGACGAGCGTACCGGTGATCTTTTCGGCATCGCGAGACTCTTCTACGAACTCCAGTTCCGGAGGATCGTCCGGAAGTCGGACATCGATATATTCCCCCGGTGTAACCAGCACGACCGTCCCCGGAGGCAGAGAAGCATTGGCGCGGAGTTTCGGGAAAGTCATGTGCTTTATCCCTCCGAATTCTTCTCTATCGAGCGAAGTGTCTCGCTCTCCTCATGCTCCAACTTACGACCGATCTGGAGTCCCCAATAGAAGAACTCAAATGGAATATTGAAAGCTTGCAGATTTCCAAGAATGATTTTTGCGAATGCCTCTTCCTTTTCCTTCTGACTCGTTCCCCGGTGGGCAGCCATCTCCGTCGCTATCGTTCGCCCGCTCAAGCCTACAGCAACCAGCATGAGCATCAAGAGTCCCGATACAGTCGAACTCTTCATCAGTTCACGCACAATTTCTGGATACCCGTCTCCCGTAAGCAGTCCGAAATTATCTTGCGTAAACTGGTTGCTGGCCTTGATCTGCTCTTCGAGCATCGTGCGTATTTGCTGCATCTCCATCTTTCCTCCAAATCTGTTTACGGTTTTAGTTGCGGGGCTTCCGGCACTTTCGGCATGAGTTGGTCAGCGATGTATCGGCTCACCGATTCCTGAATCTGTGTTTTCGCTGTTGCCGCCACCTTGCCGACTTGTTCCTTGATGGCCGCGTTGAGTGGATCGATGGCGAGTAAACGCAGGAAGTAGACGGCGCGCGGTATGCTGTCGTTATAGTTGGCCTCGTTGCCGGAAGTGTTCACTTTCTGGCTGAGATACTCTCGAAACATCTGGCCAAACATCTCGACGACCGATATCTTTTCGCCGCTTCTCTGTCCATAGTTATTTGTTTTATAGAAATCTTTTTCAAAGAACTCAGCAGTGAGTTTCTGTGCGTGCTTTTCGAATTCTCCCCTAGCTGCGGCTAAGACCGTTTCTTCGACGCGCTTCTGAATCACTTTTTCTAGCGAAGAACTGATTTGCCGACTCAGATTATTGGCAATCAAATCTTCAAGCTTGCCTCCGCTCAAGTATTTGTCGAGTTGAAGTGTGATGGTGATCGTTCCGGTTGGCAACTCGGTCGGCGGCTGTGTGCCCGCATCGAGTTCAGTCCCTTCGTCTTCATCTTCCTGGTATGACATTCTTTCCTCCATGCGCGCAAGAATACCATACTCTGCGCTCCATGCGCGCAGTTTATTTCGGTCTCATCCACTCTGCCAAACGAACCCGCAGCAACCGCCAAATGCTCATCGATTTGATACGCTCATCTAACTCTTGAACAACCGCTTCACGGAATTTATGCTCCTCGCGAAGTTGCGCGAGTTGCTCAGCTACATCCTTCAGTTTGATCCGTTCGGCGTTGAGTGCGGAGAGAGCTTGATCGCGCTGCTCCAGCAGCACATCTTCTCGTGAGCGCTTCACGGAGGGAATGTAGGTGCCAGCCATGATCTGCTTCTTCTCATCACCTGTGAGCGCGACATGTCCATTTGCCTTAGATTTTTTGGTGTAACCACGTGGGAAGTAGTCGCCAAGAAGTGAGCCTTCCGGGAGCCCGCGCATGTCCTCGTGCGCGCGCCGGTTATTGCAGAGACGGCAGGCGCAGACGAGATTGCTGTCATCGTTGGTCCCGCCTCTGTGCCGAGGCACGACGTGATCGATGGTCGCTAAATCCCACGCTTCGAGGTTGAAGGTTCCATCAGGCTTCGGTATACGCAGATGCGTCGGGCTCTTGCACCAGAAGCAGACATGTCCGCCCTTCTCCCACAGCACGGCGCGGCGCGGCAATGCCCCTGCTTCTAGCAGCCACGATATGGCCGGAGGTTTGATCTGGTCGGCAGAATCTACCACGAGTCTCCCACACGTTCGGGGCCATCGAGGATGATACTTTCGTGGACAGTGGTTTTAGGGAAGCGTATGTTGACTTGATCGACGAACCAGCGGATCATTTCACGGCCCTTGGAGGGCGTGCAGGAATCGATGATGGAGAACAAGAGAAGTAAGTCTTTGTCCTCGACAGCGTCAAGGCCCTGCATGAGCTTGGCTTCGTCGAGCTTGCCGGTCTGCTGGAACTTGCGGTACACGGCATATCCTAAATCGTGGTACTGGACGATGTTGAGTAAGTCCGGATCGTCGAGGAACTCAGCAAGGAACGCGCGAGCGAGCGAAGCATGACTCTTGGGATCAAGGATCGCACTGCCATGCTTCGCGACCGCTTTGAAGGAGTCATGCACGTGAATCAAGATCATCAACTTCCAGCGCTCGTCGTCGCTGACTCGCCACTTCCCATCGATGGCGCGAAGGTTCGCTTCGAGGTCGGCGATGTGCGCCTTGATCGTTCCTTCCGCATGGCCACGGCGCGGCTTTCCGTACTCGATGTTTAACTTGTAGCGCGCATCGGCAGTGATTCGCTGAAAGATTTCAAGATAATTTGCGCCCATGGAGAAAGTATATCCCGAAGCGCGCAATTTTTAAACGGAAGATTCCTCTCCCGCTTGTTGCGGCCAGCCGGACATAGATAGGACAGGGTGGTTTGCTAGATGGGTTACTTTTGGGTAGGATGGTGTTACGCAGACATTCGCAGGAACTGGCCAATTAGGAATCACTATATACAAAAGGCTGGCATCGCGCCAGCCCTTTGTGGGGATGCCTTGAAAAGTTAGGGCGTCGGTGTGGAGAACTCCACCGCGACCGACTGGGTAAGTTGGGTTGGCGGAGGCGGAGTAACGGCGCTGGTTGTGATCGTAAACGCCTGGGTCCACGTCGAGACAGCGCCATCGGTATCGGTCACGGTGCAAGACGCCGCTCCGCTTACCGCGCCGGACGACGCAGCCACGCCGGTACAAGTAGCCGTGACCCCATCGGAGTTCAAGGTGACAGTGGCGGATGGGTCGTTAAACGAATAGCTGACATTCGAGAGGGTGCCTCCCGAGTTGGTGACGCCATCGGCCTCAAGAGGGACGATGGACGCCTGCGAAGTCTGGCCTACGTTAAAGACCAGGGCATTGTTCGGCATGGGGGATTCTCCTGTGAAGCGAATTGTGATGCTTTTAGTGAGGGTTCGGGAGCGAAGCTCGTTCTTGATCTCGCGAAGATCGTGCGCGATCTCTTTGAGGAGACCAACTATTTCGTGATCGTGGTCATGGAACAAACTCATGGCACCATCCTACACCGGATTGCAATGGGCCTGGATTGTAAATTTTTGACTAGAACCGGGGGCGTTGATTGAGGGGCGGGACACATGGCGAGGGAACGATCCGGAGACCCGGATTCAGCGAATGCTTTAGGATGAGCGTCCGGAATCCGGACTTGATCCAGTCGGCTCGGCGCGCCTCGGCTGTCCGCCGCAGCATGAATCCCTGATCCACCCAGTGAGCGCCGCTCTTCTCTTCGACAAGTAGACGCACCAGGGCGATCCGGCTGAATGGAGACTTCTTGACGATGTCAGCGATGGATGCGCGGTAGATGAGCATGGGAAGCATCATGTTTATGGAGCGGGCGGCGGGACTCGAACCCGCGATCAACTGCTTGGAAGGCAGAGGTCTTAGCCGCTAGACGACACCCGCTAAAGTTTCAACCTTTCGATCTCCTGCTCTACGAACCCGCGCGTGATGGGATGGAGGATTATCCGGTCACGTCGTTCTTTGTACCAACCGCTCACATCCCACACGCCGCGAATGGCCCGTCCCGCTCCCGCCCAGTCGGCGATCATCTCGCGAACGTATTTGACCGGCATCGGCAGCGCTGCCGTATTGTCATCTGTGTTCGACGCTGGATCGTCAAGCAGAACCCAGTATTGCCAGTGATGCTTGTTCCAGTGAATGTGATGGAGCCACGCTGTCTGGAACTCCGACGCAACACTTTCTTTCGTCCGACCGCAGTAGCCAGAGCATTGAATCTTCGCCGCGTCCCACTCTGGATAATCACCGTAAAAGTAGCGCAGATAGGGGAACCATTCGCACGGCAGCAACTTGCTCCAATCGTGAATCACCAGCCGCCACAGCGAAGCTTTGGTTCTGAGCCCAGCTTGAAAGACAAACAGCTTGTGGCGGAACAGGTACCGAACGTACTGCAAGTTCTTCGTCATGCGAAAATTTTAGCGCCAAATTCCTTAGTTACCGGCGAAATTTTAGTAACGTTTCTGGAAAACTCGATGTTGCCCTTGCATCCGCTTGCGTTCTTTATTGCGCCATTTCTCGGTCGGCATCTTGTTAAGCCTCAGCGAGAGGTGTTCCGGATTGAACTTACTTCTGCGGATTTTGCGCAAGTTGAATTCGTGACGAGTGCAGAACGTGAGGCGATTCCCTTTTCCGTCATGTCCAAGAAGCGAGCAGTCTGGATAAAAACACCCACAATCGCTTGCTTGTTGATTTTCGAAATACGGTCCTTTTTTCATGTCCGCAATTATAGACTTGGTGGCGATGGGAAGCATCGAACTTCCGACCTCACCCTTATCAGGGGTGCGCTCTGTCCAACTGAGCTACATCGCCAAAATGGGGCCGGGAACCGGGATCGAACCGGTGACCTCTCCCTTACCAAGGGAGTGCTCTGCCAACTGAGCTATCTCGGCAAACGTCAGTGAACTTTCGAAACGTCATACAAACGTCAGTGAAAAGTCATTGACAGAAGTTGGTGCGGAGTGAGGGACTCGAACCCCCGGCGACCTGCTTGTAGGGCAGACGATCTAGCCGCTGATCTAACTCCGCAAAACTGGTGCGCGTGGACGGAATCGAACCGCCGACCTCAAGTTTCGGAAACTTGCGCTCTCTCCAACTGAGCTACACGCGCATTTGACTTCCAACCCATTAAACATGGAAAACATGTTCTCTTCCATGCCACTTCGCTGCGATTAAAACATGGCTCGACGTCTCCACATATCTTGCACCGCACGTTAATCAGGAGATTGGATGCATCAGCATTCGCAAGGTCCACTTCTTCATCCGTCAGTGGATCGCTCAATGACGACGCTCGAATCACAATCTCCTCCGACAAACCCGGTGCCGACCCGAAGATCGGGAAGGAGTCGAACCTTCCACCTCGTCCACGATTCTCCGCGTCGGAGATTCCCGCCGAGGACCCGACCCTCGGATGTGCGACGTGGTGCAAACTGGTGACCCCGGCGTGAGTCGAACACGCGACCTGTCGTTTAGGAAACGACCGCTCTATCCGTCTGAGCTACGGGGTCGTGACTTACTGGACACTTATCATTCGGCGCAGGCATCCAACAAGTACACTGTGGGTCGATGAATGTCTCCAGCACCCGATCACACTCTGCGTAGTCGCTGCCCACTGCCTGGAACATGCATTTCTGAAGTGCTTCGAAAGCTCTCACTCTGGACGCAACGCGTGTCTTAATAAACACCGTTTTTCCGTCGCGTTCGTGCGTGCCGCGTTCCAATGCTTCTTCTGCCCAGGTTCTCATGGCGACCATCATACATCTAAACTGGTGCTGGCGACTGGAGTCGAACCAGTGGCCTCAAGCTTAGAAGGCAAGTGCTCTATCCGTCTGAGCTACGCCAGCAAAATTGGTGGGACCGGTCAGAGTCGAACTGACATTTCAACGCTTAAAAGGCGTGGCCTCTACCATTGAGTTACGATCCCAATTTCCTTTTCCTTTTCCACTCGTTGACGTATCCGTTGTGCGCCTTCTTACATAAATCACATCGGCAATACCGATAGGAAGAAATCGTGCCGTGCGTACCTTTTGCCTTGGTGAAGCCCAGGTCCACGATACTCTTATCCTGGTGGCACGGCCTGCAAAGCAATTGGCATTTCGCAACTTCCTCCCAAAAACGCCGGTCGCTATACGACCATATCCTGGCGATATCGGCGATCTTGGATGTTCGGGCTTTATGATCGAACTCAAGTTGTTTTTTACTGCCGCACCTGACGCACTTGCCGCCGAGTTTTCGAATTGCCGCCTTGCGCCTGCGGTGATATCTTTCCTTGATATACACGCGCATGTACGCATTGTATTCGGCTTTGTTTTTCCCGACTGGCATGGATTAAGCATACCATGCTTCAACTTGGTGGGCGCGGAGGGCATCGAACCCCCGACCTTATGGTTAAGAGCCATCTGCTCTCCCAACTGAGCTACGCGCCCAAACTTACCGGATCGGACGTACCAACGGACCGCCCGTCAACAAACCGAATGCACTTAGAAGCCACAGCACCACTGCGACGAGAACCACGATGTTCAAGATAGTCTTGATCTTCGGGTCCATCGGAATGAACTGGTTTATCAACCACAAAAGCAAACCAACGACCACCAAGGTGACGATCAATCCAATCAATGTCATGAAGTTCCTCCTGCTGATTGGATGCAACCTTTGGTGGGGCTGGTGACGACTCGAACCCACAACCGGAGAATTATGAGTTCTCTGCTCTGCCGACAAATCTTACAGCCCATTTGGTAGACGTGCGGAGCATCGAACTCCGAACCTTGCTCTTATAAGGAGCATGCTCTAGCCGATTGAGCTACACGTCTATAAAACTTGTTTCACAGCGGGATGGCGTTGCGCCATCGGAGTAGACAAACTCCGCTGTGAACTTTTTCGTAGTGGCCCACTGCAACGGCTAACCTTTCGGTGAGTTCTGCACGTCTCGGTAGTCTTAGCTTTCCGATACCGCCAGTGAATTATGCGCCGCCGCTACGAAACTTGGTGGCACGCCCGGAGTCGAACCGGATTACGTCCTTATGAGAGACGCTTCCCGCCTTGGGTACGTGCCAAATCTGGCAGGGGATGAACGATTTGAACGCTCAAATTCCGGGTTGGAGCCGGACGGTTTGCATTAAGCCTAATCCCCCAAAAGTTATCTTTCGATGACAATTAGCGCAGATGAGATCGCATTTTTGAATCTCGGCATAGATACGCGTCTTAGAGATACCCATCACCGCAATTGCATACGACACATCAAAGCATTTTTCCTCGTCGGGTCGGTGATGGAATTCGAGGCACGCCCAAAATGACTCCTCACAATACAAGCAGTGCTTATCCTTTTTTAAGGACCGTGACCATTCAACCCGCTTTGCCTTTTGAGCTATGGCGCGATCAATATAAGGCTGCTTATTGTTCCGGTAATGTTTCCTCCGGTAGCCTCGCAGTTTTTCTTGATTCGCGTCACGCCACGCTTTCGTAGACATACAAAAAGTATAGCGCTTTGGAGACCGGCAGTGTAGCCGCTGCGCTTACTCCCCTATGATGTCAAAGACCAACAAAAAACCCTCTCCTGAGAGAGGGTCCGGATTCCAATCTGTCTACAGATTAGGAACCACAACCCTCACGCACGATTCCCCAAATGACCCGCTTGGTCCCGGTCATGGTTCTCGCCGATTTGGTTATGGTCAGCACGAAAATAAGCGTACACCTGTTCGCATTTCGATGCAAGCGGAAAATGGAAATATTCTTGTCAAGCGGAAAATCGACACAGGCTTATCAGTGACTTGCAGACGAAGAAATGCGAAAACCCCTGTATTTATGCATGTTTGCAAATGCTCGCAATTAAAATTGACGTATCGGAGGAAACAACTATGGATGGACAGATCAGCAAGTACGACCGGGTACGCGGCGGTCTTCATAACGTCGCGATGTTTACCAGGGCGAGCACAGTCAAAGACCGTGCAAGCCATCACCGGCAAGTCAGAAACGTTCGTCGTCGAGACAGCGCGGTTCGAAGACGAGGGAGATACCATCTTCATTGAGGCGCTCGATGAGAATGGCCTCACACGGCTCGCACTTCCACCAAAGGTTGCTGCGCTCATTGCTTCCCAGCGTGACAGTTTGACGGCGCGCCGCCGCTCGAAGGCCGCACAGCGAATTGCCCAGGAGCGCAAGGACCGAGGTGAGCTACCAGGGTTCATGCGCAAGAAGAGTACTGAATAAAAGTACCGTTGCCTCCCCCCAAAAGCGCGGTATCATGGGCGCATGACAAACATTGAAGAAAAGGCGATGGTGTTTGCCACGCGAGCCCACAGAGGGCAGTTGAGAAAGTATACGAACGATCCGTACATTGTGCATCCACTGACGGTCGCGGAGATCGTACGCGCCGTTCCCAACCACACAGAAGAGATGATCGCCGCCGCGTGGCTGCACGATGTCAAGGAAGATTGCGGCGTTCAACTGCCGGAGATCGCGGTAGAGTTCGGCTGGCCGGTCGCCACCATGGTTGATGAACTCAGCGACGTCTCGACCCACTTCGATGGCAACAGGAAGGCACGGAAGGCCATCGATCTACGACACACAGCGAAGGCGTCTCCGCAGAGCAAGACGATCAAGCTGGCCGACCTCATCGACAACACATCGAGCATCGTGCAATTCGACCCGAAGTTTGCGAAGGTCTACCTGCCGGAGAAGCTGGCCCTTCTCGAAGTGCTCAAGGATGGCGATTCCGAACTCTGGAAACGAGCCTACAGGTTGGCGCGGAGAAACGTCTCCCACACCGCGATGTTCTCCAGCCGATAACGCCGCCTCTGCCTGGAGCCTGGGACGAACCCCACGGCGCGCACGTCCAGGCCGTAAGCTCGGCATCGAGTGACCGAGTCGGCTCCCTGGAAGTCACCGAGAATCTCTGCGATCTGCGTGGACACCACCGCATCGTTGCTTCTGAAAAGCTCGATGAGCACAGGAAGAGAACTCTCCACGGACTGCTTCATGCTTCCCTCAAAAAAAGGGCTGCGGGGATTGGCCCCGCAGCGAAGTTGATCGGTGTTGTTGTAATACTAGATCGACTCGCCAAGGTCTGCCAACTCCTTGTCGATCTGCGCGCGCTTCTCCTGAGCAGTCTTAAGGCTCTCGCGCTCTGACTTCAACTGACGAATACGCGTCGCACGACGGTCTTCCATACGTGAAGAAATCTCACGGGAAATGGTATTCAGGTTATCGGAAACGTACTCCGGAACCGTGACCTTCTGTGCCTCGAACTCGCTACGAAGCTGCTTACCGAATGCTGACAGTGCGACAAGCTCATCGATGTCAGACTCTACATTGAAGTTCTTGAAATCCTGAAGCATGGTCTTCCTCCTTTCCGCGATCCTCTGCTTCGAGAGATCGACAAAGATATTCTTCTTCGGAACCCTATTGCGGCTCGGGTTCTCATGCTTCTTGTTGTGGTAGTTCACTGCCATCACACACCTACCAGTTCCGTATCCTTCAGCACATCGCTGAGCGACTTCAACGGCGTCGCCATGATCTCGTCAACGAGGCTGTACTGGTTCGACCGCATCGTCTGCACAAGGTTCGGGATCGCATAATAGTCCGTCTTGCCGTCGCGAAGATCGAACGTCTGCATCTCGATACCCAGTGCATTCATGCGGTAGCTCAAGTTATCTGTACCGCCAGCGCAGTGGTAGAAGTAGACCGGCACGTCCTTATCCACGAACGTCGCATACTTCTTATACACATCCGGGAAGTGAGGTGCCCTATTCTCCTCGCCGTCCGACACGATGGCAATGCCGTCAACCGCGATCTTCTCCGCCAGCATCCGATTCAGACCGCAACCGATGGACGTCGCCGAGCCAGTCTTGATGTGCTTCGTCGCGGCGATGACCTGATCCAGCGAGCAACCGGTGACATCTACAGTCATCGGAGTTTCGTCGAAGAACACGAGATACACCTTGCCCTTCACGAACTGCGCCAGAGACGCCGCCACATGCTTACCGAACTCGATGCTCTTCTCCATGCTCGGGCTGCGATCCACCAGCACAAGCCAATCGCCAGCCGGACCGCCAGCCTTCGCGATCTGCTTCGCCTGCAAGCCGCGCAGCTTCTCCTTCAGGCCCTCATCCGTGACGCCCTCGACTGCCTGGGTCGTCTTGAGCGTGTTCTGCGTAGACGTTGCCGCCTTCTGAAGTGCCTGCTCAAGCGCACCACGCAAAGCTGGGTTGGTCTTGACGCCGAGCTTCTCCAACATCTTCATGCTGGTCGCTAACTCGGTTGCCGTCATTTGGCCGATGAGGGCCAACACAAGGTCCGGCTCCTTCGCCTTCGCACCAAGAGCACCCGCAGCGATCAAGAACGGCACCTTGAACCTGATGATTGCGCCCGCCGCCTCAACCGGAGACATGTCCTTGAGGTGTGCCACTGCTTCGAAGACAGAGCCCTTCGGCAAAGCCAGCTTGGTCACAACCACGGTACCGTCGATCTTCTCCTTCCACTGGCCGGAGATGACCGCAGCGACGCGGCGGTTACCAGGACCGGTACGTGAGAGCGCGTACAGCGCCTTGAGCACGCTGCGGTGCTGGATCGCGATGTGATCCCAGTTCCGTGACTCTTCCTTCTGCCGGAGATAGGCGCGAATCACGCGATCCATCTGCGACATCTTGCCCTTCGGACGAATCTCACGCACGAAATCGAAGGCGCGGCGCAACTCACGCGGGCCGAGCGCAGCCATGTGCGCGACGCTGTTGTCGAGTAATTCGAGATCACTCTCGAACGCGAGGCCGAGAACCGGCAACGCGACCTTGCTGTCACGAATCTGACCATGCCGCGCGTTCCAGGCGATCAAATGCTGGAAGAACTCGCCATCCTGCGCAATGGCCTGCTTGCCAACCTCGACATACTCGCCGAGCTTGCCGTGAGGAGACTTACTCAACTCGCTAAAAACCTTGGAGCGCGTTAAACCCTGCTTCTCCATAGTGTCACCGTCTCTTTCAGTTGTGGTAGTTATGGGAGTGTACGAGTTCTGAGATATTCGAGAAGGTCGATATAGCTGATCTTCTTCAACTGGCACCACGCCACCGCCGACATACCACCTTTGTCTTTGTTGCATTTTCGGCACGCAGACAGGTAGTTACTCGGATCATTCAAGCCGCCCATCTCCAACGGATTGAAGTGGTCAATGGTCAATTGAACCTTGCCCATCGGCAGACTACAGTACACACATTTACAGCCGTCAGCCATCCATACTTTCTGCTGGACGGCACCGGAAATGTCGTAGCGTAGCTTCCGATGGAAAATCTTCTCCATCGAGCCTTGGACAAGAATCTCAGGATCGTCCGATCTCTGGAGCCAGTCCGACCATTCTTCGGTGGTAAGAATTCGAACTGACGCTACAGTAGAAAGACCACGCGCGTTCGGCAATAAGAACACGGCTTGCGCGCCTTCGCCGCCGATCACGACACCTTCAATTTTGAGGATGGAGCCTACGTCGCCGTGGAGAGCGGGACGATGGCGCAATTCTAGCTGATAAAATCTTGAGTCACTCGCCATCGTCATCCCCCCGGATCGAACTTACGTGCTGTAGTCGATATGGCTTAGATTTTGCAGAGCCTTTCGGCCCGCGCCCCCCGTATATGAAGCCGGTATGGTGGTGGAAGGGGCCGGGGTTTCCCCCGGAACAAGATCATGTACCCATGTCAGTCAGCACGAACTTAATGCAGCGGCCAAGGAGGCAATTCGTAGCGGTAAAACCTGCTGTTGAGCTTCAGAGAGTCACTCGGCTCCGCTACACCCTTCTATTCCAGCCTCGGTAGGTCACCCCGCCGCTGCAAAACAAACTTGATCGCGGTACCTTCTATGGCTCTCGAAGAGTACCTGTTTGGGATCGCATCCTTCTAAAGCCTTCCCTCGGGCACCGCGAACTTGGCTGGGGAACTCGGTTACGAGCCGAGAGCCTTCTTGCGAAGGCGCAAAGACATGTATCCAAGTCAGTCGGCAGTAACGCCGTAGTCGATCTGGAACTTCTTCAGTTCCCCAGTAAAACTTGCTGGCGGGAGTTGCCTCGGCACCTTCCACTCCCGGATCGCCTCGCGGCTGTCGAGCCAGCTAAATTATTGGGGGCGGGTCTTGGATTCGAACCAAGATGCTCAGTTGATGAGACTTCGCTTTGCCATGTACCCGAATCTGTCAGCGTTTCCGCTGTAGTCGCTCCGGATTGTTTCATAACCCGCCCCAACTTACTGACCTGTAGTCGAAGTGCTATTCCCTTTCGGGAACGGAGTTGGAATTGAACCAACAACCTTCTGCTTAAGAGGCAGATGCTCTACCAAGTGAGCTATCCATGTAAGCACTTCAGTCAGGCCATTCTCAAACTTACTGGGCTGTAGTCGATCTGCTTGTGTTGCTAAGCGCTCTACCACTGAGCTAATCCCGCATAAAATTATGGGGCGGGATGAAGGATTCGAACCTCCGACCTCTGCCTTGGAAGGGCATGTAAGCAAATCAGTCAGCCCATACTTACTGGCTTGTAGTCGTTCCGCATTGCCTTTCGGCGTGTTCGTGTTCAAAGCGATCATGTATGCGAAACAGTCAAGCCATACTCAAAATTTCTCCGCTGTAGTCGTCTGGCAACCCCTTGCGGGGACACGGTCGGATTTGAACCGACTGCTTTTCATCCAAATTGAAATGTGGGACCAACCCACACATGTAAGCCAAACAGTCAGCGGAAACTCAAACTCAACTTCACAACCTTACCACAACCCTGTCATGCGCGCAATTTCTTTTTCTGCGCCGATCTATGGAGGGGCCGGAGGGAGTCGAACCCACGACCTGTTGATTCGTAGTCAACCGCTCTATCCGTCTGAGCTACGGCCCCGTGGTCGGGACTGTGGGATTCGAACCCACGACCACCTGTTCCCAAAACAGGAGCGCTACCTGACCGCGCCCAGTCCCGATACTCTAAGTCTTGGTCGGGGAGAGGGGATTCGAACCCCTGCATAGCCGAGCTACCTGCCCTTTGGTACGCGCCCAAGGATTCGAACCTCGGACCTCCGTCAGACTGCAACGGCGCTCTGACCACTGAGCTAGGCGCGTATGAAACATTCTTCTCACTCCACAGTTTATAGTTCTGCAAGACCGCGCGCTGTTCCTCATCGAGGGGCACGGTCACGACCGCTGTGAGACCAAGGTCATTGTCCGGCTCATAGAAAGCGGACGCATCGATGTGATGCAGCTTGAGCTTGGCAATGACTCTTTCGAGAGCTTTTTTGTTGGGGACGCCGATCAACACGAGGGACGGAACAAGATCATCCACACTCTGTGAAAGTGTGTAGGCCATCTCAAATGTCGCATGATTGGTCTGAATGATCTGCTGCGCCAAGGTCAGGTCTTGGCGGACGAACAAGAAGTAGTATGGATTCCCCTAATGCATGTGAGTATCTTTCACCTGTTCTAAAATTTTGTCAAGGGGAATTTTCTAAACACGCCCTCATGAATCACATCTAGCTGGTAGCAAGTGATACCTATTTGTCTCGCTTTCACTTTCATGATGAGGGTTCGGCTGTTGGAATCCCATTCTCCGACATCGATGCCGATGACGTACTTACTTGGAGGCGGGAGCGTGACCATGCCCGCACTCACCGGTTCCAATGCCGCGACAGCAGCCAAGGGCGCGAGAGCTTTCGCGCCAGCAAGACCAGCTATCGATCTGAGAAAGCCGCGCCGATTCACGACGACATCCCAATTCCTACTCTCACATCGGGCAGTTTGCGCAAATTCTCAGCAGCATTCACGGCCTGCGCAGCGTCCTCGTAGCGGAAGACAAGATCACGGGTATAAGTGCCCGAGAGCATACAGCCGGAGTCACACTTCACTGGGCCATCAGGCACGTAACCGGCAGCTACGAAGATCGCTTCATCGGTCGCACTCTTGATGCCGCCGTCGTACTCGACAATTACGTTGTGCATGAAGACTCCCGGAGAGATTGGTAGAGCGTGCGGGACTCGAACCCGCGTCTTAGCCTTGAAAGAGCCATGTCCTAGCCGCTAGACGAACACTCCACAACTTACTCTTCTTTGTTTAAGGCATCAAGCGCCTTCGACGGAGCCTGCTTGATCCTCAAACGGAATCTGCACCATGCCTCGAATGCGCTACCGGCCATCAGCATAATAAACTCGGCACCGATGCAGATGAACATCAAATCAATGAGGCCGTTAAAGAGCCATTTCTGGAAATAAGATACGTCCATGCTTCACCCCCGTGAACTTGGTAGGGAGTACGGGAATCGAACCCGTGTGGCAAGATTGAGAATCTTGCATCCTAGCCGCTAGATGAACTCCCCAAAAATCAGGCAGAACCAGTATATCCCGAACCTGCACTTGTAATCACAACGGAAGCAATCCGGCCATTCGCATTGAGGGTTACCTCGGTCCCAACCCGGCGAGCCTCCCAGGCACGAGCCGATCTCAGAAAGATATTCCGGATCAGAGCCGCTTTCCGCCGCCTCTGAATCCGCGCCAAGACCTTCTTGCGCTTGTGCTTCTTTTTGCGATTCTCGGGCATAAAAATCGAGGCCGGGTATTGCTTTGCATGGAACCCGGCGAACCACGGATAGCTGTTTTTAGGCAGCCATCGGCAACGCATTATCCTCAGCGTTTATTGGTCTGCATCCCTTTTGCGGGCGGTAGCAGGGTTCCCGGCACGAAGCTGGAGTTCATTGATCTCGTCGAAACCTTGACGCCCCCACCAAGAAACACTGATTGAGAAATGTCTAGCCTGTCCACGAAGCTTTTTGACCAGCTTCGCCCTCGTAGCGCCGGAATCGAACCGACGACGCAATTAGTGCTTCTTGGTGGAGGCGGCGGGAGTCGAACCCGCGTCCGAAATCAACTTCCTTCAGTGTTGACGTGCGTAACTCAAATACTGCTCTCCTTTTCTTGAAAATCATTGGACTTGAATATACACCGTCTTGTCTTCTGACGGGACGATTAAAAAGCTCCGGTCTGGTAAATCCGGAATCCCATGGATCAATCGCTGTCGTAGGGATTCGTGATGTACCCCATAATTCTTAGCTACCGACCGCATGGACTCACCAGACCTGATCCGCTCTCTCGCGATAGCAAGCTGGTCTTCTGAAAATCTCCTGGTCACCTCGCGTCTTCTGCGCCCACGCGCCGGGTCATACGAGGTAATCGCTTTATCTATCTGCGATTGGCGACGAATCGACATCAATGGCCTGAGCAACTGCATCATCTGCAATATCCTCAAGCCGCCAATGTTGACAACCCAGGAATCTTTCCACTGAGGCTTACGCTTTTTCTTTCGAACTTTGTGATACTTCGCGTTTAACAACCTTGCGATTCGCGCGATCACATCTTCATCTGTCATATTGCATGATATGCGTGGGCAATTTGGCTTAGAAGGAGGGCTACATAGAAATGACCCCTCCCCTTCAAGAATGCCAGCAAGCCAATGAAGATCATGCATCAAAATTATGGCGCGACCGACCGGGGTTGAACCGGCGACCTCTTGATCGACAATCAAGCGCTTTTCCATCTAAGCTACGGTCGCGTGTGCCCAAATAGGTTCAAGCTTTCGCCGCTCCAATATGCGTTCGCGGAAACGCCTAAGCGCTCCAGACCCTACTAGCATTACCCTTGGGCTTAATTGGTTGCGGGCGCACGCTCCGACCGTGCCGATGTGGTGGTTATGAGCCACCCGAGACGCCTTTTCTCCATGCCCGCGTTTCATAATGTACCACGGAATGGGAATGCGCGCAAATTACTCCAGCCCTGGACCCTGGGACAGATCGAGCGCTTCGCCTCCCGCGCGACGCTGAATGCCGTACTTGCTGAAATCGATGTGCCACGATGGCCATCCCTTCTCAATGCGCTCCAATGCTCCAGCCCATGCAGCTTCCATCGTGTCGTAGAACGTTTGGCTCGCACTCACGACAAGATAGCTACCGCCTTGGACGTTTGGCGGGATTTCTTCGCCGAGGATGACAAATCCAAGTTGTCCGATTTGCTTTGCATGGGCTTGTGGAAAGTCATTTGCTACTCGGTTTGCAGCCGCGATGGACAGCTTTTGTTTGACAAAGTCTGGATCACAAACGTGAGGATGCCACTCAGTGTTGGGATAGATGGAACCTTGAGGATTGGTGAACGCGGTGCCGCCCCACTCAGTACCCATTTTGACGATTAGGATACCGCAGTTCGGGCAATCGTGGGGACCGTAGTAGACGATCCTAGAGTTACGAAAGGTGATGGGTGACATAGATTTTCTCCTGCGTAAGTAGTTCCGCTTTCACGGAATGACAGGAGTCTAGCACAAAAGGAAAGACCCCGCCGAAGCGAGGCCGTTCCTTTGCCCAATAGGTTGTAGCTACCTAACCGGATCAGTCGTTTGTGTCGTTGTCCATCCCCATTTTCTGCCGGGTTGACCGACCCTTCTGCGAATCATTCTATCACGTATTTTCTACGTCTCAAGAATTTTCCCGATCTTTACGGCGGTCGGATGGTCGCCGATCTCCAGCGAGATCGAGGATGAATCCGTCATCGTCAGCGGACCTTCTTGAGCGAATGGTTCATAGACGGCGACATAGCAATTCGACGGCAGCGTGAGGATCACTGAGACATTCGGATTGGTGATGTCCGTGTTCGTCGTCAAGTTGTAGCAGCTAATCTCCTGCCACAAGAACAATAGCCATGTGCCGTCCGATTGTTGGAGTAGAAGGCTCGAAACAGATGCACCGCTTAACGTATAATTCAACGCGGTCAAGGCCGGACTCGTGTTGGTCGGAAGCAGTGTGAGCAAGTTTCTCACTGCTCGATATACTGGCTTCACGGTACCATCCCAGCGGATCATGCCCCAGGCATAGGTCGCATTCGTGAGAGTGGGATCGCTGCCTTCGTCCTGCAACTCGTAGAGATAAGTACGCACGATACCGCGTGAGAAGTTGTTGAGCAGCAAACGCAGTATGTACTTCGCGGCGGCGATCTCGGAGACTCCGGGCTGTCCACCTGTCTGGTGAATCGCGTTGTGATATCCACTCTCGGTTGCCATGATCGGCTTGGTTCCGTTAATGGCTTCGAGTTGTGTCGGCTGGGCTGGAGTGCTCGTAAAGCCGACCGTGGGCATGTTTCCAGCCGGGTAGTAGTGCCAGTTCCCGAAATCGCACTCCATTAGACCCGCCGCCGCAGCGCTTGAAGGATATGCCATCGAAGGAGCGATTACCGGCATCGCAATGCCCTGAGCCATGGTCTTGGCGAATCCATATAGCGGGGTCTGGTAGGCAGCGAGTACGGCTGGCCAGTTCGCTTCACCGCTCACGTCCATCTCGTTCGGGCCTTCGAGGCATTCGATGCTCATTCCGCTCTTCCAATAGAACTGGTTCAATAGGTCGGCGGTGAGTGTACCGAGGTCTGAGCGCGGATCGACGACCGCATCGAACGAGATGCCCTGCCTTGCGATGAGTGTCCAGGTTGTGAAGAGTGTGTTGTCGTAGTCGTCGTTCAACGTGTGAAGGCCATCTCGCACGTGGACCAGACCGAGGGCCTTGAGTTGTGTCGCTACGAGAAGAGCATTCCCATAATTCAGATTGAAGTAGTTTAAGTGTGTGTTGACGCCAACACTCTGGAAGAGCGCGGTAGAAGTGGAAAACGGAACCGGCATAGGTCACCTCCGATGCCGGTGATTATAGCTTATGGTGCGTCGGACAGGATTCGAACCTGCAATGTCATCAAAGATGATCCAGATTTACAGTCTGGTAGTGTCCACCGTCTCACCAGCCGACGCATCTCTTAATCTTGTTTTGTAATTCGCTTTATTCCTTGCTTTGCTTCTGCAAAACTTACATTCGGTCTGAAGGCCGCGTCGTTTATGTTTATTCTTCGTAAAATGTCCAACCGGAGCAAAATGTTCACCAAGACAGCACCATGCCATTCCCGGAGGATCAACTACTCGCAGGTGCGCCTGCGAGTCTAAGACTTTACGTTCTCGCAGTGTCTTTTCCAGATGACAACGATGGCACCGCACCCTACATTTTGCTAATTCAATTGTTCTTTTTCTTTCTCCCCAACTCCAGATCGCAGAACTGATTTTTGTTTTTGGATTGTTGTGATCTAGCTCAAGATTGTCCCATGATCTACAGTCAGTGCAAGGGCCATTTTCTACGAACCATTTCCGTCGTCTCTTCTTTACGACTTCTTCGTACCACCGCTTCTGCGCGGCGCGCTGTTTTTCAATATCTCTCGCCATATTGTCATTATAACAAAACTGGCGGATACTTAACGAACTAACTGGAGGAAGCGGCGAGATTCCAACTCGCGGTGCCGATCTCTCGGACACTCCCGTTTTCAAAACGGGTGGTTTAACGCACTCACCCACGCTTCCAAACTTGGCGGTAGCGACAGGAGTTCAACCTGCAAAGGCTTTCACCTTGTCCCGTTTCGAGCGGGGTGGGCCTAGCAATGCCCAACGCTACCGTGGCGGGAAGCAGACCACTCGAAGGCCACTCCTTGCGGAGCCATTCGGTTTCCAACCGATGCCGCAGACCTCTGCGGTTTACTTCCCTAATTGGCGGAGAGCCGAGAACACGATTCCCAAACCCGAAGGTTCCATCTGTTTAGCAAACAGCGCCGTCAGCCTCAACGGTTGACTCTCCATACAACTGGTGCTCCCGGTCGGATTCGAACCGACACTGTCTTCGTTTTGAATGAAGCGCCTCCTGCCGATTGGGCTACGAGAGCATTGGTGCCTGCGAGGGGATTCGAACCCATACTGTTCTGATCCTAAGTCAGACGCCTCCTGCCAAATTGGGCTACGCAGGCACATAAAACTGGTACACGGGGTGAGATTTGAACTCACACTGCCACGCCCCTCAAGCGTGTGCCTCCTGCCGTTTGGGCTACCCGTGCATGGTACTCCGGATGGGATTTGAACCCACACTAACACGGACCTGAACCGTGTGCCTCCTGCCGTTTGGGCTACCCGTGCATGGTACTCCGGATGGGATTTGAACCCACACTAACACGGACCTGAACCGTGTGCCTCCTGCCGTTGGGCTACCGGAGCAAATTAAATTTGGACAGCCGAGGGAGAATCGAACTCCCGCATGATCTGATCTGCAATCAGACGCCTTACCGTCTTGGCTATCGGCTGTTGGTACCCGTCGAGGGATTCCAACCCCCATCCAAGCCGTCTTAAGCGACTCCGCTCTTGCAATTGGCGTACACGGGCACAAACTAAAAACCCCCCGAATCATCGGAGGGCTGGAAACTTTCGACCGTGCTCAGTCGCTAGTCAACCCAACCCTCAGAAGAGGAGAGATACAGGCACGAACTGAGTGACAAGGTCTTCACGAAAATGATGCTCTCACAAATCTATTTTGCTGTCAACGCCAATTTTCTGCGCTCCAGCCATTGCTCAAGAGTCAAGCCGCCTGGATGGTCCGGATCGTAATGCATCCATACAGTCCATCCTCCTTTGGCTTTTTCGGGAAATGGGTGGCACGGGCATTCCGGCGAGAGTATATGCAGACATGACGGAACACGCTGTCCATCTATCTCGATCAAAGGAACCACGTGATTACATCCGGTGCCGTCGTCATCCTCACTGCGAACAACGCCCCAATGTTGCATCACTGCACCTGTGGCACTCTCGTCCTTGAATTCGGCGGCGGCGGCGGCGGACCCGGAATTTCATGCACATGCACATCGTGGCCCGCGTAGCGAAGATCGCCGAGCTTGCGTTTACATGCCTGCCCCTCGTCTGCGCCGCAGCAAGGGCACCAGAGGGATAACCGATTGGGTACGTACCGGGAGTGTTCATCCATTTTGTTTTTTCGCCTTCGTCAGTTCATCGAGTGCCTGCACCAAATCTTCCATCGAGACCGGCTCAGAATCTTCGGCAAGATAGGCGTCGATCTCTGTCTCTGCTTCCTCGCCGGAACAGTTGACGACGTGACCTTCAAGCGCGCTCTGTCCCACAAAGAAAACACTGCACGTGTTGTCGTCGATATCCTTGATTGCCGTGACATACTGTGCAGCGATTCGGAAGCCTTTGACCAAGTGCAGCATGATGCCAATCTACACCCAGCGGTCACGGTCGGCAATGATTTTGGTGATACCATGGCTCCGATGCCGCAAGAATCAAAAGCTGAAAGAGAAGCGTGGACCGCACTTGTCGAAGGCCGCGCGCCCAAGAAAGAACCGAAGTACCACAATGAACGTAAGGGCAAATACGCCTCTGGCTACGAGGCCGAGGTCGCGGCCAAGCTCTGGACACTTCTCGAAGCTGGCAAGATCGAGGGGCTCCGCGAGCAAGTTCCCTTCGAGCTTGTGCCGCGTCGCGGCAAGATGGGGCCGGTGATCTACGTCGCTGATTTCACGTTTTACGAGGACGGGAAGTGGCGCGTCTGCGACGCAAAAGGTTTCGCGCACAATCGGGTTTACATGCTCAAAAAACGGATGATGTACCTCGTCCACGAGATCGAGATTGAGGAACTGTAATTTCTCCTTGCGTTCGCCGATACTCTGCGCTAGTCTCTTCTGCATGGCCGCAATTAAACCACTTCTCATTATTTCAGATGCAGTCTCGGCCCCTACAGGGCTCGCCCGGATCACCCGCGATCTCTCAACACGTATTCACCAGAATCTCAAGGATGTTTACCGTGTCGCCACGTTTGGGTACGGCGCGCCCGGATCATGCAGGTTCGGTTTTACACAATACGCTGCGAATGACGTTGACAACTTCGTTTTGGGTCAGTTGCCCGAGGTGTGGCATGACTTCGCCGGACAGGAGCAAGGGGTCGTGCTGTGCATTTGGGACCCGAGCCGCCTCGGCTGGCTCTCCACACCACATACGAGTGACTTCCTCAAAGATTTGAAGTATCAGGCTCTCCGGGTCTGGCTCGAACGCGCTCCTTTTAAGAAATGGATTTACGCCCCCGTAGATGCGGAAGGACCGAATAACCGGCTTACTTTTTCGATCATGAAGTCGCTGTTTGGATTCGACCGCATTCTTGCCTATAGCGCGTGGGGAGCGGGAGTGATCGAACGCACGATGAGTACAGGCGAGGCACGCAGTCGCAACCTCACTTCACTACCTCACGGAATCGATGGAGGCGTGTTCTCTCCATCTCCGGATCGTTCTCTGGCACGCTCTGTGTTTAACAGCATCACGGGAGCGACATCGATCATTACGAAATACAAAGAGATCGAGGCAGACGAGGTGCTCGTCGGCATCGTCGCAACCAACCAAGCACGCAAGGATTGGGCACTCGGTATCGAGACCGCCGCGATACTGTCAAAAGAGATGAAGGTGCGGTTGTGGATTCACACGGACGCCCTAGCGCGCAACTGGGATATTCTCGGCCTTCTTATCGATCATGGGATGCTCGGAGAGCAGACTGTCTTGTCGAGCGGGTACATCGCGGATGAACAAATGGCCGAGGCTTATTCTGCTTGCGATGTCACTTTGGGTATCGGACCGGAAGGTTTTGGCTATCCGATTTTCGAATCGATCTTCTGCGGAACTCCATGCGTCCACGGTAACTACGGCGGCGCTCCAGAACTCCTGACACCTGAGCTTTTAGTGACACCCATCGCCTTCCATAAAGAGGGACCTTATTCATCGAAGCGGCCCGTCTATGCTCCGGAGGATTTCGCCGCCGCAGTTAGAGGCGTAATCGGGAAGCGCGCCAGTCATAACGCTCAACTCGATTGGAAGCACCTATGGCCGCGTTGGGAAGCGTGGTTCCGGCAGGCTGCCGGTGATCTGGAGGAAGCGTGAATAGGATTGTAGTACCAGACGAGATGCTGCACGCAGCAACGCAGGCCGACACCACGTTTTGCGGCAAAGTTGCATTCCCTCCCCGTGTGCTTGCCATCGTCGGAGCTGTCCTACGTTACCAGTCTGAGCACGTTCCGCTTCCGCGAGACGAGCAAGAGTTAAATCAGTTACCCTTGCAACGCCATGAAGCGATCCGCGAATGGGTGGCGCACATGTACGATGCACCCGAGCCTGAGCCATTTAAGGAGATCGAAGATTTACTTCAATGCGCTGCTGGAACGCATCGCGTCTCTGACTATCAAGATTATGTCATGGAAGCTTTCCGCCGTGGTCAAAAGTATCTATTCCTGAAGCCAGGGCAAACGAACCCTCTCGAATCCGTCATCTTCGAAGAGAGCGAACATCCAACCATCGGCAGAATCAATCAAGCGGTCATGCAAGCTTATCGCATCGGCCTGGAGCTTGGAGAGTCCGGAGAGTGATTCTGATCGATATTCTCGATGGAAGTCCCGGACCGAAGCGCGGGGACATCGTACAAACCAATGTAGGAAATCGCAAGGAGAGGACATGGTTGGTCCTGAAGTCGAGAAAGATTTCCCGCAAAGCGTCCACTTCTTATCCGCGCTATCAGGTGTGGATGGCCCGCTGGTGGCACTTGGAGACGGAATTGCGGCTCGCTCTTTATCGGAGCGCCGAGAGGAACGGGGGACAGCAAGTCATTTCCTTCAAACGCTACCCGGCAAAAAGGCGGAGAGGGTTTGAAGATTATATGAAGGGCCAGTGACTCCGGGAGGGAATATGGCAAAGACGAAAATTGAATGGGCATCCGATGTCTGGAATCCGATCAGAGGTTGTTCTCGCGTCAGTGAAGGATGCCGTCATTGCTACGCTGAGCGCATGGCTGCCCGGTTCTCTCAGCCAGGAATGTGGGGAGAAGGGCTCGCCGTCATCAAGAATGGGGTTGCTCACTGGACCGGCAAAATCACCTTCGACAAAGACAAACTCCTCGAACCTTTGCACTGGAAGCGTCCGCGACGTGTTTTCGTCAACTCTATCAGCGATCTCTTCCATGAGAACGTAGAAGATGGGTGGGTTGATAAGATTTTCTCGATAATGGCACTGTCATGGCGGCATCAGTTTCTGATTCTCACCAAACGTCCCGAGCGGATGCGCGATTATATGAAGCGGATGCATAACGATCCCGGGGAATTTATCGCGTCGGCTCTTCTTGATATGCATATAGACGACGACTATAGCTGTCATGTCGCCAATTACATCAATGGATGGTCCCGCTGGCGAGAGATGCCCGAAGATGGTAATCCTTTAAACGGCGCTGTGAGACGCTGGCCTCTTCCTAATGTTTGGCTCGGCACCAGCGTGGAGGATCAAAAGACAGCCGATTTACGAATTCCCTTTCTTCTCCAAACACCAGCAGCGATTCGCTTCATCAGCGCCGAGCCACTTCTAGGATCGGTCGATCTAACAACAATTCCCAATGCTCCCGGACTGGCGGAAGGGCAGCACTACCTTAATGCGCTCAAAGGATATGCCTGGGAGACTCATGGTGCAGATTACTACGACGTCTGCAATATTGACGGACGGCTGCACTGGGTGATCGTCGGGGGCGAGAGCGGACCCGGCGCGCGTCCGATGAATCCAGACTGGGCAAGACTACTACGGAATCAGTGTTTGGCGGCAAATGTTCCCTACTTCTTCAAACAGTGGGGAGAGTATGGCCCCTGCGAGAACGGTGAAGTGACTCCAAATCCCGAGGATTGGGATAATCAACCGCACGCGCACACGTTCCCTGACGAAACAAGACCGCGATCTGGCTGGGAAACTGTCTACCGTGTCGGCAAGAAGTCTACCGGCCATATCCTCGACAGCAAGGTTTGGCAGCAGTATCCAGAGGTCGTCCATGAAAGTCATCTGTAAATACTGTCTTCGCAAGATCGACAAGCGGGGGATGAATGCCCACATGCATTTCAAGCATTTGGGCCAATACCTGACCGAGTTTCGCCTCAATCCGATGATCTGCTTCTTTGCCGACAGATGGCCTCCACGCTTCCAGCACAAGCAACTTCCCGCCTCGTGCGATCCGGAGGTTGGACGATGAAAGGTCGTCCTATCATCTTCACCGACCATTCCGTCGAGGGCATTCTTGCTGGGCGCAAAACGCAGACGCGGCGCGTCATAAAACCGCAGCCCAGCGACGAATGGCATCCGGAAGTATGCCAATACGCACCCACGCGTGTGAATCGGCAAGGCGAAGAATATCCAGGCGAGGAAGTATTTGGTGCGGCAGACGAAGATGAGGGGCGCGTGAGTTCCTATGGACGGCCCGGTGACCGGCTTTGGGTGCGCGAGGCTTGGCGGACATTCGAAGACTCAACCATGCTCGATGGTGTTCTATTCCGCACAGACAAAGAGTTTGTCCCAATCGAGAATTGTCCACGCGCCGCAGATTTATGGGTAGTCGCTCACAATAACGGGATTCACGGAACGAAGTGGCGCTCTCCAATGTTCATGCCACGCTGGGCCAGCCGGATCAAGCTGGAAGTCACGGAGATTCGCGTACAGCGAGTGCAGGATATCAGCGAGGAAGATGCCAGAGCGGAAGGCGTGCAGCCTAGTTCGATGACCGAGGAAGATATCGCCGACATGCAGATCAGCGATTACAGCCCACAATTGAAGAAACTTTCGCAATTACTCGGTCCTGGTAGCTTTTCTCACAAATTCACGTATCAGACGCTTTGGGATGAGATCAACAGCAAACGCGGGAAAGGTGAGTTCGCGTGGAAGAAGAACCCGTGGGTATGGGCGATCACATTTAGAAGGCTGGAGAGTTATTCATGAAAATTGAAGTTAAAGAAGAAGCCAAACTTCGTTGGCCGGATGGATGGCCGCGCACGCTTGTTACTGCGTGGAAGGCCAATTCCTCCTGGAGGAAATCAAAGTCTGAATACCAGACTTCGCTCATCAAAGAGCTACAACTTTTGGGAGCAGTCTCCGTCCTCATCACGACATCCGAGAACGAGCGCACCGATCCAGGCGTGGCCGTCTGGTTCTCCATGGAGAAGTCGAAAGAGGACTGGCAAGGGACGCTCGGGCTCGAAAGTCCTGCCCCGACATTCGCCGAGATCGACAGCGCCTTTCGGGAAAAGGCGAAAGAGGTCCATCCCGACCGCACAGACGGCAAAGGAGACGTTGCCGTCTATCAGAAATTGGTTGCGGCACGCACTGCGGCGAAAGAATGGATTCGCGGGACACACGATAAGCAACACGACTTCGTCATGGCCCTCGATCTTTTCAAGGAGACGCGGCACAATATCCACGGGATCAAGCTTGCGATTGCGAGTCTCCGATCTCTGAAGCGGCTGGGAATGCCGTCCATCCTCGAACGTACACTCAATAAAGCATTCAAAGCATCGTTGGAAGCCACGACGGGAGGCGCAAATGGAGAACCCACCCAAAGCCAGAAATCGGGATGATTTGGGACTCGGACTGATCCAAGTACGAACATTCAGCACTGCTTCGGTCTTAGTTGACGTTATGTTTACAAAAGATCAGGTTATCAATTTAGCCAAGTTGGCAGAGGACCGCTCTCTTGTTCGATACGATGAGCCGTGGAGGCAGCTATGAGCTTGTTGCACAGTCCAACAATCCTTCCCCCACCGCATAACCGCATCGCCGAACTCACGCGGGAGAATGACGCGCTCAAGGCGGAAATCAGAGAATTGAAGTTCAAGCTTCAGCGCGCCGACGAGAGCTTGATGGCTGTCGAGAATGGTGCCTCGCGTGTCCGCACGGTTCTCACTCCTCTCTATCAAGCGCTCCAGCAACTATTCGGTGACTTCGAAGTGATGGGTGTTGGGGAAGGTGCGCAAGCGGAGGCCGATCCGCGCAAGAGCCAAGCCTGGGAGAACTGGAAGGCTCGTCTCGGTACCATGCCCGGTCGCTTTATCGACGCTCTCCTCGTCCACGGTGCAATGACTCAGACGCAGCTTCGCATCGCTGTAGGTTGCAATAGAAGTTCGGTCGCACCAACAGTCTGCCGTCTCAATAAGGCTGGGCTAATCGACAAAGAAAGCGGCAAGGGCGGTAAGATCAAGCTCAAAACTTTATAGTGCAGAGATCATGATCGGAATAAGTCTCAACTCACCCACGACGTTACGGAAGCTGCCCGTCAATGGCTCGACAATCATGGCTTTAAGCCGGTCGAGACGGAAGTGGGGATGCCGTGGACAGCCGTCAATGAAACCGGGTGGATCGCCGACATCGCGGGCGTCATCGTCCCAACGCAGACCGAATTGATTGAGATGAAGATGATCCCCCGTCCTCCACGCTGGAACCATGGCGGGAACAACGACGGGTACGAGGTAAAACATGCTGCCTGGAAGGCACTTTATGAGCCGATCAATCGACTCATGACATGCTTGGTTGAAGTCAAGGCGACACGGTCGGATTTTCGAGGCGACCGAAAGTGGAAGCTGACTCCGCCTGTCGATCTTGCGTATCTCGCAATACCTCCAGGAATCGTCAAAAAGGAGGAATGGCCCGAAGGGTGGGGCATCTTGGAACTGCGTGGCGATACGGTTGCACAGATACGCATACCGACAGTTCGTGCGGCAACGCTTCAGCAGCATTTCTCGTTCATCTATCAACTTGCGCTTTGCTGCGACCATCGAGTCCGGCGTGCGGTTATGCGTGAAGAGCAAAAACTGACCAGGATTAACGATGCGGAGCGAATCTTGATCTCTCGCATCGACAAGATAGTTTCTGCGGTCCACGACATCGCTGCTGGACACGTTTGGTGGTCCGAGAAGCCTCTAACTTCGGTCGAGCAAGTTCTGACATATCACGGCATAAAAAACGTGCGAGCGGCGCAGCTTGAGCAACTTGCCACATTGTTTAAAATTGCCGCGCGAAAGGATTCCTAAGATGAACATCACGAAGCGGCAAGCAGATATTCTGCGGTTCATCGACGACTTCACAAATAAGAATGGATACTCTCCCACCTATGAAGAGATCGGGGCGGGCGCGAAGCTCCGCTCTCTGGCTTCGGTCCATAAACATGTGACGAACTTGATGAGACGCGGACGTCTGTCGCGAGAGCCTGGGCGGAGGCGCGGGATCACCGTTGTGCCGGAAGGAAAGCTGGAACGCTTTCGGTTGGATAGTCCGGAACGCATCTATGATACATTTCTCGATTGCTATTAGGTGAAGGAGATTAGGCCATGATACCCTGGAGGTGTCAGGTGTTGGAAGCACCCGGCTCACGCCTCATCGTTCGGAGGAACGACGTGACACCCCCCAATAAAATCCTAACACTTGGAACCTTCTACACGTACCTTTGGCTGCGCGAGGATGGAACGCCGTTCTACGTTGGGAAGGGAAAATGGAAGGCACAACAGCAACGCGCTTTTAGGAATGGTGCTCCGTCACCGGACAGGATCATTATCGAAGCACATCCATCGGAAGACGACGCGCTTTTCGCAGAAGTGTTTCTCATCTCTTACTACGGACGCAAAGACAACGGCACTGGCTGTCTCAGAAATCGCACGAACGGCGGAGAGGGTCTTTCGGGTACAGCATTTACAAAACAGCACCGAGAGCGAATAGCACATTCACTTAGCGTCAGCAAAAAAGGTAAACCAATTCCACATTACGATCCAGTCGAACACGGCAAGAAGATAAACGGCCCAAAGAATTTCTGGTATGGCAAAAAGAGGACTTTCAATGCAGAATGGTGCAAGCGTTTAAGCTTGGGAAAAATTGGACATGTTAAGGCCGAAGAGACCAAACGCAAGATTGGTGCTGGAATAAAAAAGCATTCCCAAGAACATCCGCGTACCCACTGTCGGCGCGGTCATTCATACGAAGGATTAAATCTTAAAATCAACAAATCTGGCTACAAAATCTGTTTGACGTGCAGCCGCGAAACAAACAGAATCGCTTCCCAAAAGAGGCGGGATCGCAAGAAAGCGAGGGCAGAATGCCATTTTTCGGAATAATCACTCCGACTATCCAAAGGGAAAGTCTGCTTAAAACTTGCCGGTCAATTGAGACTCAATCTTTTTCTGGATGGCAGCATGTCGTTGTAGTGGACTGTGAAGAATACAACGCTGATCTCATAAAAACTATCGAGCATCCGCAGCGCATAATTTACAAATGTGACCACCCGCACCGCAACGGCGGAAACACTTGCCGCCACCAAGCTTGGAACTATGTCACGAGCGACTACTTAATTATGTGCGATGACGACAATTTTTTAGCCGATGATGACGTGCTCGAATCGATCAGAAAGGTTTTGCTTTGGAAGCGTCTGCCATTGGTCGCGTTCTTCCCGATCTTGCGCCTCGGCAGCATCTTTATGCCGGAAGGCAGACCGAGAATTTGCCACGTCGATACCGCTAACCTTGTGGTCGCGCGAGCGGTTGGCCAGTGGCCTGACATCGAGGAGTATACCAGCGATGGAATTTTCATTGAAGAACTTGTAAAGAAATACGAGTATGCCACATTCCCGAACGTCAATCCTATCGTCGTTGTCCCGGTTATTAGCGGTGGAAGATGAACCTGTTGGAGCGGTTGGAAGGGATACTGAAAAATGTGTCTTATAAGCCGGGTTGGACGATCACGGTCGCCCCCTTCCGGATCGGCATGAATGGCCCCTTCTTTTATGCTTCCTGCAACTTGATGGTTATGTGGACCGCGAAAGACGTGGAGCGTCCTGGAGAAGATGTGTCTCTTTGTCTGGTTAAGCCTGTACATGGATTCCAGATCGAGAGGCTGTCTGATGAAGAGATTGTTGACCAATACGTCCGGAGCTTAATAAGGGAAGCTGAGCTTCACGAGCTTGATGAGTGGCTTAAGTACAACAACGTATGCGTCCACGAGCCGCACCCAAAGGAGAGGGAATGAATCCAGTCGTTATCGTGACCCACAATTGTCTTGACTTGACGAAGCTTTGCATCGGATCACTACGCTCGCAAGATATCCCTACCAGGATCACAGTGTTTGACAACGATTCGACAGACGGTACGGCAGAATGGCTAAAGGATGTGTATCCAGAAGTATTTTCGATACAGAGTTATCGGAACTCCGGAGTTAGCCATGCGTGGAATCAGTGCCTCAATTTGGCTTTCGGACTCGACAAGGCCGACCACGTGCTCGTAGTCAATAACGACACCGTATTCCCACCATGGTTCTACGAGAGACTTCTCAGCTACGACATTCCTTTCGCCACTGGAGTGAGCGTCGGATCGATGGCGGAGATTCAGACCAAGCCGCCCGTATCGGAGCCCATCGAAGCTCCGGACTTCAGCGCGTTCTTGATTACTAAGAACGTGTGGGAGACTGTTGGCTCTTTCGACGAAAAGATGGTAATGTACGTCCAAGACCTGGACTACCACATTCGCGCATATCGCGCCGGAATTCATCTCTGGAATACGCAGACGCCTTTCTACCACGCCCGAAGCTCGACCTTGGCGCAGTGTGATCCTCGCGAGCGGCGGCTGATTGAGATGCGCGCAGACGCGGATCGGGCAGTGTTTGCCACAAAGTGGGGATGCGCGGCTTGCAGTAAGGACTACGAAGCTATGTTCACGCAAGAGATGTTTGGAGTCGATAAAAAGTCATGAACGATCTGATTGTGGTAGCCGGAGCTACGCATCGTGCTGGGTTCATCGATGAGTATGAGCAGCAACTCGCGGCTGCTGGAATTGAGTTTTATCTAGCGCCACTACAAAATCTCGCTTCGGGAGCCAATAGTATCTCGATGCTAAGGCGAATCGCTTACATGCGCGAAGTGGCAACTAAATTTAGCAGCTACGAAAGAATCGTTATGACCGATGCATGGGATGTATTGTTTTATGGCACTAAAGAAGAAGTTTTTCGCAAAGTGCCAGAAGCGTTGATCGTTTCTGCCGAGCGCAATTGCTATCCAGAACCTGATATTGCGCTGCGATTCACTAGCAGCAGTCCATGGCGTTACGCCAATAATGGCATGGTCGCTGGATCACCCCGATCCATCATCGAATGGTTGAAGTGGGCTGAACAGATGCCAGACCTGGGATTACTAGATCAGGCGTGGTTTAATCGTCGCGCCGCCGAAAATCAGCGTGAAATGCTTCTCGATGAAACTACTGATTTGTTCTATGTTGTATCTTCAACCCTCGAAGACGGGTCATTGCAAATGAAGGCACGGGTACCGTGGAATCAACGTTTTGGCACGTCACCGAATTTTTTCCACTTCTCTGGCGGATGTTCAACTGATAATTTTCGCAGAATGATTGCCGGTGCAGTCAATAATGAGATAAAAATAGAACGCGCCTCATCTATCAAAGGATGGATGAATATTGTCGAGTTACAATATCTCGCTGAATCCGCAAACAAATCTACTGATATTTGTGAAGTAGGATCGTGGCTTGGACGCTCTTCGTGCGCAATAGCAGAAAACACATCAGGACATTTAACATGTATCGATACTTGGCTTGGAACTGAGGAACAAGAAATTAACGGTGAGGAGATCGGTAAAGACGTGTTACCTAAATTTCTGATTAACCTCTCCCATCTAGATAACGTCACCGCAATCAAGACCAAATCTCTTGACGCAGCAGAAAGATTTTCAGCGGAAGGCAGATCATTCGATATGATCTTTCTTGATGCCAAGCACGATTACGCCAGCGTAAGCGAGGATATCCGTGCTTGGATACCGCTGTTGCGTAGCGGCGGCATATTTTGTGGCCATGATTATCATAGAAATTGGCCGGGGGTGATGCGGGCAGTGCAAGAGCAAATACAAACTTTCCGGGTCGTCGATACGATCTGGACGACAGAAATCGCAAAACACGAGTAGGAGAAGTATGAAATGAAAAAAGTGACGCTCACGCTCAGCTTCGTCTTGATGATCGTTCTCGGAATGACCATCAAGAACCGCTATGTCCATGCAGATGTTTACAGCCCACCGTTGCTTGACGCAGAAGTGTTCGCCACCGGGGGGAACGGATTCGGCAGCGGAAACTCAATCGCCAGACGATTCAGCACCGTTCAAGTTAGTGTTGGAACAGCGATTACT